CCGTGTCGCTGACGAACTCGGGGGCGATTCGATTCTGCGACAACCGCGTGCTCTTCGGAGACATGGCGGAGTTCGTTGTGACGTTTGCCGGGGAGAGCGCGAACCCCATCGAGGTCTCGCGCAATGTCCACGGCGCCGCCGGCACCGCAGGTGGGAACGCTCCGCTTCGATTCTTCTTCGACGCGCCTGCGCCGAGTCCGGGGCAGGGGATCTTCCCAGGCCCGGTGATCGAGGGCAATTCGATCCGCATGAGCCTGGGGTCGTACGTTGGAACGGCGCCGCAGTCGATCGTTCGGATCGAGGCGCTGAGCGGAAACAACCGTGCCCTTCGTGACATCAACGTGTCCGACAACGTGTTCGTGGGATCCACGAACAGCGAGTCCGGCGTCGTGATTGCGAACAACGCCTCGCCAGGTGCGGCCTCGGTGATCGCGGGCGTCGTCGTGACCGGAAACAACATCAGCGTGAACGCCGCAAACGCAGCGGTCGAGGTCCGACAGGGGAACGCGGGGTACTTGGGTGTCGAGGCGATTCGGTTCGTTTCGATCTCAGGCAACTCGATGTCCGGAGCCATCGACGCCGTTCTTTTGGTGAAGCTGGCCGCCCCCGGCCAGGGCTTGATTCAGAAGGTTGCGATCACTGGCAACTCGGGCGACTCATCCAGCGGCAACACGGTGTCGTCGAACTCCTCCGACATCACGGATGCCACGATCGTCGGCAACGCGTTCGCAGGGTTCGCGGTCTCAGATCCGTCGGGCACCTTCGAGGTCGCGCACAACGTCTGAGCGCGTGCCGCGCACAAAACAAAGAGGCCGCCTTCGGGCGGCCTTTTTGTTATGACTCATCCCCCTGCGCAGGGGCACGACGATAGAATAGTTGGGCGGTGCCCTCGAATACGCATCCAGGGTCCGGTTCGTGACCAGAGGGTGGAGAATCCATGGGCCCACCGTAGAAGGTGGCGCTGGGGCACGGATCTTCGACCTCACCCGCCACGACTCGCTCCACCAAGTCGTAGACCTCTCGGAACCTCAAGCGGTAGCGAGGCCATGCGCGACGCAAGTGATTGGGCCACGCCGAGGGAGCCTCACCCGTTCGCGAAAGTTCGCTCAACCACTGTCGCCGACGCACCGTTCGAGACGGCGGGGCCGCAAAGCTTCCGGTTGCTGTCGAAGCCAGGACGACCCCTCCTTGGGGCGCGACATGGCGCACCGGCACCCGTGCCCGTGGCGCTCGTACAGCAGCCGAATACGCACGGACCATCGTGCTGAGCGAGACTCCAGTGAGCTTCGCACGCTTCGCATGGATCCACGTCATCGCCACACATGCCGCATCCGGCGCACTCCAGCCGACCTCGCCAATGCAGGACCTCGCCTGCCAGAGCACCGCGTCGTCTCCACGACGAAGGTTGAGGATCGTCCGCTCTTGGGCGACCGAAGGAAGCGTTGCCGCAACCATCAGCATCACCGCGAATGTACAAGAGGTTTTGAGCATGCGGGCGACTATATCGTTCGACAGACCTCGGTCAAGCAGAAGATGGCAGGGGGCTTGGCGGTGAGGGGATGGTCTCGTACGATCGAGGGATGTCTGCTCATCCGCCTCTTCCCGCCGATTCCGCGCGACTTCTGTCTGACATGGGCATGAGACGAGGTCGCCGAACAGGCGAACCAACGTTTCATGCCGGGATGGATCTCGGACACCCCGACGGCCTCGGCACCCCAGTCTTCGCGGTTCAGGGAGGCACCGTCGAACGCGTGCTCAGCGACTCATCGAGCGCCCGTGGATTTGGGGGGTACGGGAACGGCGTGATCATCAATCACGGGGACGGCACGTGGGCGCTCTACGCACACCTTCAGCAGGCTCAGGTGGCGGCAGGGCAAGCGGTGCAGGCGGGGCAGCAAATCGGAACGATGGGCGCCACGTCGAACCGGAAGTTTCCGGGGATGGGGGTGCATCTGCATCTGGAGGTGAGGCGCGCGAGACCGGATGGGCGATCGCCGTTTCCGGGACCGTATCGCACCTACAACCTCGATCCGCGCCCGTGGCTCGCGCAGAAGGGGTTGCAGTTCGGCGACAGAGGAACGTTCCAAATCCTTCCGGGGACCGCGATGGCGTCGTCTGGCGGAGCGCTGCCGGCGAACGCGGGTACCGCGAGCGCGAAGGGCGGCGGTCCGATTGGCAGCCTGATGGGCTGCGGCTGTGGCAGCTACGTCAGTGTGCCTGCCCTGGGTCAGGTCGACGACAACGCTGCGTACGAGCCTCCTGCGAGATTCGATCGAGATGTCTACCTCGGCCTGAGCCCCATCGAGTGGGCGACCGCTGGGGCCGGACTGCTCGTCGCAGCGGGCGCGGGCGTCGCTGCGCTTGTTCGCCGTCGCCGTCGCTGATTGTCTGACAGCTCGCGCCGCGGTAGACTGGACAGATGGACAAGCGGCTCAGCAACTGGTCGGACTCGGCAAAGAACCACGTGCGCGACGGCACCGGCGAGGACCTGACGCACGGGCTGGGCACCGAGGACGAGGTCGGTACGCAGGTCACGAAGAGCGGGCCGATCATGCTGTGCGACTGCACCAAGTGCGGACGCCAGGTGAAGAGTGTCTTCACGTGGCCTGAAGTCTGTTGCTACTACCTCGGGCGTTTCGAGGAGCCGCTCGTGAAGGATCGTGCAAGGCCGAGCAAGCAGGGCGTCATCGCACGAGTCTCCTGCAACGGCAGCGGCTCGGTCCACGACTTCGTCGTGTGCGTGGAGTGGGAGACGGTGCGCCAGTGGATCGACGCAGGGATCAGGTCGAGGCTCGTGAATCCGGAGATTCTTCGCGCGCCTCGTCAGTGAGAGGCCAGCGGCCTCCCAGCTCTCTCAGCCTCGCTTCGGCGACCAAAAAGTACCCCTCGATCGTACCTTTGCAGCGAGCGATCGGAGCGATCTCCGCAACCGTGCGCCCATGCGCCACGGCAGCCACGTGAAGCTGCTCGATCCGCGCCAGGTAGGCGATGAACAACGCAACGTCTCCGTGTCGCATCGCCGCATGCAGGTCGTGCGCGTCGACGTCGAAGAAGCGCGCCGCAATGCGTGAGGCGAACGGCGGCAGCCCGGACAGCAGTCTCGGGCTGTTGACGAAGCTCTGAATCTTTTGCCACTGCCGGTCGAGCTTCGCCGCGCTGTTTGACCCTCGACCCATCACCGACGCAGGCTCGTGGCGAGCAGGTACTGCTCGAACATCGGGTTCGAGAGCGCGTCGGCGCGCTTGTGTTGGATCAGCTTCACGACGTCGCGCGCCGGCATGTTGTAGGCGTAGCGCAGCACGAGCCCGTTCATCAGACCCGAACGGTTGCGTCCCTGAGCGCAGGTCACGAGCGTCGGATGCCCCGCCAGATGGTACGACGCAATCGACTTCGCCGCGGTGTGCAGGAGGTTCCCGACGTCAGCGGGCACCGGTCGATAGATGTCGTCGTCCAGCGGGATCTTGAAGATGAACTTCCCCGCCGGAGGTTTCATCCTCGGCTGCATCTCTTCTGCACAGTAGACGATCACATTGAAGATCTTGAACGCTTCTGCCGCGGGGCGAGGGAACGACCCCTGGGCGAGGTTCGGCACGATCCAGTTGAAGTCGAGGCTCACTTGCGTTCCTTCGACGGACCTCGTAGTGTGTCCGACACTCGGCCGAGCATACACGAAGGCGTTGAATGTCGCACCCGTATCACGAAGAGAAAACCAAGAAAGAGTGGCGCGTTTGGGTTGCGTGGAACGAACCTGACGGGGAGCACCGGACGAGCGTCACCGTGTTCACGTCTTCACGGCCGCCGCCAGTCGCGCCTTCTCCGAGTCACAACGAGCGCCGCGTGTCGCTCGTCGATGCGGACGCGTGGCTGTACTCGAAGGAGTACGATCAAAGCGCGCGAGAATGGCTGCATCGGACTGCTCAGCGCGTCGGACCGGGGTTCCGCATTCACGTTCAGGGGGACTGGTGATGGCCGGCCACATGCCGCATTGGTCGCGCATCAAGGCGAAGTCGCGTCGCGTGCGCGTAGTCAAGAAGACGACCACTCACAACGAGCTTCGAGAAGCGATGAGGAGTCTCGGCGGCGTCCATCCTGCGGTACGGGAGATGAGGGAGCGCGTTCATCTGAGTCTCATGGGGCTAAGGACTCGACCGGTGGCCTGATGCCGCAGCCTCATCGTGTTCGAGCGCGGCGTAAGAAGCGGGCTGAGCTTCGGCTTCGCATGATCCATCAGAAGAAGTGTCATGAAGCGATGCTGGATCTGGGCGCGAAGTTGGACCCACTTGACACCCCATCCGCGCGTGAGTCGCGGGCAAGGAAGTACCTGGTAGAAAACGGAGCGGGATTCGGCAGGCTAGCGGAAGATCCGAGAGGAAACCACTTTCTGATCATCTCGTTTCGCGACTGGGCGCTTTTAGAAAAGAAGGCCGTCGGCCGAAGCTTCAACAAGTCTTCAAACGGCGACGTGTTAGTTCACAGGAGAGACTGGGTCGAGGTGGCGTCCTGGTTCAGACAGCTAAGCGTGCCGACCCGAAGAATGCTTGGCCCATAAGAGCAGGAGACATCACGTGATTGGCGCACCGGTAACGCTACGAGAGAAAGCCGTTTTCTACACCGTTGGGCTACCGTTCTTGCTTGGCAGCATGGCGTGGTACCGCGCTCTCAGCGCAGCCTCCGGCGCGCTCTCACGCATCGAGCGAGGAGCGAACCTGGGGAAGAAGACCACGCGTGTCCGGGCGGAGATTGTTCCGGCGGCGCAGGTGTCGCTGGAGCAAGAATGGCTTGTTGGGTCCTCACGATTGCAGGGCGGCCGCCTGACCGTTTGGGTGTCGGTGCCAGAAGAAGGCACGGCTTACTCTATTGGCATGTTCCTGTTGCCGCACGAGGTGTCGCTGCTGCGTATTACTCTTGAAGAGCGGTCGACGATGACCGTTCGGTTTGGCGCACATTCGGCGATGGGACCCGATCGGCTTTGCATTCACATCCCTGGCGAGGGCGAGTTGGGCGGCGGGATTCGCGGCGGGCACAACTGGGTTCAGGTTGCGAACATCGCGGAGCTGCGAGCCCAGCTGGCGGGGTTGAAGATTGAGGTGAGTCGTGACTGACTGGCGAGAGCAACTACAGCACGCGGATCTGGCACCGTACTATCGAGCAGTCACGGAGGCATCCGCGGCGGTGGCAGAGGCTCGCAATGCGGTCGTCGAGGCGGCAAAGGCCTGGCAGGTCGACAGCACCTTCGGGCGTCCGGGCGTGCGACGCCTGAGCGCGGAGGTCACAAAGTTGCGCAAGGCCGAAAAAGCAGAGTCTGACGCTCGCGTAAGACTGAAAGCAGCCGTAGACAGGAGAGAGTCTAATGAACAGTGAGAATGCGATTTGGTTGTCGTTCGACGTGGAGGCAACCGGCCCGTGCCCTGGCATCCACGCGATGCTTTCGATAGGGGTGGTGGCCTTCGTGCGCGACCCGCAGTCGCGCGAGTGGCGCAACCTCGGGACTTTCACCGGGAACTTTCAGGTTCCAGAAGACCTCGTTTGGGACGAGGACACGGCGAAGTGGTGGGAACAGTGGCCCGAAGCGTACTCGGCGCATCGTGGGGGTCACTTCGGGCCTTCGGACCCGCACGACGTCATGGAGGGGCTGTGCGCGTGGCTCGAAGAGATTCGCGCGGGTGAGCCCGACTGGAAGCCACTGACGTGGGTGGCGTATCCGGCGGCATTCGACATGCCGTTCGTCAACTACTACGCCCACCGGTTCGCGCCGGAGTCCTGGCACAAGCTCGCGAAGGACGACGTGATGCAGCGCGTGGCGTGCTTCGACATCGGGTCCGCAGCTGCCGTGCTGCTGGGCATCGCACCTCTGGACGTCGGAAAGAGCCGGATGCCGGACCACTGGAAGGCGTACGAGAACAAGACGCCGCACGTCGCGCTCGCGGACGCGAAGGAGCAGGCGGCCATGATCAAGGCGATCTTGGACGACCTCGAACAGGAGCCAGGCGAAGTCGACCCGGATGGCCAGGACAACAACGCGGGCCACGCAGCTCACTGCTGCCCAACGCACGGCTGCAAGTACGAAAGTGGATTCGACGAGCCGTCGTGCCCGGTGGTGCTCGGCCTGATCGAGCGTGAGCCCCACGCGGGCTGGTGTCAGGAACCCGAGTTGGTCGACGACCCCGAGGCATGTCGACGGGAGGATGGAACGTGACGGAAGCCAGTCTCACCGAAGCGCAGAAGAAGATGCTCGCTCTCCTCACCGACGAGCCGCAGGAAACCGGCCTTCTGGGCCAGCTCATGTGGAACAAGATGGGCCGAAGGGACAAGGTGACGTACGCCAGGTCTGCGAGTCAGGTTCTCGTTAGGCTGAAGGAAAAAGGACTGGCACGCTACGTTCTGATGCCTGGCTACAGGGCGGCTTGGACTCGTGCGTAGGCGTAGGTTCCGCACCGTCACCCTCGATCCACCTTGGTTGGAGCGTGGATCGGGGAAGGTGAAGCGAGGCGCAGACCGGCACTACCCGCTGATGAAAACGAAGGACATGCCGGCGCTGATCACGGCGGCGCCCGTCTGGAGTTTTCACGAACACGCCCACTGCTACATGTGGGTCACGAACAACTTTCTTCCAGACGGTCTGTGGCTCATGGATCAGCTCGGCTTCGTCTTCAAGACCACGCTGTGCTGGAAGAAGCCGCGCATCGGCATTGGTCAGTATTTCCGCGGCCAGCATGAGCTGGTGTTGTTCGGTACTCGCGGGAAAGGCATGGATCCTTCAGTCTACACTGGCCGTCGTGATGTCTCCAGCATTATCGACGCGAACCACGGGCTCATCCCTGGAACGCGCAACCGCAAGCACTCGGCCAAGCCGTTGGAGTTCTACGACAAGGTCGAGGCCAGGTCACACGGTCCGTACCTGGAGATGTTTGCGCGCGAGCCGCGTAAGGGCTGGACGAGCTGGGGCAATGAGGTGAGTCATGTCGGATGAGAAGTTCGACCTGGAGTCGGCGATGGATGAGGCGTGGGAAGACGCGTCACGTGTTCGAACGGAGAGTGAGATTCGGAAGGAGAATCCGATCTCACGAATCCTCATCCGGAACGCTGCGAGATGCCTGGACTGCAACGAGGTCATCGAGAGCAAGCATCGACACGACTTTCGCAGCTGCTCGTGCGGCAACCTGAAGGTAGATGGAGGACTCGACTACTCACGTCGCGTGTATCGTCAGTTCGACCGGTACGAAGAACTCAACGAGTATCGCGCCGAGACGCTGGAGGAGTACGACGCCCGTATTCGGGAGATGGTGTCCTGGGAGCGTCCGATGGAAGATCGGCTTCGAGATGCTGCGGAGGCGATCACGAGTCTTCGCGGAGGCGTCGAGGGGATTCGAACCCCTAAAGAATCGGATTAGAGGCCGACCTGCTCTACCAATGAGCGACGACGCCAGAGAAGGCCAATGGTAGCTCACGGACTAGCCGTTTGCCACCAAAAGAGATCGCGATGGCCGTGAGACTGTCTTTCAAGTCTGGTTCCCGAAAGCAGGCGCATGGCACACCGGATTCCTCGGCTTTCGACCGAAGTTGATTCAGGTGGTCCTCCGAATCCGCTTCGAGGAGGACGAGCGTGTTTGATCGGCGGAACCACTCCTGGTCCTCCGCCGGGTAGGCCTCCACGAAGGCCCGGAGCGCGTGGCACAGCTGTGCCGCACGGGTCCCTGGTGAGAGGTCCCGGCGGACGACCAGGTAGAGCTTCACGCTGCCGACCTCGCCTGTTGCCGCGTCGCGTGGGCCTTCGCCCGAGCGAGGTCGAGGTGAAGCGACCAGGCGGTCAGTTCCTCGGCGGAGACGGGTGCGTTCAGCCAGGACTCGACCTGGTCGGTCGAGGCGCCAGCGATGGCGGCGATCTCCGCGGCGGATGGGCGCTCGTCGCAGTGGCGTTCGGTTCGCCAGTAGGAACGACCGCGCAGCATCGCGTAGGCGAGCTGGAGGTGCCGAAGTTCGCGCTTCATCTGCGCGTTGGCGGTCCAGTAGCTCCAGATCACGCCTTCGCGTCCGGGGTCACCGGGCGGCGTCTCGCGCTTGAAGCGCACGCGCAGCTGCGTGTTGAGGGTCTTCTCGGCCGCGAGGGCCTTGATCTTCGTCTTCAGGTCGTCGGTCAGCATGGGTCATCTCCGGTAGGGGTTGAGTCTCGAACGAAGCGAGCGCCCCTGCGGAGGACCACGAGCCCGGCATCTACCAGTTCGCGTTCATGCAGGACATGATGCGTGGGGCAGGCTCATCGGTCAAGAGGTCCACGATGCCGAAGAATTGCAATGTGCGAGTTCATCATTCGCACACAGCGTTGACGAAAGTCAGGTTCCCGGAACAGCAGAAGACACGTAGCCCAAAGCCGGAAGGCTTGTGGTACGAGATGACAGGCGGCGCGTGGGGTGCGTTCTTGAAGCCCGCCGGAAGAGGCGGCCGTCGAGATGCGGGCGACTTTTCCTATCAAGTAGTTCTCCGCCGCGGTGCACACATCGCGAAGCTGTCGACGGCCGCAAAAGTGCGGGGCTTTACCGCTGAATACGGCGTGTCAGTCGATATTGGCGACGGCGAGCTGGTCACGATGGTGAATTGGGCGGCGGTGTCAGAGGACTTCGACGGCGTGGAGTTCTGCCCGTACGTGCACGAGATCCGCATGGAAGATGGCCTCGACTGGTACTCGACGGTCGACGTGGACTCGGGGTGCGTGTGGAGCGCGGACGCGGTCAGCCGAGTGGCGCGCCTGAAGTAGCAAGCCTCCGTGGTAGGCTTTGGCATGCGAGAGAACCGCAAGAAGTCGTTCAGCCTCGTGGAGAAGTGCTTCGACGAGTGCTTCGACCGTGTGACGGGGTTGTTCCCCGACTTCGGCACCTGCGATCTGTACGAGGACAGCGCCGCCGCCCAGGACAACGGCGCAGGGTCCGAGCGCCAGTACGCGTACTGCATGGACGGAGACCCGATGGTCATTGCGTTCGCGCCCAAGGCGAGAACGCTCGGCATGGCGAACCTCCGCGGTCTGATGCGCCACGAGTTCGGCCATGCGCTGGAGTATCGGTACGGCGTTGCCGAGCTGGAGAGACGGCTGGGCAAGCTGCCTGAGACGGTGGAGCGCCGAGCGGATGTGATCGCCGAGCGCGTGTGGGGAGACCCGATCGTCTACGACCAGAAGCTCGTGCAGTGCGTCGGGAAACACGGCACGCACCCGCGTCCGCGTCATCTTCCGGACAAAAAAGAGAAGCTCAAGCCGAACGGGAAAACACGGTCTCTCGTCGGGTACCACGGAGCCCGGCGCCGCATGGACAAGCCGGATTTGATCGCAGAATCCAAGGCTTTCGACTGGGGCCCGGGACTCTATCTGTCGACCGACCCGTCCGATTCGATCGGATACGGCTCTCACCTCTACCAGGCTGAGGTGAGACTGACCAATCCCATCGTCATCGACGCATCTGGCAGAGACGAGAGCGGCGTGCTTGCGTGGATGAAGCGGGCGCTCCGGATTCGTGACGAAGACCTGTCGGAGTACGACAACAAGTTCGGCGGCGTGTTCGCGCTCTATCAGACACTCGTTCAGATGGGCGAGTACAAGCCACGGGCGCTATCTGATGCTCTTCAAAAGAAGGGATACGACGGCGTCATCGTGACAAACGAGGCTATTCGGCAGCATCAGCCGGATATGCGCGTGCACGGAGACTACATCGTGGTCTGGGCGCCAGATCAGCTGCTGTCGTGGGAAGAGGTTTCTGCCGTAGATGCCAAGGCGGCGTATCACCGGAGATGGGGCGAATGACGGACGGTCGCATTCAGGCGGCGGAGAACGCGTGGAAGCTCGCGCAGCGCTTGCTCCCAAGAGGCTGGGCTGTCGACGCTGTGTCGTGGATCCGTGACCGCACCATGTACGTCGCGTGGGTGATGCCCCCACGCAAGCTCACGGAACTCGTCGGGCCCGAGGACGGTCATATGCCTGTTGTGGCGGAGCGGGTCGCGTCGGCACTTCGTTTCATCGGGATGAGAGACGACGACTTTCGGTACGAGCGCGGACCGCAGGTTGCGTTCGATTTTCTCGACAGGCTCGGCAACACGTTCTACGACTTCTCGATCGACGGAAACGGGACAAGGTTCACACTGATCGTGGCGCCGGGTTATCCGTGGCCCACTGACGATGGCACGTACTTCTCCGCGAAGTCAGGGTCGCTTCGGCCGAGCCCCGAGCCCGAGTGGCTTCTACCGGAGAAGGTGGAGATTCCAGACAGAGGCGTGTCAGGTTTTGCCGTCGATCTCTGCCGCATTTGGCCCGAGCCTCAGTATGAAAGGGCTGGCACGGCTTATCGCCTCGGAAGTCGCCACATGATCGTAACGCATGCCATGGGCTCTTTCGATGGCATGACGCGCGGCCGAACATGGGACGAGAACGCTCGCGTCGTGAATCGTTGCGGCGGTCTCATCGCACCAAGCCTCGCTGCGGGCATGGTTCCAGCCACCAACTTCGGGCCGTTCGTTCTTGTGGCTGACGTGGGCCTTGTGCTCGCGTCGTTGAAGCCGTTCCGGAAGAGGGGCGCAGCGCCTCCGGCGAAGGTGTTCAACACGGATGCGTGGACGGCGGTGACCAAAGACCTCGTTGTAGACGGCGCCATGGCTGCGTTCGATCAGCTGCATGGGCACGCAGACTATCTCAGCTACCACAGCTTGCAGCCGTGGACGATTGGCACTCCCGAGAAGATTCCGGGGTCTCACCTGGATCACATCATCAAGAGAATCGACTCGCTCGACCAGCTGGACAAGGTGATGTCCAGGCGGATGACTCTGTGGAATCGCGACTTGACTCCTGAGAAGATCGAGAAATTGGAAGAAAAGGTATCGATGACGCCGGACAGGTACGCGTACCTGGAGGTGAAGCCGGATGGTGTGATGCCGATTGGCAGTTTTCCGCTCGCTGTCGCACCAGCGGGGCACGAGACCGGGTTCGCCGAGTTTCTGGAGGCGACGGGTTTTCGTGGCGATCTCTTGACTGTGGAGCTGCCTGATGAGGTGCTCGAAGTTCTGAAGGAAGGATGGAATCCTCCGAACATCAGCTGGGAGCGCAGGAACGCGATCCGTGCGTGGGCGGCACTCTCGTACGGGTGGCACGTTGCAGACGCGATCGTCGAGAACTCTTGAGGTGCGTGATGAAGATTCTGATCATCGGCGACAGTCAGGCGGCCGGCTCTCCGGGGGCCGCTGTGGAGCGGGCGCTTCGGCAGCAGGGGCACGATGTGCGCAGGATCGGGTACTCGGGCCACGGGGCTGCCGACTGGGTCCGCCTGCACTGGGCGGAGTACGAGGCGGCTCTGCGGGGTCGGCCTCAGGACGTGCTCTTGATCTTCGGCTCGAACGATCCCGCAAACGACACGCTCCGGGCCGCGATGCGACGCCTCAAGGACAGCCATGGCCGCGTTTGGTATGCGGGACCGCCTCGGTACCGGGACGCGGCGGCTCAGGCCCGCGGCGTTGGCATCCGAGAGATGGCTCGACAGGAGTTTGGACCGCGGTTCCTGGACGCGTACCCACACACCGACGAGTCGGTACCGCGGGCACCGGATGGGGTTCACTTCACGCGTGCGGGCGGCGATGCCTGGGGGGCCGGCATCGTTCGAGATTGGCAGGCGGCGTCGAGCGGGCAGAGGCTGCTCGGCGGTACCGCGAGGGAGCGGGGGCTTCGGATTGGGCTGGGGCTGCTGGGCGCAGGGGTCCTGTTCGCGCTCGCTTCGTGGGGATGGGGGCGTCGACGAAGGTGAACGAGGATCGGGCCGAGATTCTACGGGAGCGCGTCGAGGTCGCCTTGGAGCAGTTTCGGCGCGCCACCCCGCAGCAGCTCGCAGGTCTCCTGCACTACTGGTTCGGCGTGCTCTTCGATGAGGGCGTTCAGATGGCCGCACAAGCAGACGCGCCGACGCTCAAGATGACGACGGCGCGCTTGCAGGAGATGAACGAGCGGTTGAAACGCTCGCTCGACGAAGGCGAGTGACTCAGCCCTCGGGCTCGTCTTGGGTCGTGTCCAGGGCTTCGCCTGGAGACAGAAACACTCCGCACTGAGTCAACATCGTTCGACCAATGGGCGTGTTGAGCACGATGTCAATGTACGCGAGCGCGAAGTGTGATCTCGACTGGAGGTCCTGAACCATCGCATGCCACGAAGACCACTCTCGGGGCGACTGCATGATGATGTCGCGAATGGCGTCGACGGCTGCGGGCGAGTGTACCGGCTGGTCATCCGCGAAGTCCTCCTCGCGGTACACGGGTCGCCCGTGAAGAGTGCGAAGCGGTTTGGGTGCGGCTGAGGGTGCGGTTGAGCGGTCTGCGGCAGTCGGGGTCGAGCGTGGGTCTGACGTGTCGCCAGACAGGGTAAAGTCGACCCATCCGGGGTCGAGCACTGGGTCGAGATCTGCGCCATTCGCTTGATGTCGCGTCTCCGGGGCGAACCGCATGGGAGAGTTGTCGAGCAGGTCTCTCTCTCCTTCGGTCGATTCGATCTCGTATCGCTCCAGGAACGACTTCTCCACGGTGCGTAGGGGCGTGTCCGCGCTGCCGTAGATCATGGCGCTCAGCTGGTAGGCCTTCAGAGAGGTGAAGTCGGGTCCGCCATGATCGCGAACGAGCGTTGCGATCGCAAGCAGCGCAACCCCTTGCCGCATGCCTTCCAGCATGAGCATCTCGGAGATTTTCGCGCTCGTCCGCAGAGGATGCTCTTGCAGCTCTGCCAAGAGCGCGTAGTAGCGATCCTCGTCTTCGCGGAACCGGAACCGGATCATTCGCTCTTGCCTTCCTCTTCGTCGTCCTCTTCGTCTTCGCCCTCCTCGTCGTCGTCCTCTTCGTCTTCGCCCTCCTCGTCGTCGAGGTCGATGTCGAGTGCGCTCGCGGCGTACTGGAGCCACATGCTGGCCTGCTCGGCGTTCGTGATGGTCAGGCTGATTTCGCGCGAGCTGAATCCGCTCTCACGAAGCGTTTCGATCGCCTGCTCCAGCTCGTAGAACGCTTGGACGATTGCGGTAGCCTGCTCGTCCGTGGGCCTCTTGGGCGTGCTCTTGGTGGGCTTCTTCGTCATCCCTCATCCTCCGGTTCGAATTCTTCATCCTCGTCCTCCTCATCTTCCTCTTCCTCCTGCTGTTCTTGCAGGAGGTTGGAGAGGCTGACGGCGTACATCTTGAGCCACTGCGCGTGGGTTGCGTCGTCCACTTCGATGTTGTCGACGGCTTCGCTCCCGTGGAGGTTCAGCCAGTCCTCGAACTCTTCTCGCGTCACGTGTCCCTCCTCAGTTGAGCGGCTCGCTCTTCTTCTGTCGTTCGGAGCCGCGCACGAGATCTTGGATCACGATGCTCAGCACCTGGAGTGAGAGGTCGCGGCCACGCGACGAGGCGATCTCTCCGATCGACCAGTCCAGCGTCAAGATCTGGTCGTAGGCCATCTGACGTCCGTCAGATCGTGTGACCTGCTCCCTCTTCTCGGGAGCGATCTTCGGCACGCGCCGCATCGAGAAGGTCTGCCCCGCATGGGTCAGGCACACGGCAAGCTTCTCGTCGGACAGCCCGGTCTCGGCGACCGAAGGTCGGTTCATGATCGAGTAGTAGACGGCGTTGTTCTTGACTCGAAATCGAATCTCGATGCCGTTCTTGGAGAGGTGCGTGATGGCTGCTTCGGAGAGGCCATGCATCGGCGGCGTCATGGGCGGAGAATGCTCTGAGTGTCAGACAATGTCCAGCGGGCTGGAACGAGACCCGAGACCCGTGGATACTTCGGGGATGTCGTACGCAGCGCTTGGATCCGCGGGGGCTCCTCCGGGGCCGTGGGGGAAGATCGTCACGAAGGATGGGTGGGAGTATCAAATCTCACCGGAGGACGTATTGTGGTCGGCCCGAGCGGCACGCTGCGAGGGCGGCGGCGAGGAAGGCGAGGCAGCGACCTTGTGGACGTGGACGGCACGATTCGCACTCCCATCGTACCGAAGGTACGGCACGCTCGCCGCCCTGGTCCGGGCGCACAGCCAGCCCGTCAATCCGATCTGGCAACGCGCAGGCAGCAAGTGCGCTCCCGGCGGCCAGTACCACAACACGGACTACTGCTCTCCCGCCAAGCTCTCGAACAGAGAGGAATGCGCTGGAAGAGCCTGGTCGACGATCAGCCCGCTCCTGAGACAGAAGGTCGAGAGGTGGGCCAGAGCCGAACTCCCGAATCCCGTCCCCACAGCGGTGGACTTCGCGTCGTCGTCCATCGGCGTGCAGCAGGGCGACATCGAGGTAGCCCGCTTCAAACGCGAAGGCGCCCGTCACCACAACGTCTTCTACTCCGAAGCGTCCTCGCGAGGCCTGGGACCAGACTACGTTACGATTGAGTTCAACGGCCGGAAGGCCGGCGCGTCAGCTGTCGGAATGATGCGGGCATACGGCCCGTACATCGGAGCCGGAGCCGCCGTGCTGGCAGCGGGTTTTGCTGGCTGGGCGTTCTGGTCTTCACGAAAGGGTAAGTGAGATGCCTGCAAGAGGTTTCAGTCGGTTCCGCGGAGCGGGCACGCTGTGGAAGACATCATGGCGCGGCAAGGCCGTACCACTTCAACAGATGCGATGCATCCAAGGGTTCGAGAAGGGTCAGTTCTACATCGCAAACGCAAACCTTGCGCCACTCGACTTCGTCAACGGCAGCTGGTTTGCCGCCGTTGTTGGGATCAACGAATTCCCTACCCCTGGCGACTATCAGGGCATCGCCATGGGATCGACGACGGGGATAGACGCATGGGACCTGTCATTTACATCGTCTGGAAACTCGCCAGATAGTGTCCTGTTTAGACTGCGTCTGAACGTAGGCGATGCGACAGAGATGGCGTTCGGTAACACCTTCGGTATCATCCCGGACCAGTCACTTCAAGGACTGGGATACGAGGTGTACTACAGGATTTTTGTGCAGGCCATTCCTGCGTCTGGCGGCACACCAAACGGCAGTGTTTTGATGGTGGCAGAGAATCGCGTGATTGCGACTCCGGGAGCGACTGGTATTTTGGGAAACCCGTACATTCCGTCGGCAGAGGACCCGAATCTGGTGATTGGTGCCGCAGCTGATGCTGACACGGATCCAATCCAAACACCGAACTGTGTTCACGGGTTTGTTGCGGGGACGAGCACGTCGGAGCTGGATCCGCTGGACGCCGGTCCGGAGGAGACTGCGTTTTTTGTGGCAATCGAGGAGCAGTTTCAGATCACCGAGCCGCCGGGTGTGACGAGCAGCGGTGACCCGGCGGTGGGGTTCGAGGTTCTGTATGGCTGGCGAGCGAACAACCCTCCTCTTCCTCTCGGAGATGCGCCGGACCCGTGGCTGCCCTACGTGGGCGCTGCCAATCTGGAGTACGGGGCTCTTCAGGTGCCAGATCTGACGGTGGTCGAGGATGTTGCGGCGTTCGCGCGAGAGGTCACATGACGTCGGGCCCTTGGGTGATCGAACTGGCCCAAAAGTCTTGGCTCGATCTGTCTGACGAAGAACGTCGCGCGTTTGATAACTGGCTGGCGAGCGCCGAGGGGCGCGACCTCTACTTGCTCGTCCGGTACGCGATGTCGTTTCGGAAGAGATCGTCGCAGCAGATGGAGCGGCCTCCATTGCCCGACCTGGATAGGGACAGCGGCGACGATCACTCGTCCTGAATGGTCTGTAGGACCTCTTGCGTTGCGGCCGACCGGACCTGGTCGAGTAGGTCGGCGTGGGATGGCGCAACGCGGCCGAGGCGGCCGAGGTAGATCGAGGTGGTGTTGGGGTTCAGGTGCCCCAATGCCTCCTGGATGTCTTGCAGGGGGATGCCGCCCTTGTCGAGGTCGCGCGCGAACATGTGGCGAATGGAGTGGATCGAGGCTCCGTTGAGTTCGACGCCGGCTCGTTTGGCGGCTTGCTTCAGGATGCGGTTTGCGCGAGCGATGCCAACGGGATTCTCCATGGAGGTCTCGCCGTCGAGGTGGTACGACGCAAACACGGGACTGTCCGCGTTCAAGTCGCGAAGCCGGTCGGAGGCTACCCAGTAGGCCTCCAGCGCCTGGAACACCAGTTCGGGCAGCTCGAAAGTCTGGACTCGACCTCCCTTCAGGCGAGCCCGGTAGGTACGGGGGCTGGACTTTACGTCGAGGTCGCGCATTCGAAGGCTCACCACCTCCGATCTGCGGCGTCCCGTGTACGCGTAGAAGAGCAGGAGGGCCTTGTTCCGTGCCCCACTGGGCGTGCGCGGAATGGCCTTCAAGATCTTGATGAAGTCCTCCCAGTTCATCGACCTTGCGTTCGAGTAGGGCGTCGGCTTGATGTCGCTGCGCGGGACGTGCCGGAACGGGTTCGACTTGATCAGCGGCTCCCCCCCAGCCGATGGCGAGAGGCATAGGAAGTCGAAGTAGCTTCGCAGGGCAGACAGCCTCCAGTACGCCGTGTTTTCCGAGACGCGCTTGCGCTCCAGCAGCCACTTCTTGAACGCGGCTCCATGGGCGATGGTGACGTCTTCCGGGGAAATCCAATCGAACAGCGTGAAGAACTGGGCCAAGGCCGTCGAATACGTTGCTCGCGTGTTTGCGCTTCGCCCTTCGAGAAAGGCGGCCGTCATCAGGATGTAGGTTTTCTCGCGTTCGGGGTTGCCTTTGCCGAAGCGGGCGAGCGAGCGTCGGTCGAAGCGGGAAACGAGTGCGGTCGACATGGGCCGATTGTATCACCGCTAGACATCTCGTGTCGGACATACTAGGGTGCGACTGCTGACGAGTGTCAGACACGAGGGAAGTGATGAAGATCGCCGAACTGCTGAGCAAGAAGAACGCGAAGGTGAACGTTCGTGTTCCGGCGCCGCGGCGCAAGGAAGTGGGCGGCGCAGCCGAGCTGACCGGTCGTATCCGCGAGATTCGGCGCAAGGGCACGGTGCTTCAGGTGCTGGTGTCGGTGCCGCGGAAGGGCGACTTCGTGTTTCGGCCTCAAGATCTGACGTTGGCCGAATGAAGGTCTTGGTTTGCACGTGGGAACCGCAGCACACGGTGGAAATCGCCGAGGGGCAGCGGAAAGCGGTCCACACAGGGGTGATCGCAGCGCTGCACGAGGAGTGCGGCGGAGACCTGCGCACTCTCACCAAGAAACTGAGCGAACGTTCGCTGGTCACCGTGAAGACGGTGTCTGGCGTTCCGTGTTGTGCGCGGTGCGGCACTCCGATGGAGTGGCTGTACTCGCAGGATGGTATCGAGGATCGCCTGGCGGCGATTCGAGATGTCGCCGAGGAATTCGACAAAGCGTTCGAGCGAACGCGTAGGAGGAACAGTGGCCGGAAAGAAGACGACGAAGAAGAGGGCGGCGAAGAAGGCGGCTCCGAAGAAGGCGAAGAAGGTGACCCGTGAACGCGCGGTGTCCTCGGGCGGCCGTGGTTCGCCGGAGGCCATCGAGAAGCGCCGCGTCGCGCGTCAGCTGAACACGCTCATCCTCGGCGGGGCATCGTCGGGCGGCGAGTCGCTCGACGGTCGCACGGCGAGGAAGCGCGAGCGCATCCTCGCTGACCTCAAGGAGAAGCAGCTCAAGCCGGTCGAGGTGCTCCTCCGCGTGGCCGACCTGATCGGAATGGGCGAGACCTTCGCGTCCATCAAGAAGCTCGGGGTGCGCCCGCTGAAGACGGCGTTCGCCGCCGACACCGACGAGGCACGCGAGGCCATCGCGAAGGTGCAGAGCGCCTACAACTTCCCGGCGGATGCGTGGCGCTTCATCGGCGTCACGATCACGGAAGAGCAGGCCGAAGCCGCGGAGTGATGGTCATGCAGGCGCTCCTCGGGCACGAAGTGCACATGACCGACGACCCCGCAGGGTGGGAGGCTCGCGTCGTGCTCGTGCGCGGGGAGGGCCGAACCGTTCTGAAGAAGAACGTGTTCGCGACCTGGTTTGAGGCGGACGAGTGGGGCGGCAAAGAGGTGTCCCGCTACCGAGCCTTGTACCAGATGCCCTCGTAGCTCAGGTGGATAGAGCAGCGGCTTCCTAAGCCGAAGGTCAGACGTTCAAGTCGTCTCGGGGGCGCCATGGGATTGAAGCTTTTGGGATTGAGGTTGTTTCACGGGTTGGTGCTGGAGTGCACGATCTACTTCGGCGCGCCACTGGTCTACGCGTTCGCTCGCGGCGGCGACACGGTTCGCGTGGTTGTCGGGTTCTGCGGGTGGATCACGCTCGTGGCCCTGATCCGAGCGTTTCAGTCGCTGCGTCGGCAGAGGCGGGCGCAAGAAGCGCTGGCACTCATTCTTCAGCGTGAGGACGAAGCGGCGATCGCATGGGAGCCGGATTGGGATGCGCGTTGGGGGGAGCTTCCCGCTGATTTCTCCGATTTGGATGGAGGTCGTCAGATCGATGCGATGGATCAGATTCGCATCAACGACCTCTTCGACCGGGAAAAGGCGCTTCTTGCCATGTTGACGCCCGACAGGCTTGCTGAAGCCCGTGCAGCAGTGAGCGAGATGCTTGCTGCGCAGCGCTCGCACATTCGTACGAGGCTTCTGTCGCGAGCTGGTGAGCGGGTGATGAGGCAGCTGAACGAGGCTATGCGAGATCGCTGAAGTCGACGCCGTCGAATCGCGGTGTCTTCGCGATGATCGCGTCGAAGTGTCGCCCAGATGGCACGACGGTGACTTCGACGACGAAGATCTCTGCTTGGCTCCAGGACACGGCTTGTGTGATGGGCGGCTTCCATCGGAGCCCAACGATGCACGGCGTGGGGTCGTACGGTCTGAGGTCTGATTCGTCGCCATCGACCACTTCCAGTCCGAGAAATGGCTCGGTGAACCGTGCGGGGAAGGCTTGTCCGCGTCCGCCTCGGGTTTTGTATCCGACGGCGCGCATTGGGATCTCCGTTCCTTTCGCGACGCGAAGCTCTCCCGTCTTGTCGAGGTAGTTGTGGGTTGCGAGGCCACGAGCTGCGAACACGACGGCAACGCGCCTTTTTCGGTCTCGGATCTCTTGCTCCATGGCGTCGACGTTCGCCTGACTTCCCGAGAACGAGAACGTGAGATCGTAGTTCGAGAGCCCGAGCGCGTCGGGCGTTCGCCCCGGAACCTTCGTGTAGTCGTAGAACTGAACTCCGGGGAATCGTTGGATCAGCTCCGGACACGCAAGCTCCCACGGGATGTCCGAGTACACGTTCAGCCGGATGAGCGCCTGTGCATCGGCGGTGCGACAGCGATACTCGTGTCTCTGAATGGCGGATACCAGCATTCTTACGAATGCAGTGGGCTCACGAACGAGCGCTTGCGTCGCTGAAAACTTTCGGATCGTGTTGTAGTCATCGTTGAGGTTCTGACCTGAGAAGGTGAGGCACGAGGCGATGCATTCGGCGGTGGCCTTCGTGCAGAGGTTGACGCGAACGGGATCGCGGCCCTTCGAGAGAGATGTAGCGTGGTCGACGATGCGGATTCCGTAGTCGCGTCGGCCTCGCGACACGATGTCTGCGACCATGGGGCTGCTGTACGCCATGTTGTTGGGGAGCAGCGACAGTCCGACGATGATTGCTTCTTTGTGACCTGTGGCGGCCTTCAGGCGTCGGATCACCGACGGTGGCGCTTCCTTCCCGATCTTCATGTTCTGACCGAGCAGTTGTCGTGACATGCCGAGAGGTGTCTGGTAGGCCTTCACCGGATGAATCCCGTCCAGGCCGCGCCGCGCCCGTGGGAACAGGGGCATCAGCCTCTCGTGGGCTTCTTCTAGGGTCATGCTCTCAACGTCGGACCAGGCCAGGTTGAAGCCGCCCTTGCGGAGGGCACGCATCGCGAGCGCGGGGGCGTCGGCTGAAGCGTTTGCGGCGAGATCGAGCGGCTCGTCAAGGTCTGCCGCTGGTTCGCCATCCAAGATCGCTTCTTCGATGTCGGTGGGACCGTCGTAGTAGATGTGGTCGTCGTCGACGAGTCGACGAGCCATCGCGATGGCCTGCTCGCGGTCCTCCGAAAGGCCGAGCACGTTTCCTTCGCCGTCGAGCAACATGTGAGCGCGCATTCTGGAAGGGTACCGCCGGGTTGACGCGCGGTGTAGTCGAAGTACGATCGACGCATGCTGCTGAAGGATGCGATTCGGCGTGCGGAGGCTCTCGTGGCAGACCTGCCTCCGGCAGACGCGGTCGCAATCCACGCCCTCATCGAGACCGCGAGGCGTGTCCATCGACTTCAGAAGCCCCTGCGCGACCTTCATCGTGCGCTTCTGCCCGACGAGTTGACGCAGGTCGGTCTGTTCCCGAACCATGGGGACAGCGATGGATCCGAATCGTGAAGCCCTCATCCTTCTCGGGTACCCCCCGTGCGTCTACTGCCGGAAGCACGGCGATGACCTGCGGCACGACGCTCGCGGGCAGATGACCTGCGCGCCCTGCCGGCGTCTCATGGACAGGGAGTTGCAGCGGAGGGAGCACGAGGAGCGCATGCGCAAGCTCGATCAGGAGCACGAGGAGCGCATGCGGCAGATCCGACAGGAGCACGACTACCGCCGTGCGACGTCAGAAGCGATGGCGGCGATGGAGCGCCAGCTGGCCCCCGGTTACCAGGCTGCCCGTTCGAGCAGGACGATGCTGGCAGATCTGAACGCGGCCCTTGGTCGACCTGCAAGGCGCCGCCCCGCCGCCTGGGATCGCCGAACCTCTTCCGGTACGATGGCACCCATGTACCGCAATCTTCAGGGCCTCGGCCAGACATCCGACACCCCGCGTGACCGCGCTCGTGCGCTCTACGACTCGGGGCGAAACAAGTACATCGCCGGGAACTTCGCGGGCGCGTTGTCCGACTGGCAGACAGCGTATCAGCTTGCGTCGCTTCCTGCGGTTTTGATCTCGATCGCGCAGGCGTTCGAGAAGCTCAACCGCAAGGAAGACGCTCGCTCGACCTACCAGCGCTACCTGTGGGCCGACCCGAATGGTGAGTTTGCCGACAGAGCCCGAGCGGGTGTCGCGCGAAACACGCCGGGTGCCGAGCTGTCGGTTCCGAAGGGCGAACAGGTGCCGGGTCAGGCGTCCATCAGCGACAAGTATCTGATCCCCGAGGACGCGATTCAGGCGGAGCTGATCTACGCCGAGCAGACGACCAAGAAGGTTTGGATCGCAACGGGCGTCGGCCTCGCGGTTCTCCTGGGCGTCGGCCTCTGGGCGATGAGGAAGCCGAAGCCCGTCACATCGAACCGGCGACGTCGGAGGCGGTAGTGGCCAGGCGCACGTCGAAGGTGCCGCCGAGCTACCTTGGCTCGTTGCGCGGCAGAAAACGCACGTCTCGACGTCGAGAGATCGAGTCTCGCCGAAGAGAGGCTGCGAAGCATCCGCCGGGGCGTCGTCCACGGTCGACATACCGACGCTTCGCCACCGACGTGGGTGTACGAACCAAGAGATCGTCGTACACCGATCGATTTCATCGAAAGTACGGCCGAGTCCGAGGTGGCCTCCATGCGATCGCGCGAGCCACGCGCGATGACGTCGCCCCTCGCGCGACGGTCGCCATGTACCTGTCTGTGCTTCGCGACGTGTACGACCGAGGGCTGGCCGCCTGGGCAACGGGACACAGGCCTGGGGCGACGCAGCAGCAGTGGGCTTACGCTCGGGTGTACTCGTTCATCCTCGGCGGGAAAACCAGATACACGGCCGACGCCGACCTGTGGAGAGAGTTGAGGGATTCATGAGCAACTCCGTTCTTCTAGAGCGCATCGACGATGTCCAGTCGTTTCTTCAAACGCCGGGACACTGGCACACCACGACTTCCCATCAGGCGTACCAGGTGCTTCAGGCTCTGTCCTGGCATCCGCAGGTTCGGATCGGTGATGAGCTGTTTGTTCCAGAGGGAAGCATCCTGTTCGCCGAGGTGCTCGGCGTGAAGCCGCTTACGCCGAACGTGCAGAAGATCGGATGGGGTACCGTCGAAGACTTCTACCAGAATCGTCTTCGCGACTACGACAACTGGGAGACCGCGTTCTGGCGTGAGTTGGTGCAGAACGCTCGCGACGCGAAGGCGACGAGGGTCGACATCGAGTGCGTGCCGGACACGTTCGTTGACCCGGAGACTGGAGATCGAGTTGACGCCATCCGCTGTTCGTTCGCGGACAACGGCTCGGGCATGACCTACGACACGATGATGACCGCGTTTTTTCGCCGCGGAGGGTCTCAGAAGTCGGAGGGCTCTGCCGGTGGCTTCGGAGACGCAAAGAATCTCATCCTGACCCCGTGGCTCGGGTACCGCGTGGAGAGCCGTGACGCAGTGGTCGTGGGTCGTCACGAAGAGCTGTTCGCGGACCTTCTGGTCGAGTCCGGCGCTCCGATGCTGAACGGTACGCGCATCACTGTTTGGATGCCTCCGACTCGAACGACTACGCAGGAGCACGCGCAGTATCTGATCGAGCAGTCGTCGTTGGACAGCATTGCGTTCTACGTGAACGGAAAACGAGTGCGCAGCTCGTTGGCCAAGGGCACAATCGTCAAGGAAGTGCCCATCCGGGTGGGGAGTACGGCGGTCGGAGAGATGATCGTTCGGCACTCTCCAAGGGCTGCGCGTCACGGCGTGTACGTGAGGTCGTACGGCCTCTACACGTTCGACTTCCTCGGTTTTTCAGGATCGTTCAAGGGCGTCGTGACGATCGACATCAACGCGCCTCCCATCAACGTGTTCACGACGAAGCGGGATGGGCTTTCCTACAACAGCAACGCCAAGGCGGAGGTCACCGCGATCCTTCAGAGTCTCACTCAAGATCCGAAGACTGCGCTGAAGAAGCAGCGCGACAAGAAAGAGACCGTCTTCAAGGGGTCTGGCTCTATTGGGGTGCGCGAGGGTGCAGTTGCGGAGATCGCCGCCGAGGCGCTTGCGAAGATGGATCTTGCGTCTTCGATGAAGAAGATCTCCGACGGCACGTTCGAGATCAAGCTCAAGGACACCAGGGTGTTCGAGGATGCGATTCACAAGGCGTTCGACCTCGTCGATGACGCCGAGTCAGAGGACGACGACGCGGTTCCATCGCTTGCGCCGATCGCATCGACGTTCATGGAGGCCATCGCGTCCGCGCAGTTCATCGACTCGCAGCAGGTAGCCGTAGCCGTGAAGATGGCCCTGTGGAAGCCGGACTTTCTGATTTACCAGAACATCAGTCCGTTCAAGATGCCCGCGGCGATGCACCCGAGCACGATGTCGAAGAAGAACCACGAACTTATTCGTGTGTGGACCGAGATTTGCCGATTCCTCATGGTCCAGTACGGCATGGACCGACCTTTCGGCGTGGGGTTCGTCCTGGACACCGAGTACGACTCGCGATCGTACGACGAGACGGTGATGGCCGCGATGTATCGCAAAAACGAATCGGGAGAGTGGCTTTTGGTCAACCCGATTCACGTGCGGCGCTTCGGGTCCGGCGACGATGTTCGGTTCGAGGCGGGAGACCAGCGTTACGACCTCGACAATCCGCGCGATTTGGAGAACCTCGTCGCGATGGCGGTGCACGAGATCACGCACATGCAGGGCTTTTCCTCGCACAACGAGGCGTACTCCTCGCAGCTCACGCACAACATCGGCGCCGCCCTGCGCCTGGGGCCGGTGATCAAGAAGATCGTGAAGGCAGCAAAAGCTTCGGTGCGCGAAGAACGGTCGGCGGCTCGTCAGGCGAAGAAAGAAGCGCGAGGCGCCGCCTCTGTGAGGGCGCCGAAGGTCGAACAGGAGACGCTCGATCTCCCGTCGGCGGCAGCGATTCTGGATGTGTTCACCAACCCCAAGAGTCGGCAAGACGCGCCCCAGTTCTTTTCGCTCATCTATGGGGAGCGGTGGATCAGGGAGGATTCGTCGATTGTGTGGTCAGATCGCAACGCAGATGCCCGTGAGCGAAGAGGGTTGGAGGCGAGCCCCAACTCGGATGTCGACATCATTTTCCCGGACGGCAGTGCACAGGGCGTGATTCGACCATCGAAAGAGTTAGCTAAGCCGCTCACGAGAGCGCTGGCTATTGCGTGGGCCGGACCCGCTTTCTTGCGCAATCGAAATGCCATGCTGTCGGCGTATGCGGCGATCAAGTCCGTGGTCTTGGCTGCCGGAGTTTACTCCGCGAATCTGCCGCATGACTTCAACGATCAGTTTCGCACTTGGAACTCGATTGCGGGATGGGATGGGATCCCCGCCAACATGAGGGTCACGTGGGATGAGTACGCGGTGGCTTACGACCGCAATCAGAACTTGGTCGCTGAGGTTCGAGACGTCGACGGCCAGTTCCTATTTGTTGTCCGCAGTCTCTACGGCTCCTGGCTGGAAGACGAATATCTGTACGACAACGAGGCCGAGGCAAAACAGGACGCAGAGTACACGTTTGCGGTGCGACGCTGGCTGAGGATGGTTTGACCATGAAGAAGAAGCGCAGGTCTTGGGTTCTGTTCTGCGTGTCGCTTCCGGGTGTCGTCGTGGGGTACGCATGGCTGTTGCTGCTCTGCGTGCTGTTCGTGGCGGAGTGGCGGAGCTTGATGTTCCAGGGCACGGGCGTTTTGATCGCTCGAACCAGGCCGAAGGCGGCGAAGTTTTGGGGGTTCTCGACCACGATCGGACGAGCAATCCTCTACCACCCGGATGTCTACGACGGGACCCCGGAACTCGAACATCGCGTGGAGCGGCACGAGTTCGTGCACATTCGTCAGTTCGAGGACGACCAGTTGAGGTCTCTTCTGACTGCGCTGGTGATGTGGTTTGCGACGGGGAGCGCGTGGTCGCTGATGTTGTGGCCGGCGGGGCTCCTCGCGATGGTGCCGAACTTCGTCACTGCGGTGCTGAGGTTCGGCTGGAAAGGCATCTATCGCGATGCCGAGCACGAGCGCAGCGCGTACGCGCAGACGGACGTTGCCTACGTCACGGGAAAGAACTGGGATCAGCTTCGAGACGAGGCGCGCAAGAACCAGGAAGGGATCTTGTGATGCAACGTAACCCGCCCGACAAGCGTTTGGCGTTCATCGTCAAGACGTACCTCGACAAACAGCCGTGGGTGGTCTGGGACACGATCAGCGTGATCTTCAACACAATCGGCATCGATCAGCCCGCCAAGCTCATGGCCGATGCCGCACTTGACGGTGTTGAGACGCCAGCAGGCATGACCCCGAGGAGCTTCGCATCTGATCTGAAGGACATGTTCCGTGCCGGCACGATGCTGCCCGGATTGCCAGATCCAAATTGGGATCATCGCCCGCTGCCACAAGTCGATCCGCAGAATGAGGACGCAGAACGATGGCGAACCCATCGGTACAGCAGCCTGCTCTTCGATTCTCGGATGTACTGGAAGGAGCCCATCGACGGAAGGTGGAGGACGCTCACCGATGCCATCCCCTTGGTGACATCGAATACCTTCGCTGACGGCCTGATGAACGAACCGCACAAGGCAGACGGCGTTTTCCTCTGGGTCGCCCGAGAACTGAGCAAGCTCTCCAAGCATGTCATCGTCGCGATGGACAAGGAGGGGAGCACGGACTTCAGAAATCGAGAGGAATACGAACTTTACACCGAGGCCCTGGACACACTTCGTCGGCGAACGAATGCGATCGCAGCTTGGGCGCAGAAGAACCGCATCGATCTCAACAAACTGTCTCTCGCGGAAGCTCTTGAGGGCTCGAAGGACTTCAAGTCGAAGGTGGCGGTACCGCAGGGTATCGTCGTCAAGAGATTCAAGTCTGGGTGGACGATTCAGGAGCTGAGGGGCAGGGGTCGGCTCGACCCGGAGGGTGAGAGACTTCAGCACTGCGTCGGAAGCTATTGTTCGAGGGTGGAGTCGGGGTTGAGTCAGATCTATTCGCTCCGAGATCCGGACGGCGTGCCGTACGTCACGATGGAAGTAGACCCGGACAGCAGCCACTTCGTGCAGGTGTTTGGTGAGAAGAACTCTTCCGTCGGCTCCAAGGAGTTCGGCTCGTACGTGTTCAACGAAGGACAGGCGAACGAGCCTCCTCTGCGCGAAAGCGACGTCTCCGTAGTGGTCGAAGCGATCCAACAAATGCTGGAGGAATTCATCGACGAACGTAGCGGTGGTCACCTCGGGAGCCTTGCGCTTGCCAACATCAATCTGACGCCGCGCGTGCAGGCTGCTGTTCGAGCCGCACCGGCGGGAGCCGATCTCAGCGGCCTTCGACTTCCGCGAATCGACCTGTCAGGGCTCGATCTAACCAAAACCATCCTGGACAACACCGCGCTCAGGGAAGCCAATCTTCGCGGCGCAAATCTCACGCATGGCACAATCGTATCTGCCAGGTTGGATGGCGCGGATCTGGAAGGCGCAGATCTCGTGGGAGCGCAGGCAGGCAACACCGTCTTCAACGGATCAAACCTGACCGGCGCGAACATGGCAGCAATCAAGGCCGCTGACGCGCAGTTCTCGCGCGCAATCATGCAGTCAGCCAATCTCAGGTTCGCGTATCTGTGGAAGGCCAATTTTGCTGACGCAGACTTGTCTGGCGCGGATTTGCGGGACACAGACGTTCGGCACGCGAACTTCATGGGCGCAGACCTGAGGGGGGCAGATCTTCGCGGCATGAAGATCGGCGAAGGCCACGGACAGTTCCGCGGCGCGAAGTACGACGGTCGCACTCTCTTTTGGGATGGATGCTCACCCAGGCTGGAGTACATGGTGCGAGATGATTCGCCGATGACGGAAGAAGGCCGAGAGCGTGCGGGATGGGAGGCGGCGGGGGACCGCGATGCAGAGCTGTATCAGGACGACGAGGAGTACGATCCGTACGGCGGCAGAGGCGAGGACGACGAGGACGACGACGAAGACGAGGATGACGATGACTGGTGATCGACTCATCCTCTACACCGGCGCACAGGTTTGGGAGGGTCCTCCCCGGATTCGCCCTTCTCGAAAAGGTCGATACGAGCACGGACCTGGCCTCTACTTCACGACGAACTTGGAGACGGCTCGCAAATACGCGAAGGGCCGCGGGGCGGTGCTTCGCGTCGAGGTGAAGCCGGACTTCACGTGGTTGGAAGACGCGGTCTTGCCGGTGGAGGATCTGCTGAGCTGGGTGAGGGATCAGCCGAGGCTGAGGCGTCGAGCGGAGATCGCAGATGACCTGCTGAGGTCGTCACATCGTCTAGAGCCGCGCCTCGGCCCAGGCATGGCGCGAGCGGAGACGCTGGTGAATCTGGGAGTGAACTACGAGGCGCTTACGGGGGAGGCAGGTCCCTCGCTGGCGGAGTTCCTTGCCGAACGAGGCATCGGCGGCGCTTTGGTCAGGGGCAGCGGAGGTAGAGACGAGGACTGGGTCGTGCTGTTCGACCCCAGCAAGGTCGTCTCATGGAGAAAGGTTTCGCCGGACGAGAGCGAGTGGGATCTTCCTCGCGTGTCCCGGTCGTAGCTTGTCTTCCACGTGCGCCCGTGCGACAGTGCGTCGAACGTTGTATGACCGACGGTGAAAAGAAACTGGTTGCGCGCCGCGTTGGAGCGCTGATGCAAGAGAAGCGCAGGGCGCGGGGCGAGACGGCGACCGATGTTGCTGCTCGCATTGGGCTCGCGAGGCAGAACTATCGTCGGTTCGAGAAGGGCGTGAGCATGCCGCAGCTCGACACGGTGGTTCGCGTAGCCCGCGCGCTGGAGTGCAGCGCGACGGAGATCTTGACTGAGGCCTTGAAGGGGATTTCATGACGGAGCAGGGCAAGGACGCGCTGGCGGAGTACCGTCGGAAGATTGCGGCGGGAGAGATCGAGGCGCCGAGTCGCGCGGCGAATCCCCTGGAGAGGGCTCAGCGCAAGCCGACGTCGTTGAAGCTCGCCATCGCGGCGCGCTGCTGGCAGTGTCAGGGAGAGGGTGCCGACGTGGGATGGCGAGAGGCGATCCGTGCGTGCACTGCGTTTGGCTGCGCGCTGCACTCCCATCGACCGTACCAGAGCAAGGACGCAGGGAACGAAGACGAGGCGTGAGGTGCACGATGAAGTCGATCTGGTGGCTCACGATGGCGCTGCTCGGCTCTGGGCTTGTGACCATGGGCGCAGTCGTCCACGCGATGCGTCCTTACTATCGACTTGCGATGGCCGGCGGCGGTCTACTCGTTCTTGCGTTGGCGGTCCTCGGTGCGGCGGCGACTGCTCGTGGCGGCGGCGATCGCGATGACGAATGAAGACGCGGCATGGCGCAGGTACGCTCGCATCGTTCTGATGCGGTCGGCGCAGGAGTCGTGTGACCAGCAGATGGCGCCGCACGTGTGGCTCAGAGAAGTCGAACGGGATGCTGAGCCGCTCCGGTGCTACCAGGGGGACGTTGCAGCGCTGCGGCGCGAGACGTTGGCGATCGCGGCTTTAGTCTGGGGTGAGCAGGTAGAACCACGCTGAGCTACCGGGTACGCTCTGTGGATGGTCCCGAACAGCTACGCGTTGGACATCTCGACGCAGCTCATGGAGGTCGCATGCGCGGTGTGCGGGCGACCGCTGCGTGCTCCGATCAGCATCGAGAGAGGCATCGGCCCGGAGTGCGACGCGAAGATTTACTTCGGCGGGGCCACGGAGGCTGCAACAGAGCGAGCCCTCGCGCTCTTCGACGAGCAGCTGGCCAGAGAAGTCATCGAATCTGCCCCCAATGTCCCGCCGCCGGAGTGGGGCGATCCCGTGCGCATTGCCTCGGAGGGGGAACAGCTCCCTGACGGGACCACGGCGAAGGGCGGCGAAGTGTTGGAGTGGCGCCCCATTCGCGTTCCAGGGCTTCGGGACTACCTGAAGAGCAGGGATCCCAAGGAGGAGTGGCGGAGAGACTTGCAGGCGCGCCTCAACCTCATGAGCAAGGCTCTGTGGTACGCAAGCCGCGCGGTGACATTCGGATTCGGCCAACAGGAGGTCTCCGCGTTGAAGGTGGATCCGGCTCACGAGGTCGTGGCGACGTGCCAGCGCCTCGCGAGAGCGTTCGGCCTGGAGTCGTGTGCCTACTCGATGACGCATTTCTACAGCGCCAGGATGCTGACGCTGATCAAGACCAAGCTGGGCGACGACCTGAAGCTGGCCACAGAGCTTCAAGAGGCACGAGCGAAGGCAATCATCTTCGAGCGCGTCCCCCCGTCGTACTGGCCGTCCGGCGCCCGCCAGGAAGTGGGACAAAACGTGATGCGACTTCACGCGCCGTACGACCCTGCCTACAACGAGAAGGCTCGCGAACTTCGCGGCGTGTTCTTCACGTTCGAGAAAGACCCTCCGTACTTTTGGAGGTTCTTCAACACGAAGCACATGGCGCAGGTGGTGAACCTTCTTTCGGCGGTGTTCGGCGACCGAAAAGTCATTTCGCGCGACATGGTCACCGCATCTCAGCGAAAGACTGAAGTCTCCAAGAGAAGCATGGTTCTCATCGCGGACGTGGAGACGGGCGAGGTTAGGTACTTCTCACCGGAAACGGCGGCAAAGTTCAAGGGGTCGAAGAGGTTCCGGAGGGTAGACTGATGGCTCGTTCCGAACGGCAGAGCAAGGACATCGAGTTGGAGTTGTTGTTTGCGACGGGTGAGCCGTTGTCGCTGGACGACGGTGACCTCGTCGCTCTTCCCAGCATGATGCTCCTCGACGAGCTGAAGCCTGGACGGTCGACAGCGGAGGCGGTCGAACGTGGGGAGGTGAAGCAGCGCGTCACCGACGAGTTGCCGTCGCTGCCCTTGGAGATGGACGCGCTGAAGATCGGAGACGAGGTCGAGCTTCAGGACGGCTCTACGAATCTGATCCAGTACATGAACCGAGGCAGGCGCTCGCTCGGCCTCGGGAAGCGGAAGGGCAAGAACTACCTGTTCGTCTCTCTGGACGACGTGAAGCGCGTCAACGGCGAGAAGGTCGCTGACCTGATGGAGAAGCGGCGAAACCAGGCCGACGCGGCGGAGGGGCAGCCCATGCGCGCTGCGCCGCTCCGGCTGCCGAAGTACGTGCCGGCTGGCTTGATGGATCACCAGCTACAGGCTGTGAGCTTCATCGAGTCGCACGACGGGCGAGGCATCCTCGCGCTGGAGATGGGCCTGGGCAAGACGGTCGTGGCAGCGGTGTGCATCAAGCCACCGGCGGTCGCTGTGGTGCCGGCTCAGGTGAACGTGAACTGGGTGAGGGAGATCAACCGGTGGCGTCCAGACCTGACGGTTGCCCTGATCAAGGGCGGGAAGCCGGAGCTGGTCACGCCCGACATGCGTCGAGCCGACGTCGTCGTGCTGAACTACGAGATCGTGGGCAAGCATCTGGAGTGGCTTCGCGACCGAAAACATCGGACAGCGATCGCTGATGAGGCGCAGTACATCAAGAACCTCAAGGTGAGGTGGGACAAAGAACTGAAGGCCTTCTTTCCGGACTCGGACACGCAGAGAGCGAACGACTTCTATCTTCTACAGAAGGATGTGCCGTCGCTCATGCTGCTCACGGGCACGCCCGTGATGAATCGTACGAAAGAGCTGTGGCCGATGCTGCATCTGGTTGACCCGAATGAATGGGGGTCATTCTACAGGTTCTGCATGCGGTACTGCGGTGGCCACCAGCAAGCCGCGGGCAGGCGCACGGTGCTCAACTGCGACGGCCGAACCAACTCCGACGAGCTTTTTGCCAAGACGAACAGCATCTACATGGTGCGCATGAAGAAGGCGGACGTGCTCAATCTTCCGGAGAAGCAGCGTCGCACCAAGGTCGTGTCGTTGGATCCGAAGGTCGCCAAGCAGTACGCCAAGGCATCGCAAGAGTTCCTTTCCTGGGTCGAGGAGCAGGGAGGCTGGGAGGCGGCGGCGAAGGCGGCCCGCGCTCAGGCTCTGGCGCGCATGACCGCGTTGCGCGAGCTGGCGGCGGTGGGGAAGGCGCCTGCGATCCTCGACGAGATCGTGGAGTTCTTCGAGTCCACACAGCGTCCGCTCGTAGTGATGGCTCGAAGTCGAGCGGCGATGGCGCTGCTGCGCGACGGCATCGACGCGGAGAACGAATCGTTTGCGAAGCTCGGGCCAAAGTCGCGTCTCAGCAGAAAGATTCGGCACGAGTCGTTCGTGGGCGGCCTGAGCGCTACGAGACGGCAGGAGATCGTCGACAGTTTTCAGCGTGGCGAGATCGACGTTCTTTTCTACTCGATCGATATTGCGACCGGCGTGACGCTCACGAGGTCGCAAGACATGTTCTTCGTCGAGAGGAACTGGCGGCCGGCAGATCAGTTGCAGGCCGAGGATCGGTGTATCCTGGAGGGCGAAAAGGTACTCACCAGGAGCGGGTACAAGGAAATACAGGATATTCGAGTGGGCGACGAGGTTCTTACGCGCAGCGGCGATTTCTCTCGCGTGATCGATACCGGATCTCGTTCGTGTAGAGAGCTGATTACTGAGATTACGTATCGACGATTCAACATGCCGCTACGATGCACTTCAGATCACCGTGTTTTGGTGCGGCGTCTGAGTGGCGAGGTCGACTGGATTCAGGCACAGGACGTGAAACCTGGGTCCGACATGCTGGTGATGCCAAGGCACGCATTCGGCCATGGCGTAGACACGTTACATTTTCCTGAGCACCTGCGCCATGACCCGCACCAGGTGAATCAGTTCGGCGCACCGCAGAAAAACGGACGGTACGTGCAGATGCCAGAGGTCATCCGCGTCACGCCTAGCATCTTGCGTCTTTTTGGCTGGTATCTCGCAGAGGGATGCTCAATCACAGGACATGGCAAGGGCTCCTGCGTATCGCTATCAGGTCACGAGCGAGAAGAGTCTATTCTCAATACACACGGAGAACTGCTTTCGAGCGTTTTCGGCGTGAAATGGCAGATCTACAGGAACAAGAAGAGCAAGGGTATAGAACTTCGCGCATATAGTCGAGAGCTGGCGCTGTGGTTCAAGGATATGTTCGGCGGCGACTGTTACACCAAGCGAGTTCCTTCTTGGTTCTGGGACCTTAGCCGTGAGCAGGTTGGCCACGTGCTTCAGCACTACATCGACGGCGATGGGTACCGAAGGAAGTCGCAGTCTGAGGTTGTTACTGTATCCCCAGCTCTTGCGACATGGGCTCACATGGCGATTCTTGCCACAAAGGATTCGGCCACGTTCAGGTTCGTGTCAGGCGATAACGAGGGGCAGATTGTTGTTGGGTACACGGACGGATCAAGATCGTCGGCGCCGGCACTTTGCGTTTGGGATGACAGATTCGTGTATCATCCAGTAAGCAGCGTAAAGACGTCTACGGCTGCCACCTACAAGAAAGAGTTCGGCGGACAGTTCCCGCGCGTTCACGATCTCACTGTGGCGTCAGACGAAAGCTTTGTTGTTGGGCAAGCCGTGGTTCACAACTGTCATCGAATCGGCCAGAAAAACGAGCTGACCATCACGTACTACGACGGCGAGGGCACGATGGATGCGGCGATGGCGCTACTGCTCGCGGACAAGGTGGCCACGGCAGCTGCTGTGGTGGACGGCGCGAACCTGTCGGAGGAAGAAGCGCTTCAGGTTGTGCTTGGCGAGATGGTGCAGCCCGAGCTTCCGCCAGCGTTGCGGCGCAATCGGGAGCGCATTGCGCCAGCGATGACTGCTGAAGAGGCAGCGTCGCTGGTCGATATGCGCCGAGTTGGTGACGACGGGAACATCATCGATCGCGACGGCGAAGAAGACGAAGAGCACGCGCCCGGCTGGGCAGATGCGATGGTGACAAACTCTTGGCACGATCCGCTGTGAGGAACACATGAGCTACGCGTTCAAGGCACGATACATACCTCGAAGATTTGCATCCCTGCTCATGCAGGGTGCCCCGCGTGACTTGTCGCGCGGCTCGCGTGTTGTCGCGCAGGGGCGGGTCATCGACTCAGCAGGACGTCCCACGGATGCAACGGTGAACGTGTATCGGGGGTCGACGCTGGTGGGCGTGGCGAGATCGGTCGCTGGCCGCTTCTCGATCTTCGACCTCGCTCCGTCGTCCTACACCTTTCGTGCAACCGGAGCCCGAGGCGGGACATCGTCGGGCGCGTTTGCCATCAACGGCTCTATCTCAAACTTCACGGTCAGGGTATGAATCCGAACCCCGCTCTCTCGACCGACGACGTTTCAGCCGCGCGCAAGATTCTCTCCGAAGTCATCTCGAAGGACGAAGAATTTCGACGACTCGTGGGCAAGAGACCGCTGCGCATGCTGGCGTACGGCAACTCGTCTGTCGCGTTCTTCGTCACAGGCAGCGACAACATCGTGAAGTTTACGATCAACGAAATCGACTGTCGCTACGCGTCGAGGCTGTACAAGAAGGGGAAGGTCGCGGGTTGGCCCGAGGTGCGATCGTTCGTTCGCGTGAGATTCAAGGATAACGACACGGCGTGCGCGATGGTGGTCGAGAAGTGCAAGGAGTACCTCGTGCTGCCGTCTAGGCAGAAGAAGCGGCTCCGCGCTGCTGTGTCGGTCGTCGAGGTTTGGTTTGGGTACGAGGGTCGGCGAAGGCTCTCCGATCTCGAAGACTGGGACGATCTGGACGAAGAGCAGCAGCGATGGGCAGAGCACCTGGTCGACGGCCTGCGGACCATTCGACGACTCGAAGATGAGCCGGACGTGGACCTGGACACGTACGAAGGCAACTTCGGCCTCGACTCGTCTGGCAACGCCGTCTGGCTCGACTACGGAGTCTGAAGTGATCCTGTATCACGTCACGTACGCCGCCAACCTCCCTGGGATCGCGAAGCGCGGTTTGGAGCCGGGCGGGCGAAGCAACTACGGAGGCGGGTACGACGGTCACTCCAAGGGCCGCATCTTCCTCACGGAAGAAGAGGGCATTGGCTACTGGTACCAGCGCATGGTCGACTTGGCCGAGCATAACTCTGACAATCCGTTGGAAGATTTGCTCGTACCAGTCGTGCTCGCGATCGATACAGAAGACGTCCAGTTCTATCCAGACGAACTCCCTATCGAAGAAGACACGGTGGGAACGCGAGACGCATTGGCTCAGGCCTGGTTCACGAGAGAGCCCATCGACAGCAGCGGCATCTACTTGTGGAACGGCGAGGAGTGGGTTGACCCATCGGATGGTGTCGACATCGAGCTTGCCTTGCACATCGAGGAACACGACGACGAGGACGGTGAGTGGGTCGAAACGGAATGGGCTGACCCGAATCCGCTGAGCGAAGTGGAGCCACTGGAGCTTTGATCATGCTGAAGAACCCGCCGCTATCGAAGCTGGATTTCGTAGTCAAGACGTACATGGAACGTCAGCCGTGGGTCGTATGGGATACGATCGGCATTGTCATGCCAGCACTTGGCATCGACGATCCGAACAAAGATCTTCAAGGCTCTCTTCTGTGGCGCACTCCGGCGTCAACAGCAAAAGTGGTCCTGAACAAGTCATTTTCGAGTGACGGCCATCTTTTCCCAGCTTTGCTGTCACCAAGGCAGCGGCATCTGTCCGCGGCACAGCTGCGCGAGGCTCAGTCGACGAAGGAGCTGGTTGTCGCACTGAAGTTCATGTTGCACATCATGACCGATGACCGTGGGTTTGCGGGCGGCGTGATGCGGCTAAAGAGCGATGTAGACAAGCTTATTCCCTGGGTGGCCAGGGAGATGTCGCGTCAGGCCAATGCGATCTTCAATCTCGACTCGGCAGATGTTGGCGCGGTTGATCGCGCGGAGGAACGTCGCGAGCACGTGTACGATCAGCTTGCAAGACGTCTCAGCCTCATCGCTCAGTGGGCGAAGAAAAACGGTGTTGACATCATGAAGATGTCCGCCGAGGAGGTGTTGCAGGCATCGGCGGACTTCGTAGCGAAGGGAGCTGTGGAGCGGGGAGAGGTGGTGTTGAGGTTCGAGTCCGGATGGACGGCGCAGCGGCTCACGACACCGAAGGCTCTCAAGGACGAGGGCAAGGCCATGTCGCACTGCGTCGGCACCTACTGCGAAGCCGTGGCGAACGAGGAGTCAGTGATCTACTCGATTCGCGACCCCGACGACGTGCCGTACGTGACGATCGAGGTCGGCGGCGCCATGACCAGGAGGAGATCGACGGGCGAGCTGAAACTGGATACGCAGAGAGAGGGGCTCGTTATTCAGATCTACGGTCACGGCAACTCGGACATCGGATCTGAGGAGTTCATCTCGTACGTGCTTCAGAAAGGAAAGCAGAACGACCCTCCGCTGGAGCACGAGGAAGTGTACGATGTCACGCTTGCGATTGCGCAGATGACGCTTCAGACGATTCGATCGCTACCGATCGTCGACGCAAGCGCTGTCATACAGTTGACGTTCTACATCGCGGAGTACGAAGATCACGAGCAAGAGACGAAGCGCGACTTGATGGCTAAGAAGCATGGTCAGCCTCCGGAGAGGCAGTGGCTGGCGTTCAACCTTCAGCCTGGGCTCGACTTTGTTTCTGACTACTACGGCTTTGAGCCTGACTCGGACCAGTTTAGGTCCATAGATCTAAGCAACACCAAGACGGCCAACGTAAATTTCGCGGGACTCGACTTGTCAGGCATGTCGTTCGCTGGCGCCGACATTCAGTACACGGATTTCACCGGAACATTGCTCTTCGGCACGGACTTTAGAGTCGCGAAGATGAACGACAACACCAGGCTTAGTAACGCTGAGTTCGACTCGTCTACGCAGTTCCCCGAGACGGTGGAGAACGTGAGAGCTGGCGACTCCAGCGGCGCGCTGTTCTTGTTCGATCCGCTGGCGCTCGGGATGATCGACGGCGATCGGTGGAGCAGGTGACCCGGCTGGAAGCGTGTCCAGAGGTTCTAACGCTTCGCCTGCCGAAGCACGTGTGCCACGAACTCCTGTGGAGGTCGTACGTGGTGCACGAGCAGATAGTGCGCGAATCCTTCGGGCCACACGTAGACCCCGTCGGACATGTCGCGCGTGCCGTTCTCGCATCCGCAGAATCGGCAGTTCGAGAAGCCCATCCACGCCTGATGGACCTTCCCGCGCTTCAGGTGCGCGAGCACGAGCTGTTTCTCCAGCGGATGCCAGTTGGCGTCGACCAGGGCTCGGGGGTCGAGAAGGTCGGCTTCGGTGATGCCGACCGCGAGTGACGCGAGCGCCTCGGCGGCCTTGGGGCTCAGCTTGCTGAGGTACGCGAGCGTCAGCTCCGTGGCGGTCGAAGCGATCGGATTCGGAGCGTCCTTCGTCGACTTCCAGTAGCCAACGCGCTTGAGCGGTGGGGGCGGCTTGCGCATCAGCGGATCCTGAGTTCGGGCTCACCAGGTTGGACCTCGGTGCCGGGCGGGATGACGCCGTGGGCGCGGAAGTCGGCGTTCATCTCGGCCTTGCGGATCGAGACGGTGGTCTTCTTGTACTCCTCCGGCACCGCAGCTTCGTCGATGACCACGAGGTTGTCCCGTCCCTTGACGAGCGAAACCGTGAACAGCTCCGTCTTGATCTTCGGCACGTCGAGCACCGCCATCGTCAGCCTCACCCACTCGCGCAGACGTTCGCGACGGTTCTCCAGGGCCTGGCGCCGTTTGCGCAGCCGCTCTTCCTCGCGCTTGAGCTTCTCGATGTCGCCGTCGATGCCGCGGAAGATGCGGCAGATGGTGTCGACCTTGGTGTTCAGCTCGCCCTTGACGTCGTCGAACAGGGTGAGAGCGCTGTCGATCTCCGCTTCGTCCGACTCCGGGTCATCCAGCACCGATCCGATCGCACGGAACGAATCGACCAACTCGTAGAGATTCATGCGCCGCATGGTATCGCTTGACGCCTTGTCTGACAAGCGGTACCTTCGACGGACTATGGATGCGGCGGAGGTCAAGATCGGGGACGTGTTCATCGAGGCGGACCCGTACAGAAACTTTCGGCCGGGGAAGGCTCGCGTTGGTCGTCGCCCTCGAATCGTGCGCGTCGAGGTCGTCACGGCGTACGACGTAGGCACGCGCGTCACCTTCGGGCGAGGTCTCGGGAAACCGCTGTCGATTCCCAAGAAGCACCTGGGCGTGCACTGGAGACCGTCGAAATGACTCAAGGCGTTCCGAGCACCGTCGAAACGAAGTTCCATCGAACGGTGAAGGGCGGTTGGCTGGTGACCACCAAGTGGAAGACATCCGACGGGCTTCAACGCTGTGTCGTTCTCGACGTACCGGACGGCTTGCTCTTCGACGCGATGGAGACCACCAGCAGACTGCTCAAGTCGGCGGCTTTCGGTCGACGCGACAACGCGGAAGAGCTTCTGCCGGACGCCTTTCGCTGAGCCGCGCGTGTCGACGATCACGAAGCGAGAGTTTCTGGCAGATCCGTCATCCGCGATTCGTGCGGCGAAGCACGTTCGACATGTGACGGTTCTCGATGACGATGGTCAGGCAAGAATGTTCATTGTGAGGCAACGCGAGAGCCTCGAACAAGAAGAGGAGGAGCGCATGAGCGAGACCGTGGCAGAGGTGGGTTCGGAGACGCGCGAGGTTGGCGAGGCCGCCCTGGAGAAGGCGCACACCCTGGTTCAGAACCGCAAGGGGCAGTTGAACGAACTGCACCGGGCCCTGGGCGAGTCGCAGTCGACGATGAAGGAGCTGCGCTTGATGGAGGTGCGGTTCCAGGCGGAGATCGAGAAGGCCAATCGCGAGCACGACGAGGACGTGGCTCGTCTCGACGCCGAGCTGGAGGCCGCGCGACAGCAGCACGCCGCCCAGATCAAGCTGTCGGCCGAGCGTCGCGACAAGGCGCTGAACCACGTGAAGTCGATGCTCGGGACGCAGGCGGCCAAGCTCGCGCAGGCGATGGACGACTACCGCAAGGCCAAGCGTAGCCTCGCGAAGATGCTGTCGGAGCTGCCGTGAGCTTCGAGCGCGGGGCTCCGGTCGCCTGGGGGGGTGGCCGGGGCTTGGTGCTCATGGACGTGGGGGAGCCGACAGTCGTTGTTCGGCGCGTCGACGGAGTGTCTTTTCGCGTGGCTCGCGAGGAGTTGCAGCCCGATGCGTCGCAGGTACCAGAGCTGTGGGGGTTCGTAGTCGACGTGAGGTTTTGTGCCTTGCAGCGGCAGGCGCACCCGCCGACCAAGGCGGAGATGGTCGAGGGAGCATGGACCCTCTGCGGCAAGTGGGTTTCTTCTCGCTCGTCTCCGACACGCGGCACGGTGACGTGCACGGTATGTGCGGCGAGGGCAACGGAGGCGAAGTCATGAAGATGACGCAGGTGTTGTTCCGGCTGTTTCTGATCGGCGTCGTTTCCGCACCGATGCTCGTCACTGGCGCAGTGTATGCGACCACGAGCAATCCGGATGCTTTCATTGCGGCGGTCGCGACGACGGTGTGGATTGTGATCGTGAGCTTCGCAGTCACAAAGGGCTTTGATGAATGAACGGACAGGCCGTCGAGGCCATGAGCGACGGACGTAAGCCGAAAGAATGGGTGATGGCGTGAAGAATGCGGATCCGTACGGAAGGGTTCATCACGGCAAGGCGCCTCCGAGGCGGAGGTTGAATGTAGTCTCCCTCCTCGCTCGCATCGCGATCTTCGTCTTCGCGCTGCTCACGGACGCTGCCCTCGTGCTTCTGCTGTGGTGGGTTTGGGCCGAGCGGCCATTCACCGACGGGTCGGGAGCCGCTACGGGGGTCACGATGTTGGCTGTTGGCCTAGCGGCCTTCGTTCAGGTTGTGCACCACCACAACTCGACGTCGCCGATGTGGCGCCGAGGCGTTTCCGGTTTGTTGATCGCATCGTGTCGGACTGTGCTGCGAGCAGCGGAAGATGATTTGTGGAGGGAGTCATGATCGACGAGCAAGAGTTCGACGAGCGCTACATGCTTCGACCGATCATCTACGGCGCTTTCTTCGGCTCGGGTCTGGTGTTCGGACACGGGAGCGAGAAGTACGAGTGGGGCTTGGCCGGCGTCGGCTTGTTCATGGCGCTGATGTTCTTCGTGATCGCGGAGGGCTATTTTCGTCGCGTAGCGCTGGCGAGGCGCAAGCGAATGGCGCAGCTGGACGCGCAGCGTGCGGCCAAAGAGGCCGCATACAAGTGGTCTGACAAGTGGAAGGTGGTTCTGGTCGCCTTCATCGAAAGCGTCGGCGCTCTTCGTACGAAGTGGATGGAGCAGCACGAGCGGTTACGCGAGAAGGGGTTCGAGGGTTCGAGCGAATACGAATACTTCGCAGATCAGCTCGAAGAGCATCTGCGCGATCAGATTCCAGTCATCCTTCGCGAGGTCATGAGTGACGTACAAGCCGAAGCCGAATCATCCGTTCAATCGCCGAGCAGCAATGCAGACGGCGCAAGCGGAGGCGCGCAAGGCGCAGCGTGACATCTCGCAGGCGCTGCTGGATTCGACTTGGTTCCTGAAGGAGTTTCTTCCGGCCTGGCTGCGCGGAAATCGCACGGCGCTGTTGCGTGTCGTCGCAATGGTCCGAGCCGACCCCGAGGCTGAGAAGCTCATCCTTGCTCACTTCGACAAGAACACCGGATCGGGGAAGCCAGATGTGTGAAGAAGCCGATGGCTACAACGATGTCGAGTCTCGTGACATCGCTCGCGCCAAGACACGCCATGTCTGCTCGGGATGTCGGCGCGACATCTCGCCTGGGCAACTCTACATCAAGACGAAAGTTCTCTACGACGGCAGCTGGTCATCGTGGAAGCATTGCGGACGATGTGCCCACCTGATGGCAGAGCTTCTCGACCGCCATGGCGCCGGAGTGTCTGTCGACCCGGAGTTCTGCTGCGGGATGTCTTGGTTCGATGCGTTCGACGAGGATCCTCCGGAGGAGGTACAGGCGCTGGCATTCGTCGACGCGAACGAAGCAAGCAAGATGCTCGAAGAGGAGTATCGCAAGCAATGCGAGGCTCGGGCTGAGGTCCGGAGACGGCAAAAGTCGGTGCAGACATGACGGATAGCAATGCCGAGTAGCGTGGACTGGGGCCCATCGGGCGTGTTTTGCGTTTGGAGGGTGGTCTGGATCTGGTCCTTAGTCTCTGACATTCCAGTTCCCGTCCGCGTTACATTCCGTACTCCCGCTCCGCAAACCACCGCGTACCGCGATGCCGCGGTACGCTTGTTTGGTTCGAACCGCAAGCCACCGAAGCTCGGCCCGTGCGGGCACGCGTTCGTTGCAACCTTCCCGTCCTACGGAAACGATGGCGGCAAGGGAGAACACGAGGAAGTCGACAGCGGTGTGTGGGAACAGAAGGACACGCGCAATGGAGCAAGAATCATCTCCACCGAGTACGCGCTACGGCGTGCTGTCCAAGTCGCAGCGTGAAGCGCTCGATCTCATCCGCCGACTTGGAGGAATCGGCGACATATCACTCGCCATCCGTCGGTACGAAGCGACGAACCCGAGCGCCCCACCGTGGTATCGTCTGCCATTCAGCAAGAAGGCACCTCGAATTCTTGGGGCACGTCGGACCCTGGAAAGCCTGCACGCTGCCGGGTTCATCAAGCCGGGATATTGCATCGGAGCCGACACGGTGTACGTCGAGACTAAATAACGTTCGACGCACCTTGCGCCGCGTCAGACACTTGTGATAGGGTCGGGCTCGGAGGCAGGATGGCGAGGAAGACCGAAGAAGATCTCATCGAAGATGCGATGAAGACGTTCGCGGAACATGAGATTCGGTCGAGGACGGACACGTCGGTTCTGATCTGTCGTCGCCACAAGGACGGCGGGTGGACCAGTGAGTACGCGATGGAGATCGTCTCCGGCGCTCTCGACTACCTGATTCTGACTGGCGACATGGATACGGTGGTGTTCGCTTACTGCAAGGGGTCTCTGCGCGAGAAGTTGCAGTGGATCGGCAAGGATCAGCCGAGCTTGGGGTACATCTCTCAAAAGGCTTCGATCGGGATGAATGAGAGCCATCGTCTGGCGCGCTCGTTTTCGCCGGAGGTCGCAGCGGAGATTGTTGAGGATCAGGCCCAGACGATATCTGCGGACGGGGAGCACGAGGTTGCCGCAGCGCTTCGCGAGGCAATCGAGTTTGACCTGCCAGAGGACGAATACAGCCTTCGGCCGTTCCTCGAAAAGCTGGAAGAGGCCGGGCTGTCGGACGTGGGAGAGCTGGCGTCGAGCTTCTACGTCACGGCACCTCGCGTGGTGTACGCCTGGGCTGCCTGTCGGCGAGCCCGACAACTGTTGGACGCGGCCGATGCCGCTTCGGAGGCTTCCGGATGAGTCACATCAGTCATATTGACTACGTCACGCACGCCGCGTGGTTTGCGGCGATGGCTCACAAGGATCAGAAGAGGGACGGGAATCAGGAGCCGTACTTCATGCACGTGGCCCGTGTCGCCTCCGCGGTGGCGCACAACTTGGGGTTCCAGAGCCTTCAGTACAACCGAACGCCTGATACGGTGGCTGCGGCGTACCTCCACGACGTCATGGAGGACTGCGGCTACACGTTCTGCGATCTGGTTGATCAAGGTTTTCGCGAGCCCACGGTGCTGATCGTGGAGGAGTTGACCGACGATCCTTCTTGGCCGCGCGAGGCCAGGAAGAAGTTGCAGGCCGAGAAGATGTCGAAGGCTTCGCACGAGGCCTGTCTGGTGAAGCTCTGTGACCAGACGGACAACCTGGAAGGCCTTCAGGCAATGTTGGCGCAGTCGTGGGCAGATCGTCGCTCGAACATGCACATCGTCGCTAGGTCGCGCCGGTACATTGAGGGCGCTTCCCTGGTTGTGAGCGCATGCATCGATCGGATCGGGGACAATCTTGAGATCTATCCCGCGAGGTCGCAGTACGAGAACGCCATCAAGAAGCTCACGAAGGACATGGAGTTGTACGCAATCGTACCGGTGCAGGGCGACGGACCTCAAGGTGCACCAGAGGATCGCCGCAGACACGGAGTCATTTCGTGGGCAGAGCACCTGCTGGTCTACGAGGCGTACGCGGCCAAGTACGGTCGCAGCCAGACGCCGGAGCGGCTCGCCGAACGTGGAGGCTTCGGTCGTCGAGAGGCGGAGGTGCTTCTCGGTCGCGATCTCGAAACATGGCGAGCGAGGTGAACGGTGGCAGACCAGGTAGATACCACGTCTTCAGCGACCGCGTTCGTTGTGGAGTACATCGAGGTCGAGTTTGGTGAGAGGCCCGAGGGGTACGTCTGTTTTTTGACGTTCGGAGAGGCCATCGCACGAGCCACGCGTGACGCGCAGAGCGGTGGATGGGAGGGGGGCTACTGTGGCCCTCGGAAGCCCATCGTTGTTCAGCCAATCCCGTGGTCTGACTTGCCCAAGAAGGCGGCGGCAGAGCTTCTTCAAAATCGCATTGGATTCACCGAGCGCACGTGGAGGCCGAAGTCGTGAGCGCTGATCACGTCTGGACGCTGGTCGGCAAGCGCTATCACGCCTTCGATGCGAAGCCGGCGTCTGGCGCAGCTCTACGTCGTGCGGGGCTCTGCGGGCAGGCCCGAGGCCCCGTGGGATTCGAGGTGGTTCTGGGGCAGACTCGCTCGGCCGAGAACACGTGCAAGAACTGCATCCGTGCCGTCGAGCGTCGGTGTTTTGCTCAGCTTGCGGAGAGGGGCGAGGGACGGGTTCCGCCGGAGTCAGCGCTTCACCCAGGCGTCTCTGACTCCGGTGTAACCGCGGCGTCCTTTCGGCGCAGCGAAGAAGAGCTGAGCGCGTTGGACAAGTCGCAGATCTGGGACCTCATCATCGACTGGAAGACCGACATCCGACAGCGCAAGGCTTGGTCATTTGACGATCTCGCACTCGCGCTCGATCGCTACGGCTTCGAGATTCGGAGAAAGCCACGTGAGTAGTAGCTTCGAGGAGTGGCAGGTTACGTCGAACGACAGCCGCGACGGGTCGGTTACGGCAACGCATCGTCACTTCGGACCGAAGCCGGGGCTTCGCATCGCCGTGCACACGGTGCAGGGGCGCACCGGGTGGCACATGACGTGTCATCCGATGGAGATCTTTCACAAGCCTCTTTCAAGCGTCGCACTCGACGACGCGCAGAAAGAAGCCACGGACATCGTCGCCCCGTGGCTCGAAGAGGTTCTGCGCGACATGCTGGACTTGATATGACCAACGACCATAGGCGCGAGGAAGTATTCGCTGTAATCGACTGCACGGTCCGCTGTGTCGTCGACGGGTCGACATGGTGGGTGATGCGGTTCATAACATCTGGCGCTGACACGTTTCTGGCGTGGATGCCTGTGCAGTCCTTGGCGTGGTGGTTCTATTCACAGCATGTCGGCGGCTTTCCGAAGTATGGTGCGCCAGACTCGGATGCTCTTCCGCAGAAGAGCGGGAAGCGAACACTGTCTTTCAATCCACCTCCGGAAGTGGGTGCGCATCCAGTGCAGTTTCTGGTCGGCGGGTCGTCGGACGGTCAGCTGACTGTCTGGGTGAGAGATCAGGAGACGCGCATCACGCGTATCTTCTCTCCGACCGACGAAGAGTGGTCAGAGCTTCTGACGACCAGAAGCTCGGTGCGTGTTCGCATGTCGGTTCTCCACGACACGGAGCCCATGTGACTACGGATCTGACTCCGGCAGAGCGTGAGATGCTGTCTCTGCTTTCGTGCGACCGCCCACAGCACACAGGCCAACTCGGCGCAACCATGTGGGCACACAAGAGCAGGGCGCCTCGTACTGCCGCAGCATACGCGCGTCCAGCTGGTCGCATTCTGAATGCGCTGAGGCGCAAGGGGCTCGCTCTGCGCGTGGTGCAGGGTGAGGTTTATGGATGGGTCGCGACACGAGACATGTGATGCGAGCTGCGAAGGAGAGCCATGGATAGGGCCTACCACTGTTGGCTGTGCATGTCGCACGAGTTGAACAGAGAGACGCTGGAGCTGAAGTTCATTGGCTTCAGGTTGTTCTCCGCGCCCCCGTGGGATTTGACGGACCACGGCCTGCTGGAGTCGGCGGTTTACATGACCACCTCGATGACGAGTTACGAGCATGCGCAGGAGCGGATGCTTGCGAGCGTCAGGCATCTCGCAGAGGTTGTGGGGCTTCCGATCTGGAAGCTCGCCTGGGTCGACATCGACCCGTCGCTGGAGGCGCATCAGCGCCGGGCGCTCAAGCGATGAAGCTGCTGCATCTAAAGGCAGAAAGGCTCGGAGGGGGGTACTTCCGCGCACACATGGCCTACCAGGTCGGGTGGTGGCTATGGCGTCGGCAAGAGCGAGTTGTCGGCAAAGTGTTTGCGTACGAGCGCGACAGAGGGATCGTCGTTCGCGTTGAGGCGCTTGTGAACGAGAATGAACCGCAGGCAGCGTCTTCGTGGCGCGCGCAGCGCCTACTAAGGCGCTCTCTGGAGAACATCTTCACGATTCACGGTACACGTGACGTGGACTGGACGTCGACCAGAGAGATCGAGTCCAGTTCTACCCCGACTACCTTCTGAGGGTGCATGCTTGAGATGCAGAAGCGGTTGCGCGATCGACTCGTGGTAGAGTACGAGCGCATCAGCGCTGCCCACTGGGATCACCACGACGATTTCAGCAGTGGCGTGCGTGCGGGAAAGAAAGAGGCGCTCGTGGAGCTTGGTCGCCATTTTGGCATCGAGATCGAGTGCGCGGAGGAAATACAGATGGGCCACGTGGATGCTCAGTACCTCGACTTGGTGAAGCAGATCATGGAGCGCGGGGCGCGGCGCGGCGATCGCACGGGCACCGGGACCCGCAGCTTGTTCGGCGCGCAGCTCCGGTTCGACCTGTCGCAGGGCTTCCCGCTGCTGACGACGAAGCGCATGCACTTCAAGTCGATCCTCCACGAGCTGCTCTGGTTCATTCGGGGCGAGACGCACGTGAAGCCCCTCCAAGACGCAGGCGTCTCGATCTGGGACGAGTGGGCCACCCCGGAGCAATGCGCTCGCTTCGGCCGCGAGCCCGGTGACCTCGGCCCCGTCTACGGGCACCAGTGGAGGAACTTCGGTGCGACGAAGCTGGAGGATGGCTCGTACGCCAAGGACGGGTTCGACCAGTTGGCCTGGCTCGTCGCAGAGATTCGTCGCAATCCGAACAGCCGTCGCCTCATCGTCAGCGGCTGGAACCCTCGCGAGGCGGACCAGGTGGCGCTTCCCCCGTGCCACACCCTGTTCCAGGTCTACGTCCAGGACGACAAGCTCAGCTGCCATCTCTACCAGCGGAGTGCGGACGTGTTCCTCGGGGTGCCCTTCAACATCGCGAGCTACGCGCTGCTCACCGAGATGCTCGCACACGTCTCGGGACTCATGCCCGGCGAGTTCGTCCACTCGTTCGGCGACGTGCACCTCTACAACAACCACGTGGAGCAGGCGATGGAGCAGATGGGCCGTGAGCCTCGGCGCTTGCCGCTGGTGGTCATCGAGTCGAATGCCACGGACTTGTTCTCGATGCGCTTCGAGGATGTTCGGTTGGAGGGGTACGATCCGCATCCGCGGATCTCAGCGCCTGTGGCGGTGTAGTCATGGCCGTCACCATCCTCGTCAAGCGAGAGCGGCACTTGCAGCCCCGAGAGGTGGGCGACGCTGTCTGCACCAGTTGCAGATCAGAACTGCGAGCCACCCGTGCAGACTTTCATCGAACAAAGGGCTTCGGTCCCGACTCAGAGCACATCAAGTCGCCGTATCTGCACTGTCCCGTGTGCGACCACTGGCTGCCGGAGTACGAGTTCGAGTGGAAGCCGTTTCGAGAGCATGAGCAAAGAGATGTTGGCGCCGAGCCGATCGTCGCTCGCATCACGCTGTACCAGAAGAGGCTGGTCGAACGCGCGGAGTCGCTGCGTAAGTTCAGCGTCCCTAACCTCGGCGGTGACTTGGCGGGTCATGCGCTGGAGGTGCAGAAGATCGCGAACGAGTTGGAGACGCTGCTCAGCGGCGGGGAGATCGAAGAGTGAAACGCAAGTCCGTCGAGTCCGGCGCGCATCAGCGCCTACAAGGGGAGTGAACGATGGCCGTCGAGAGTATGAGGACCGAGGGAGAAGCGGTGTACGAGGTCGTTGGACCACGAGAAGGCGATCCTCCGGGGGAGAACCGCTTGTGGGCTCGCGTGTTCACGATCGTCGGAAAGCCTGGTGCGTCCCGCGCGTACGCGGTTCCGGGCGCCCCCGTGGTCGCGGGCATGTACGCAGGGGGTCGTGAGATCGGCACGCGACTCCGCGTCAAAACAACGACTGTCGCGAAGATCGAAAAGCCGAAGAAGGTGGCGAAGTGATTGCGGTGACTGCCTGCGCAAGATGCTGGAGAGGCGGGTTCAGACCATGACGCGGTTCGCATGGTGGTTTATCGCGTTGCAGATCGGACCGCCGGTGGTCTTTGCGTTGGCGCTTCGCGACGGATCGGCGGCGCCTGTGATCGCGACGTGCGCGTGGATCAGCATCGGCTCGTTTGCCGCAACGCTCTTCGCCCGCATCGCGTGGCAGCGCAAGACCGATGAGCTGCTGAGCAAGCCGCCAACGCTCGCGGACCAGCCGGCGCTTCCCCCGGTCGAGTCCGATCCTCAGCTGGAGGAATACCACTCGGTCCTCAACAGCCAAGAGCAGCTGATTCTTTCTGCGCTCGACAGCGGAGACGTGGACGCGGCTCGCGCGATGATCATCGAGCACTTCGAGGAAGACCGCGACCTACTTGACGATCTGGCGATGACCGACGACTGCGAATCTGAGTCATGAAGACTCCGACAGGAAGACACGAGCCGTGACACGGATGTCCTACGAGGCGGCCCGCGCAATTGTTCGCGACGCGGTCGACGGAGTGCGACTCAACGGGCTACGCGCGGAGCATTGGCCGGCCCGAGAAATGTTCCGCGCCGCCGTGCTCACGAACCTGTTCGAGCGCGAAGTAGCGAAGGCGTTCGAGGGCTACGGATATCACGTGCAGTTCCGAAGCCACGCGCTTGTCGTGGAGCAACGGGCGTGGGACGAGAATCACGCCATGATGCCGCCACCGACCGAGTCTCGGCAGGGCGACGGCCATGTTGTTGTTTTCTACGGAGACGGATGGCCATCCATGTTGAAGCCTCCGGACTTGTATCCGGAGCTTGAGCTGTTTGGGGGAGCGTTCCCACGCGAATACTTGCTCCCGTCGGACAGCCGCATTCAGCTCGAAAATCGTCAACTTCGTGACGGCGGCCTTGTCGCCTGTTTGATGGCGAGGTACCGGATCGTTGCGCGGACCGCAGACATTGCTTCGGCGGTGTTTTGCTACGAGCCGGCTGGACATTTGGTTCTTGTCGATGGCGCCGCGGAACGAGCCTCTGGAAAGGACGACACGTGAAGAAGTCGAAGAAGTCTCCACACAAGGTCATCCCGGTCGAACGTTGGCGCTTCGAGACCGCTCACGTCTCTGGGTCGGCGACGAACTGACCGCCCGCGATGCGCCCGAGCGTTCGCTCGTTGTTCAGCAGGCGCACGATCTTCTCACCGTCCGCGAAGAAGTACGGGACATCTTTCTTGCGCTCAATCGACACGCCGCTTTCCGTCAGCGCAACGATCATCCGAGCCAAAGCTTCCTGGCTCTGCTGCTGTATGCGGGCTCTCACCTGTTCTTCTGGGGGCTTGTGCTCGACGCGGCGCTCTTGGAGAAGGCGGACGAGGAGGTAGGAGAGTCCGCCGATTTCGACGTCGCGACGAATCGATTCAATCAGGAGGTTCTTGTCCTCCACGTGGGGGCGCAGCGCGATCGCCTCGACGATCGCACGGATCACGGCGGCCCCTGCGCCCGTCGGCCGGGGACCGTTTGGCGACTCCCAGCGCGACACGGTGCGAACGTCGACCCCCGTCAGCCGCGCGAACTGGGCGCGCGACATCTTCAGGCGAGAACGCAGCGAAGACACTTCGTTATGAGTCATGACTCATCGTCTCCGTTAGGCGACCGGCCGCTCTTGGATTTGTCGGAGAACTTGTGAGCCCAGAACGCATCCATTTCGCGTCGCAGCACGGTGTCCGTGGCCAGCCGCTCGCGCGTGGTCGGATCCTTTAGGTCGATACGTTCGCCATCTCGGGTCACGAAATGGAAAGGCTTCTTTGGACGCAAAGGGATTTTGGGCACCGTCCGCATGACGCGAGGACGTGTAGGCGATGGCTTGTTGCGGTGGCGCTCGATGTACGTAGCGGCCATGCGAAGGATGACGGGGTCCTCATCGAAGTGCCCGATCGAGCAGTTACACCGCTTGCAGAGTAGTCCGCGGATTGCTCCGGTCGAATGGTCGTGGTCAACGTGGCATTTTTCTGCCGTAATAGCTTTCGAGCAGATCGCACACCTGCTGCTTTGCTCGGAAAGCATTTCAAGAACGTCGGTTGGCGTTAGTCCGTACTTGCTCCATCGATGACCGGTTCGCTCGGTCTTCTGGGCACGCCACCAGCCTCGCGCGCAGTTTACGCAGCGATCGAGGCTGGGCACGGTAAACTGAAGAGGCCAATCTCGTTCACACTCGACACAGTGCAGAAAGTTGCCGTGCTTGCGATCATCCGCTGTTGGCGGCACGTAGTCATTCTTGGGCTTGCGCGGCCAGTCGGCCGGCTCGCGCTCTACCGGGTCAGTCTTCTTGGAGCGCCAAGATTCCCGAGCGCAGTTTGCGCAGCGTCTCGCTTTCGGCACGGCCAGGCGTAGCGGCCACTCCTTCTCACACTGAACGCAGCGCAGGAACGCCCCGTGCCTCATCTCGTCTGCCGTGGGCGCCTCATAGGGCACCGCCTCCTTTCGAGGTCTGCCACGCGACGGCTTGGGGGCCTTCCTGGGTGTCGACATACGAGAGACAAGCTACGTCAATATTCCCAACGGGTCAAAAAGAAAATACATAATCGATATTATGTGACCTGTCGTAAAGGTATCTAAAGGTATCTATTGACCGCTGCCGACGACCCTGCTAGCGTGGTCTCGCGGTACAGACGCGGTGCGAGCCCGACCGTCCGCTTCAAACGGGCGCAGCTCGCGGTGGATCTCGCCTTAGGAGGTGAGGGCAACGTCAGCCCCAAGGGCGTGACAGCCGGAGAGACGGCACTTCTTGCGAAGAGGGGCGGCGAGATGGGGCAGCAAGAGCAAGGCGACAGGCCTGCTTTCGACGGGGCAGGGTGGTGGGAAGCATGGTTCGCGACCGACACGGACAAACCTTCGGTGACTGGCATCCGTGCGCGGTCGGCTAAAGAGGCGACAACGAGGGCGCTGCGCTTTCTGGCCATCCGCTTGAGCGACGTCCCCGTGTTCTACGTGTGTCCCGCCGGAGAAGGGCCGCCGCCCGCTCTCGCGCAGCTCCAGAAGGTAATCAGAAGATGAGCGACAACTTGGCACCGCCCATTCTCCGCTACTTCGCCTGGAGTCACCTGCCGCCGCATCTTCGCGAGCTTTCGTCCTCGTTCGCCGACTTGGCGTACTTGATTGCGGGTTTGTCCGAGCAGCGGGTCTTCACGGACGAAGCGAAGGCGTGTTGGACGCGCATCGTCGAAAAACTGGGGCCCGAACCGCTTCACGATACGGCGGCAGCCGCTGAGTGGAACACGGCGAGGCACAGGATGCACGCGTTCCGCGCGGCGTGGCTGTACATGGAGGACGATCTCTCTCACTGCCTTCGCCTTCTTCTTGAAGCCAAGGACTGCGCCGTTCGCAGTCGCGTTCCACCTCCGTCTGGCGCCGCGTGCGCGACGGGCGCGTCGGAACAACAAACGCATAAGCCGGCGCGCCCCACGAGAACCGTGGTCGTCTACGGCGAGAAGGGGTCCAAGTTCCCGAGCGTAATGGTGCTCAAAGAGACCATGGACGACCCGGCTTTACGAGACCTGACGCTCCTCGACTTGGAGGAACCGTTCCTGCTCGAAGAGTTCGAGGCCGATTGCTGGGGTCACGCCCAGACCTACGTGCAGGCGAAGTACCACGAGACGTTGTATCGGCCTTCTGACCCGATCGTTTGGAAGCCGTGGGGCACGATGCGCAGCCAGGAGGATGATGATGTCTGATGCAGCGGTGCTCGGGCGGCAATACAGCAGCGATTCGATCTACGAGTGCGTGCGGCGTCGCGACGGGACACACGTGTGGAGAAGCGTCGGGAGCGACGGGCGGCCGACGGTGACCGGCGGAAACCGGTTCATCCACATGGGCTTCACCGCGGCGATGGACGCGGAAGATTACGCGTCGGGAACTCGCGTGAAGCTCGTGCGCACGTACGCTCTGGAGAAGGTTTCGTGACCCACCGTCTCGATCTGTACCTGTTCCTCGAACGTGTTGCGCGCCAAGCGAGAGAGCGCGGTGACGAGGAGTTCGCGGAGTTGGTCTCGGACAACGTCCAGCCGTTCTGGTCCGCGCTCTCAGATCAGGAGCGCGATGAGCTGACTGGCGAATCAAGCCCAGAGACTACCGCGCTGCGGACCGAGCTTGCGCGATTGCGCGACCTCCTGCGCAAAGCTGAGTTCGAGCGCGACGACCTGCTCGCGGTGATCCATCGCGATGGCGGCCACTACCTCGGCGAGCACGGCGTATCGAAGGCTGTTGCGGACGCGCATGCGACGTGGGCTGCGATGGTGGCACGCAAGGAGCGCATCGAGCACGACCTGAGGGAGATGCGAGACTCGATGCGGAAAGCCCATCCCGACGACGATGTCCCGTGCTCCAGCGTGGCCAACTGGCTCGACGAGATCCTTTCCAAGGGGTGAACGAGATGCAGCAGCGAGTGAAGAAAGGCTTTTCGGAGGCGCTCCCGTGCGGGTTCCAGATGAACGAGCACGAAGGACTTCTGGTGATCGGACGCTCCGACGGCAGAGACGAGACCTCACTGCCGGTCGAGGTTGTTGCAGCCATGGGGCTCGACCGCGCCGTGGAGCTTCACCCGGAGCCCTGGGAGACCTTCCGCGACATGGTGAGCAAGGTGGTCGCGAAGCATTACGGGTTCAACCTGAAATCTCGCGGCACAACACTGAGCGACCCCGAAGTCTGGCAGACACTGCTGTCCGAAGTGTTGATAGCTTCTGGGGCCGCAGGAGAGCTGGTCGTCCACGCTCGGCGGCTCAATGCTATGCACGAACTTCGCCGACACGTGGACAGCTCTGCGCACGATCGCTTGAGTCGTCAGTGGGTGCTCAACGAACTCGACAAGATTTTGGCATCGCAATGAAGCTCACATTTCAGGTGTACGTGGGCGACGATCTCATTCGAACGGAGACGTTCGATAGAGAGTCCATCAGAATCGGAAGCCTTGCCTCGAACGAGCTTCGGTTGCAGTACCCCGGTGTGTCGCGCATGCATGCGGTCATCGAGGCAGAGGGACCGCACGACGTCTTCATCCTCGATCTCGGCGCCCCCAGCGGCACGTTCGTGAACCTCGTGAGGTACATCAAGTCGCGAATCATCCCAGGCGACGTCATCGAGATTGGCGCGGTGAAGCTGATCGGAGACTGGGACGTGAGCGAGCTGGGCGAGAAGGACTGAGATGGCAACGGACGACGTAACTGGGCCGGCTCTGCCGATGCTGCTGCCATACGCAAAGCGTTCGCCCGAAGAGGTTCGACGCGTCGCCTTGATGTGTCTCTTCTGGATGGGATGGCTTGACCCCACGGAGGTCTTCGCGCTTTTTCGTGAACGTCGTGAGATGCGAGATGCTCTCGACCGCTGGGCTGACGACGGGGGCGCCTTCCATGGGTGACGCAAGGCACTACCAGCGATCGCTCACGGACCAGCTTCTCCGTGCGGGCCAACGTCAGCGGGAGCTGACCTCAGACATCGCCGACGCACGCAGAGGGCAGCAGGAGACGACGGCAGAGCTAGTTCAGGCGCGTCGAGCATGGGCAGAGGCGGAAGATGCCGCGCTGTGGCGTCGGAAGCGGTGGGATCGGTTCAGAAGGGGAGGCTCGTGATGATGGCAGCCGATGGACTCGCGAAGTTGATCGAGGAGTGCGGCGAGTTGCAGCAGGTCTGCGGAAAGCGCCTCGCGTACTTCACGACGGATGAGCATCCGGATGGGGGACCACCGTTGCCGCGGCGTCTTCAGGAGGAGATCGCAGACGTGTTCGCGGCCTGCGCGTTTGTCATCTCCGTGCATGGTCTGGACGAGGCTGCGGTCATGCTGCGCTCTGAACAGAAACTGGAGCTGTTCTTTCGTTGGCACGAAGAAGTCGGGAACAACAAGCACGCAGTTGACGGTGATGACGATGAGGCGTGAATGGCCTCGGGAGCATCCCAGGCTGGGACGCCACCTAATCTGGATCAAAGAGGTGGAGGTCGCAGAGCGGCGACGTCAAATCCGCGCGGCGCGTCGTGCCGAGAATGCGCGGAGAACACGGGTTGGCCAGGAGCTGTCGAAAGCCGCAGTGCTCCAGGCGTCCATAGAAGCGGATGATTTCCACCGCTGGCCTGGAGATGACTCGAATTGTGCCTGGGTAGATCACCTGTTTGTGACACGGGCGCGAGTTAGATTCGCTCGTGGTCTACTGTTGAAGATTCGTCGTGCGAACCGGTTCGAGCTTCGTGGCGCGGCTGTCAATCATTGGAAGATGGAGTTGCAGAAGGATAGAGACGCAATGCTCGCTCTGAAAGATGCGTCGCGCTCACGCCTTATTACTCTGGTTTAGGAGACAAGAAATGATCGATCCGAAGATCGCGGCGGAGGCGGGTGAAGCTCGCGACGAGTACATCGTGCGGTGCGCACGCTTGGAGGCCGAGCGAGATGCCGCGGTCGCCGAGTCGGACAGGATGCGGCGCGAGATTGGGGCGCTGCGCGGCGTTACGCATCTGCGCGCCGAGGAGTTGACGGCAGAGAGTCAGCGATATCGCGATCCAGGCGCGCTCCGGGCTCACGGAGAGCTTGTGGACGTGACCGCTCGCCTTGACGCCATCCTTCGTCCATCGGATCCGAGCGAGCCGAACACGGCGCTGCGCCCCGGCACGGGCGACATCTGCATCGTGGACATGTCTCACGAGCTGGATCAGGACGTTCTGGGCGGTGGCGCGGACGCCACTCGGATGGATGCCGTGGTCATGGACACGTTTCAGTCGGACAAGCACAACGACACGTACGTCCTCGTTGCGCTTCTTCACACGTGGGGTTTCCACATTGTTCCGGCGAGCCGGGTCGTGGTCACGTCCCCTCACGGGCGTGGAGCTACTCGATGAGGGCGTTCGATGTTGGAAGCGTCGTCGCCGTGATGGACGACGACGGCGAGGTGGGGGACGCAAGGGTTACCAAGGGTGTCGGCCGCGGGAAGGATAGGCGGTGGACGGTGGTGTCCGATTCGGGGTGGGTTGTCGAGCGGACGACGGAGCAGATCGAGGCGGCAATCCAGTATCAGAAGGCGTTCCGCATGGTGCAGTCCCAGGAGGGGGCGGTGCTGCACGAGGCCGACCTGCTGGCCGACCTGTTGGACGACGATGACTCGGCGAAGGCAGTAGACATCATTCGTCGCGAGGCGCTCAGGCTTCGGGAGCGACGCAAGGCGTTCGCCCAGGCAGAGGTGGCTCTCGACCGCGCGATGGAGAAGAGGTGATGCCCGACGACCGTGTTCGCATGTGCGCGCAGGTTCGGTGGACGCGTGCAGACGGCATCGAGACGGTGAAGCTCGTCCGATTCTTCGTGCCCACGCCAGCTTCGGACAGGCTGGGTATCCAGGAAGCTGTGCGGCGAGCGGTGACCTCAACCGCTCGTCTTCGCAGGTTCGAGGTCGTCGCGGACAAAGCAGCCTCCGGCGCTGCGATCTGGACCACTCGCTCCGCAGTCTACAGACGCAAGGCGCAAGGAGTGGGACACGGAAGACATTCGTTCGACTACGTCGACGGGACCGTTGAGGTGAAGCTCGCGCTCGGGTGGGACGAGGTGTTCGACCAGCCGCCGTGCGACTGCATGGATTGCTCGATCAACGGCGAACCGACGCACGGGTAACATGGACAGCAAAGACGAGCAAGAGCAGTCAGAGTGGTGGGGCCATCGGTATCCTGCACGCAACGTATTCACTGCGTGGCTGATGGGAGTCACCTTCGGTTTCGGCATCGCCTTCTCGATCTACAATCCGGGGTGGCTTGGCTTGCCGGAGTACATCATGCTCGGCTATGCCGCACTGTTCGGCGTGGGAAGCACGTTTCTCGTGTGGCGCAAGAACGGAGGTGGTCCGAGGTGAAGAAGCTCTACTACATCCTGTGTCGCGAGTCGCCGCAGGGAGATGATGCTCTGTGGTGGAGGCCGAAGGGTAGCGGATACACGGTCCGCGTCGACGACGCTGGTCTCTATACAGAGGAAGAGGCGGCGCGGATCGAGAGGATCCGCGGAACGGACATCGCCGTTCCTGCTGACGTGGTTCGAGAAGCTGCCGTCAGAGTCGTTCCGGTCGGCTCTGTGGCTCAGTACAACGAACCGACGCTGGCGAAGCGTCCACGGAAAGCGGGCGCGTAGTGCCTGGAACCAATGCGGGCACCGGTCAGCCTTTGACTCTTCGATGCTCGAAGTGCCGCCGGAATTTCTTCGAAATGCAACGGCGCATTTCGTGCGGGACGAATCTCGTGCGCACGGGGGTCACGAAACCTCTGACCAAGTCTCAGTGCGGCACTGGTGGGCGCCGAGTTTTGCAGTACCGAGTGCAGTACCGGTGCCTCGATTGTGGGCACGTGGGTTTGACCCGCGTGAAAGACGTTCTCAGAAAGCCATTCGAGAAGGACGAGGGTGATGGCAATGGGTGAAGAAGCAGAGCTGACGTTGGCGCTGATCAAGCCGGATGCGGTTCGTTCGGGGTTCGCTCCCGAGATCTTGCGAATCATCGCTTCCAAGCACACCATCATCTCGGTGCACGCCGGCAGATGGACGCCGGTGGCGGTCGACGTCTTTTACTCGGAACACGCTGGCAAGCCGTTTTTCGAGGACCTCAAGGCGTTCATGTCTTCGGACATCATCTACTCAGTCGTGATGTCGGGCCCCAATGTGGTGGCGTCGTGGCGGGAGTTGATGGGGCCAACGGATCCGCAGAAGGCGCCGATGCACACGCTCCGCTGCATGTTCGGGGACCACAAGGGGCCGCTGATGCGGAACGCGGTGCATGGGTCAGACTCGGTCGAGTCGGCGGCTCGGGAGATTCGATTGATCCGCGAGTTCATTCGCGGCGACCGCATGATCTCCGCCTTCGGCCGTCCGCGGAGCGAACATGTTTCGTGGTGAGGACTTCATTCTGTGGACGATGAGGGGTGCCCGTCGTGCCGTCGCAGCGGCCGAGGCCTTGGTCGCTTCCCAGCGCCTGACGTACGCAACGACCGCACGCATGGCCGCCGAGCGTGAGCTTCTGACCGTCGTTCGCGACTACCATCGGAAGCACGCCGACTTGGAGGACGTGAAAGAGTACGACGTGGCCCTCGAAGAGCGGCAGCAGCGCGAGGAAGCGGCGGCTCGCGAGCTTCAGGATGCGTTGGAGCGCGCTCGCGGGCGCGAGTGGTGATTCGTGGCGAGGGGCGCGTTGTAACGGAGGAAGCGATGAGCGAAGTGATCTACGTTTGGTCCACCGATGAAGAGCGATTCGTCGACAACGGGTGCAAGACCCGAGAAGACGCACTTGCCGACGCGCGTCAGGAGCATGACGTCGTCGAGGGCACGGTGTGGACTGGGGTTCAAGTTCCGATTGTTGTCGACAATCTCGCTCGCGGCTGGGGTCTTCGCATCCTCGAAGGAATCGTCGACGATCTTGCGGACGAATACGGAGACCTCGTGGACGGCATGTTCTCCGAAGTGACCAAGGAGCAAGAGAAGACCCTGGACGACCGCATCGTGGAGCTGTTCGCTCAGTGGACCAAGGAGATCGGTTTCGAACCGAAGTTCTGGGGCGTCGCAGATGTGCAAGAGCACCAGGTCTATGCAATCGAGATCGGCGACATCGTCTCCTGCGACGCGCTTGGGCCCGAGCAGCGCGATGCGACGGTCATCGGGGAGCACAAGTGGTCAAACGGCATGCGGTCGCTGAAGCTTCGGGCGAACGATACGGGTTTCGAGTTCAGCGAGGATGCGCACAAGTGCACACTCGTCAGGAAGGGGAGCTGACGCATGGGGTCTCGATGGCTCGTGGGCATTCTTGCCTATCCGATCACTCCGCCCAACCCGATCACACTTTCGTGGCTTGCGGCGGAGATGCAGCGCAGCAAAACGCGAGCGCGCGTACCCGGCCCGCTCTTCGCAGAGCGCATGACCAACTCGTACTCTTTTGCGGAGTGCGCGCCATCTGTGGCCAACTTTCTTCTGCCCGAAGAGCGTGAAGCCGCGAAACAGTCTGCGCGAGATCTTTGCATCCCAGGTCTTGACACGGCTGCGGACAAGGTGTTCGAGGTCGAGGTTTCCGAGGACGCGTTCGGCTGGTTCAAGGGATCTGGTCTCGCGCGTGCCACGCCCTCTGTCTTGGCGTCGCTCGACCAGGACACGAAGACGCCCGGTCTTCGGTTCGTATGGTCGTTCGACGGCATGACGTTCAGCAACGCGTTTGCCCGCACGCGGAGCATTGCCGTCAAGATGGGCATTCAGGACCGCCCGTGGGCGTCGAAGGTTTGGACTGGAATCCTGGATCCTTCTTACGTCGGGCACGTCGTGGAGATTCAAGAGCACGATCAGCCTGGGTTCTGCTTCATCTCGTTTTTCAACGACAAGGCGGACTGGTCGCGCGAGACGTTCGGCCCTGGTGATCGGTACAGCGGAGTGATCGAGCACATTCGGCGGGAGCTGAAGGAGATCGAAGCTAACCCCTCGGACCTGACTGAGTGGGTCGATGTGATCTTCCTCGCGATGGATGGCGCATGGCGCTCCGCAGGAGCGGATGGCGAAGCGATCGTCCTGAAGATGCTGGAGAAGCACAAGATCAACCGCGAGCGCCGGTGGCCCGATTGGCGCTCGTTGGGCGCGGACGGCGTCTCGGAGCACGTGAAGGACGAGGAGTAGTCGATCGTCGCTGAGGTACACTGACCAGATGAAGATCGAGTGCCCGAAGTGCGGCCATGGATGGGATCCCGTCGAGCCCAACGTGAGCGCGGCCATCCCCGACATGGTGTCGACGACGACGGTTGCGAAGAAGTTCGGCCTGAAGCCGCGCACGGTACGACGGTGGATCGACAGCGGCAGGCTCCCCGCGGTGCGCCGGTGGGTCAACAGCCGTGCTCGGTGGATGGTGCGGCCAGAGGACGTGCGCCGGCTGATGGAGCCGGCTGTCGTCGAGGAGGGTTCGAGTTGAGGTACACGTACTTGTTCGCGGTGCTGGGGCTGCTCTGCTATCCGATTGGTCGGTCGCGGATTCGAGGGGAGCGTGGCCGGTGACCGACCCTGTCGTAGTTCGCGCCGCAACGATTTCTGATTGCGGCCTGTACCGGTACGAGCTGGCGCGCGTCTGGGATCCGGCGCTCCCCGTGCTCGGCTGGATCATGCTCAACCCCAGCACGGCCGACGCTCTCGTCGACGACGCCACGATCCGCAAGTGCATGGGCTTCGCGCGCAGGGCTTCGTTCGGTGGCATCCTCGTCACGAACCTGTTCGCGTATCGGGCGACGGATCCGTCGGCCATGAAGGCCGCCAGCAGGTCCGGCGTCGACATCGTTGGACGAGAGAACACGAACGCCATCGTTTCCGCGGCGCGTCGTTGCGGGATGACGATTGCGGCCTGGGGCGCAAACGGAAGCACGATCCGGTATACGACGAGCGTTCACCCACGCGACGAGATGGTTCAACTGATGCTCGACGCGCACGGCCTCGGCAAGAGGCTGTTCGTTCTTCGTTGGACGAAGAAAGGATCGCCGGAGCATCCGCTGTATGTGCCGTATGAGCAGATCGACACGGTCTCGCAGCGACCGTTGATTCGCGAGAAGACTACGGCCGAGTGGAGCCATCCTGACACGACGACGTCGCGGAATGTACAGAGTCCCACCGAGTCCTGATCTGCACGCGAACTTCGCAGAGGTTCGCCGCGCGTACAGGGAGTGGAACTTCGTTCCTTTCGACTGGGAGCACGAGGCTCGGCATGGCGAGCGCTCGTGGACGCGGAACGTTTTGTACGCAGCGGAGACTCGCGGAGCCGATCGCACGATTTACATCGTGACGTACTGGACCAACGGCGATGTCAGGTGTCAGCACGCCATCGACGACAGCCTGTTCACAGAGAATCGACGCCCTCATCTCGGCCTGTGGCGGGCGATCATCGAGGGGTTCTTGAGTGGAAAAGAAAACCGGTATCGACACGCGCAAGGTCACCGGAGATGACTGCGTCAAGTGCGGCGCCTGCTGCGTCTCCGAGTACGATCTCGATACATACGTCGATGTCGAGCCGCACGAAGCAAAGCTGATCCCGGCCCGCATGCTTCTTCGTCGCCATGGGTTCTCGTCGCTGAAGACCAAGGAGACGAGGCTCGGCTACGTTGTGTGTACCGCTCTCATGGGGTCCTTGGGCAAGCGTGTTCGCTGCGCGATTTACGAGCATCGCCCCGGTGTGTGCCGGTCGTTCAAGCCGGGGAGTCGCCCCTGCCTGGAGTCGAGGAGGGAGTTGAGCTTGACGAGGTGTCTGACGCAGGGTACGTTCGACGCACCATGATGCTCAGGCAGATCGAGAAGAGGCTGGAAGCGAAGCTGAAGGCGAGCAAGGCGGTGGACTTCACGGCCGCGCTTTCGGCGTGGCGGGATGAGGGGAAGACGATGGGATTGAAGATCCCCGACCACGTCCGCGAGGCGCTCGTGAGGCTTCAGAAGGAAGAGTCGCTCCCGTCCTTGAAGGCGGCGGTCAAGTTGGCGGTTCTTCGCGGCCTCGGCCTGGGTTCGTGATGACAGTGGCCGAGACGGCGCTCTCCATCGTGATGGGGGCGATCGGCTCGCGTGGTCCGAGAGCAATGCGCCTCCTGCGGTAGGCGCTGTATCCATTGCGCCAACAAGAGGGCGCGGAAAGAGGGAGCAAATGCGTAAGGCGTGGTGTCGTTTCGAGAGCCTGAAGTTCGAGAAGAGCGGTGAGATGATCATCGCGCGAGCGAAGGCCATGCTGGCAGAGGTCGACGCCAAGATCTTGGAGCGCGAGGGTCGCATTCGGGCGGCAGCCGAGAAGGCAGGGATGTCGTCGGCAGCGGACGTGCTCCTGCATCTCGAAACCATCCGGGCGGGGTCGGGCGAAGGTGACTTCAACATGAACGTGGGCATCGCAGCTCAGGTTCGCGGAGAAGTCGACGCGCTCAGGAAGGATCGCGACGAGAGGGACAACCTTCGTCTCATCGTCGACAACCTCGATCCGGCTCACGTGTTCACGCTGACCTTCGACGAGCTGTCCTACTTCGGGTTTTGATCGATGATTGACCCGTATGGTCGACTGAGCGTGGGAGCCGCGCCGCCGAAGCGAAGACTCGACCTTCCGTCGCTGCTGGCCCGAGCAGCGCTGACCATCGTGGGCTGGCTTCCTGACCTGTCGACGCTGTGGGCTTTGCGGGTACTTTGGCCCTCCGAGCGACTGTACTTTGAGGCAAAGCTCGCGCTCACGTTCGCGATGTTTATTTCCACGGTCGCACGGCACGCGTGGCTAAGTCGGCAACGCATTCCGCTCTACCGTCGCGGCGCAGGCGGCGTGCTGACCTTGGCTCTGTTGTTCGTCGGACGCGGCCTCCGGGCAGGCCACACCATCTTGCGTCGGATCGCGCGTGCGGCGGAGCGCCCAATCTGGAAAGACGAGTGATGTACGAGATTTTATACGTCGAACGCCAGCGGGAAGGCGACGTCAAATGGACTGCGCTACTGCGTCGTACAACCGGCATGTTGCTGTGGAAGAAGACCGAAACGTTTCGCGCCGTCTCGCACGAGAAGGACGGCATGTTTTGGAGGTGGGCAACTTTTCCTGGGAACCCACCGCTCGGCGTTGAGCATCTCCTCCATGATATTGTCGAGTTTATGAGACGAGAACGCATGACGTCGTACGGTTCGAAGGTATCCGATCCAACAAGTTTCTGAGAAGATCGCGTCTCTGTGGGTCCATCATGACGATACTTGTTGACGGTCTCGCTTTCGAGGCGTTGAGACCCGGCATACAAACCGGTGTCACGCTGCTGCAAGTACAAGCGTTTGCCGACGCTGTTCGCCATGAGCTTTGGGCAGAATCTGACACCGCACCGGATTCGATGTTTCGTATCGAGCACGTGGAGCCGTTTCTTCACGAACTTGCGCACGTAGTCACGCTCCCATTCGTGACGACCACGCTTGATATCGAGGTGTTCTTCAACGGGCTTCCCAAGTCGCTTAGGTTTCGGCTGGAGGCAGCTGCATGGTTGGTAGAGCGACGTTTTGCCCAACGATACCTTGAGTGCCGAGTTCCGATGGCCGATCTACTGGACGAGGTGGCCGAGGCAAGCGGCATGAGCGCCCGAGAGATTGGTCGCGTGGAGTCGCTGATTCGCCGCTGGGGACGACAGCAGTGGGTTCGCGACGGTTCTGAGGCGATGGCGAGATGCGTACGTGACAAGGAAGTCAGGTACCGAACGATTCTTCCCGACGAGATTTGGTCTGGTGGAGGTAGCAATTGTTCTCGAACAAGCAGCTAAAGCGCAGGGAGGAAAGATGTACACCTTCTCGATAGACGAGGTGGAGCGCAGTGTTCGGGAGGATTTTCCAGAGGCGCGCGACCTGGTGCGAGTGATCTGCTCGTGCAAGCAGTGCAACGGAGCGGATGCGACGATCATCGGAGTAAGTCCGACGGGCGCGGCAGAGCATTTGGGGCCCGCAGTTTTGTTTGCGGCGACGGTGAGCCCGATCCCACAGATCATCATCAAGGTGATGCATCGCGAGGAAGAAGTGATGGACTTCTCCTCGAAGATGCTGTTTGCCAGCGGATCGGGTCCAAACGTCAGCAAGATGCTGAGCCACCTTTGGGCAGCGTGGCTGAAGGTCGACGCAATGCGTCGCGACGTCAAACCCGAGTGATGACTACCTGGTCGTGCGCTTTCGTAAGGAACCGAGGCACGCCGAAGTCGTAGATCGCAAGCTGGGGCTTCGATCTCTCTGTGCGAAACATCAGCCCAACATTTCTCGCCGCAATGTCACAGAGCACGATGTCGTAGCGCTCCAGAAATGACAGCAGCTGCTCTCCAAGCGTAGGAACGCCGTACGAATCCGCTTGCAGCAACGCTCTGATGTAGGTCGCCAGGTGCACCGCGAGCGAGTTGCCGGCCTTCCCGAAGTCGTCGTCATCGTCAGCCTCGTCGCGCAGTAGGCGGTCAACGTGTGCTATCCACGACGGATTTTGCACGTACTTTTCTGTGACGGTCGGCGCTGTACGAGCGAAGGCGTCGCACGCGGACTCCGCTTTCATGTTGACGTACTCGGCGTACTCCATCGCGGCGCTGGCGAGGGGCTCGTACGTCATCAAGTCGTCCTCCATCACCTTGTCGGTGAAGTCGTAGACGGGAACGACGAGCCTTCGCCAGATGGCGAACACGCGGGACCTAGGAGGGTCCTCAGGGTCCATCGCGCTGTCGATCACGTCGATGTCCAGGTCGAGGACCTGATGCACGGGGACGAGCCCTGGAATCTCTCTCTCGGGCGCCTGGCAGATGAGCGCAGCTACGGCCGCCTCCCCAGGGTCGACCGTCAGCTTGAGCACCCATCCGCTCAGCTCCGACGCGCGCGTGAGTCCGAAGACCGTGCCCATGCCGCCCGTGCCGAGCAGCGCGGATTCGAGGCGCTCCAGCGGAGGCAGCATCTTCGGCTCGACGTGGCGAAGGATTCGGTCGTAGCGCGACCGGAGCACGTGGATGGCTGCCCCTTGAGGCAGCGACGACCAGGCGCCGTTGAACTCCTTCGCGATGTCGTACGTGTCGGTCACGTCAGAACCTAGGCTCCCAGCCGGGTCCGACGGGCAAGCGATCGAATCGAGGATCGATGACGAGGAGCCCACGGTCCAGGGGCACGGGGACCTCGTGCGCGGGGCCGGAGGTTGTGATCAGTGTCCGCATGGGCCCGGCTGCTCGCGGCTGGATCCGAAGAAGCGCATCACGAGGAAAGCAGATGCTGTCGGTACTCTGAACGGGTCCGGAGTAGCTCATACGGTCCTCAGAAATCCAGCTTCACACCAGGAGGAATGCGACCCCAGTTGAGCAGAGCGACGACACGCTTCGGCGTGTAGTGGTAGCGACCCGTGCCGTACCTCTGCCCCTGCACCTTCATCTGCGCTTCGTGTCGTTTCACGAAGTTGATCGCCCGCAGCGCCTTGTCCCACATCGCAGGGGTCCAGCGAGACGCGGGCGTCTCCTTCATGCGCGCCAGAAGCGGCAGCTCGGCTCGTATGTGAGCCAAGGACGCGGTCTTGCTCAAGGGGTCCCTGTGCCACGCACGAATTTGCCGCGCCGTCATGTTGATGACGCGATCGAATTCGCTGTGCAGCGCTTGGTCCATCAGCCGTAGAGGTTGAGCAGCGATCGCAGTAGGTTCTGATCGGTGTACTCGTGCCACGGCTTGCGCAAGTGGTCCATGAGTTCCTCGGACGCTGATTGCAGCCAGACCACGTCGTCTCCTGCGTACACGGCCTCTTCGGCCTCCTTGACGAGCATGATCTTTCGCATGTTGAACTCCATCACGCTGATGTGGTCCATGCCGACGCTGTAGCTCATCACGAAGACAATGTCTCCGTCACGAGCGACGTGGATTCTGTCGCCAGATCCAGCGTCAATCAGTAGCTTGTACTTGTCCCCGTCCCACTTCACCTCGACGTAGGTGCTGTCGTTGTGGTGGCCTCGGATCGCAACGCGACCTCTCTTGAACTCGATCGACTTCACGGTGTCACCTCAGTTCTGTTTGATCGCCCACCAGACGCCGAACCCGATTGCAGCTCCGAGGGCGGCAGTCTGCCACGTCAGTCCGTTTGCATCACCGAGCCCGCCGACACCTCGTCTGCGGTCGCGCCGGTCGCGACGCGCTTCTCTGCGCGCCTTTCGACGACGTTTTCTGTCAGTGCGCGTATAGGCGATGTTCGTCGGGAGGAACACGTCCTTCTCTTTGTGTTGCGTGAGGTGCGACGCGTAGAAGTTGACGGCGCCAGTCGTCAGAACCTTGCGAGTCGTCGTCTCGATCACCGCGTACTCGTACGTCCCCGGCTCGCGCGGCATGCTCAGCACGACTCGCCCACCCGTTGCCGGCAAGGGCTTCTTCTCGACGACCACGCCGTTTCTCTTCAGCTCGACCACGATCGGTCGTCGCTGCACGGGCGTCCGCGATGGATGCATCACGCGGATGGTGAACGAGCCGCGCTGCATGCCAGGCGCAACGCGAGGTGTCGGCGCGACAGCCGCGCCAAGTCCGTAGAGAGCGTACGACACGGGTTTCTCCTCACGTCTTCGCGGAAAGTTGCTTCCGCTTTCGAGACCTTCGCACCATCACAGCGCCACCGAAGAAGGTGGCAACGCCGACTGCGCCCCACCCCCAGACCGGAAGTGGCCCCAGCGGCTTTGCCCACCAAGCCAGAGGGATCTGCCTCTCCACCTCTTGCAGATACGCATCCAGTGCCCGGTACGTGGCCAGCGCCGCGTCGGCTTGCGGCCGTTTCGCCGCCCACGCGACAGCTCCTGCGGCCAGCGTCTCTGCCATCACCGCGAGGCGCTCCGGATACGTTTCCTGCTCACGCCGGGCCTTGCGGATTGCGGCGCACTCCATGGACCGACGCACGCTCGCGTGCATCTTCGAATGGGTCCGCGCTCGCGCGATGGCCTCGTCGAGACCCTTTCGGATCAAGACGTCCGAGTCACGAGCAGCCACCGCAAGCTGCTGAAGTCCAGCGACGGTCTGTGTCAGGTACGCATCCGCGCCGGACACCTCTTGGATCAGACGTGCGAGCTGGCGCCGGAGGTCCTGCACGGTTCTGAGCGCGAGATAGTGGTTCGTGTTCTCCAGTTGAGCCTTTGCAGCTGCCCGCATTTGCGCATCGACCTGCGCGGCCGAATCGACCGCCGCACTGCCCGCGCCGAGTCGACCGTTGACGGTTTGCGCCTGCGCGTACGCGACCTTGACGTAGGAGTTCGTCTTCGACAGAACGTTGATCTGCGCGAAAAGTGCGCCAATCAAACTCGCGAAGAGCGAGATTCCGTGGTTCACAAAAGCAGCAGCCTGGTCGATGGCAGAGTCGAAGATTTGAACCGTCTCTGCGTTGAGTCGGTAGTCCGTCGGCAGATCTCGCACTTCCGTGAGCACCCGATCTGGCGCGGACATCGGATTCGGCGGCATCGACCCCGCGCGGACGGCCTGCTTTAGCGACCCCTTGAACCGAAGCTCAACAGTGACCCTGTTCAGCTTCATCAGCGCCGAGATGGGTCGATCTCCGAACAGCAGTCCGGGAAGGTTCGACAGAACCGCCGCACGCTTGAGTGCGTTCGTAAACAGGTTCTGCGCAACGAGCGCGCGCACAACCGGCTTCGATCCTCGTGCCACGTTGCCGCTCGCGACGGCGCCGGACTGGTCGTACAGGTCGACCTTCGGATCTGGATTCATCTGGAACGCGACGACGAACATCGGAGAGCCGTCGACGTTTCGGTATCCAATGAAACCAGGATAGGTGGACCCGAAGAATTTCTTTCCGTCGTGACCTGGCCCAGTGAACTGATGCAGAAGGCTGACCCAATACTTGGCAGGGCCAGCGGACTCCTCGTTGTGCTTCTGGACTTCGACGGTGACCTTGGCGTTGTCTTGTTTGTGAGGGATGTATGTCGCCTTGGACTCGCGGTTGCACTTCTTGGCGTGCGCATCGCGAATAGCCCGCTCGCACGGAGTGGTGACGTTGACGGGGTACTGTGCCGCGAATGGGAAGAACGCGCCCTCGAAGGCGCCTGTGAGCGCGGAGGCCTGTGCTGGCGTGAGTGTCTGAGACAGCGGGATGGCCCAGATGAACCACTCGCCCGCGCGGAGTTCCTTGGCGGCGTCGAATGAGGTGAGGGTGTCGCCGCTGCTTCGGATCGACGCGCAGTCGGCGGGCACGATGATGCGGTTCTTCGAGACCTGCTGCGTCACCTGAGCAGCCGCAGCTGCGATCTGCGCCCCCACCCCGCTCGTCACCGTCACCGGTGTAACCTGGCCAAGCGAGTAGCTCACGATCTCCTCCGTCGCAGCAGGAACGCGCCGACCCCGATGGCCGCAACGCCGCCCGTTGCCCAAGCCCACAGCGGTAGCGGACCGTACTTCTTCAAATAGAACGGCGTCGCAGCCTCGGCCTGTGCACGAGCCTGTTCTGCCGCCTCCTGCTCTGCCGCTTGTCGAAGCGCCGCATCGATCGTTGCGCCCGCCTCGTTGAAGCGAGACTGGAGCTGCGCCTGCTCTTCGGCCGTGCGCTCGGATGCCCCTGTCTCGTATGCAGGCGCAAGCGCGGTCAGCAACGAAGGTTTCAGCGCCGACGAGGCTCTCGCGAGCGCCGCTGCGGTGCTGGGCTTGAAGGCTATCTGCCCGAGGGAGCGCGGATGCGACATGGCGTTGCCGTTAGGCTACACCGTGCGCCGCCGCAACTCCAGCCACGCGCCCTACGTGGTGGAGACCCAATCGCCAACAGAAATGCCGTGCGTGTCGCAGAACCCCGCAGGCAGCTCGATCGCGTACTGAAACAGCCTTCTCGCGAACACGCGAGGTGTGCCAGGGGGCACGCGATGCCGGATGTCGACGATTCGCGAGCCTCGGTCCAGAAACACGAAGTCGAGTGGGAAGGGGATGCCGACCATCGTGAACGGATCATCGGTCAAGCCATTCCAGACGAAGAGCATCGACTCGTAGGGGGAGAGTCCAGATCGGCTGCGTAGCCCGTGGGCCCTCGCAGAGGGTGTCCGGGCGACGTCCGCGTGCGAAACGACAGGAGGACGCCCGCTTCGATGGAACAGCAGACCAACCTTCTTCACAGCGGCACCTGACGCATGTCGTGTCCGATCCGAGCGCACGTAGCGCAGACACCCTCCCGCTGACTGGTTTCCCAGTACAGCAGCCGAAGCGATGACGACGCTCGTTGCAAGGGGATGCCGCACAAGGTGGTCTCGTTGCCGCCCCGGTGGAGGTGCAGCAGGTCGGCGGACTTCATCGTGCTCACGTCACCGCTCCCGATTCGTTTGTCTTCCGCACCGGCACGTTCGCGGCCTTCAGCACGTCGTTGCCGCTGCCGTTGGCTTCCCACCACACGGCCTGCATGTCGAGGTGTGCGCGGATCACGAAGCGGATCGTACCAACTTGCGCACCCGTCGTGCAGCTGAAGAGCGCGTACGTGAGCCGAACCACCTCCCCCGGCTTTCGAACCACCAGGCCCCCGGTCTGCGTCACAGAAAACGACTCGACGACCTCCACACGACGGTAGTCGCTTGCTGCCCACAGCTTCACCGCCTCGGCCACCGCTGCCATCTGCTGTTGTACGTCTGCGCCCAACTGAAACTCCAGCTCTTCGGACATGCGCCGAGGGTACGTCGAATGTACTTGTCAGACAAGAACTATCGTGTCAGCGTGCCGTCCATGTGGCGTCGAGCCAAGTTGTTCGCTCTCGGAGGCTCGTTGGGCTGGTCCGTGGCCGCAGCGTTCCGCGGCTCATGGCTTGAGAGCGCAGTATGCTCCATGGCCTCACTGTGCCTGCTGATGGCCATCGATCTCGACGACCGAGGCATGCCGTGAAACCAGGCTACGTCTTCGAGGCTCCATACGCCCCCACGTCTGAAAATGGCGCCGATAGTGTCTGCACGGGGTGCGGCGCTATTGCAAAGTCCAACAAGCAGATTTCGCAATACCCGCACAAGTACATTCCGTCTGGATGGATGGTTGCCGGCGTGTCTCGCGCGATGCTGTGCGACCAGTGTTTCCGCAACGGCGTGGAGCCAGCCAACCACGGGACGTTCAATGACTGGTACGACGGCAAGATCGCCAAGATTCGCGAGGAGAAGGCCCCGCCTGTTTATCTATCCGCGGCTCAGTTGGGTAGCGTGGTGCGCCTACTGGCGTCTGTTTTAGCCATTCGACGCGGCGAGAATCAGTCTCTTGGGATGACCTCGTTGTATCACGAGGCGTGCGACGCGCTTTGGCTGATTTGCAAAGAGGAGCCCGTAAGCGCCAAGGACGTCATAGCGACCATCGACGCAGCACTCAAGTGGCTCGGAGGTCCGCTCGCGTCGAGCATGTTCCCCCAAGCTGACGAGGACGAGCAGAGCGCGGTTCTCCGCTTGCTCAAGCACCTGGTCACGCTGGCAGAAGCGCACGGGCACCACCACGTATCGGTGGGCGAGCTGCACATCAGGTATAACGAGCCTGCGGCCCCGAGCACGTGGACGATCCCGCAGCTACCTCCGTCTGATAGACAGATGGAACTCGCCAAGAATGTCGCCAAGGATGTCGCTAAGCGGATCCAGAAGCGCAGGCAGGAAAGGTCAGCGATGGGCGACAGTGATTCGAAGATGTACGCCGATCTTGCGGATATGGCAGCGCATGCCGCAGAGCATCAGGTAAAGCCTCATGCGCAACAGGGCGAAGCCAGAGATCTGCGCCGAGCAATCCACCAACGGCTCGATCATCTGCTGGAAGACACGCTCTCCTTTCGCTCAGAACACCTCGGCGACAGATCGCAGGACTACCAGGACCTAGCGGCCATGCTCGATGGGTTCATGTCTGCCAACACGGAGGAGGCGGCGCGAAAGGCTTGCTACGTGCTGCGCGAGTTGGCACGCATCGCACGTGAGCAGGCCGCCATCATGTTGCTGCACCGCTCGTCAAGGTACCACGACATTGATGCTTACGGCTTCATGGACATCCCGACTGTGGAGGCTCACGTCAAAGACGTCAGCGATGAGCTGAACGCAATGAATGCGTTGGCGCAGCAGACGATTGAAGTCGACGCTACCATTCGTCGTCTGAACATGATTACCGGGCGATTCCAGTCACACGAGGATGTCCGCGATGCCGTACCGGCGATGATCGCAACTTCCCATTTTCACAGGGAGAACAAGATGAGTGAGACGTTGAAGAAGCAGGGCAGGGACATCACGGACGCGGTTGGCTTGGGTCTGAAGTTGGCGGCGGCCAACGAGGCCGGTGAGATCTTCGTCGATCTCGCGAAGGAGATGTTCGCGGACTCCCCCATGGTGCAGGTCGCTCTCCAGAGCCCGGACGGCAAAGAGTTGGCGAAGTTCCTCATGGCGGTGCTTCTTCAGACGGGCGCCGAGCACACGAATCTTCTGCCGCACTCGGACGCGATCGCAACCGTCTGCAAGCTTCAGATGGCGGCGTCCACGAAAGAGCTGGTCGGCCCGCGCATGAACAAGATGCGGAAGCACCTCATGAAGCTCGCCAAGCTGGGTGCGGCGGCGGGGGCCATGGCCGAAGACGCGGAAGGGGGCCGAGAGCAGATCCGTGCGCGGTTCGAGGACGACGACGTCGAGCGCGAGCTGACCGAGCTGAAAGAGGAGATGGCCGAGATGAAGAAGCAGCTCGCGAAGGCGAAGAGCAGGGCGAAAGAGGCATGAACGTGAGGCAGCCCGAGGCTCCGGAGCGACCAGGGCACGTCAAGTGCATTCGGTCGCCACGTGAGCCGCAGAAGCACGCGCTATGTGGGCGCCCGTTGGATGTGTTCGAGTTCGTGCTCACGGACATCGATCACGCGTACATGTTGGGCGACCGGTCACGTTTCCAGGTGTGCACTGAGTGCGTGGATGAAGCCGTACGCGGCCTTGAGGCGATGAAGTACGAGGAGACTCTGTGAGCTTGAACCCGGAGCAAGAAGAAGTCGTCAACCACGGCGACGGCCCGCTGCGCGTCGGTGCTGTTGCCGGCGCAGGGAAGACGACGGCGCTCGTGGAGCGTGTGGCGCACCTCGTGGAGAAGCGAGGCATCAGTCCGGATCGGATTCTTCTGATCTCGTTCTCGCGCATCGCTCGCGACGAGATGAGCAAGAGGATCTCGAAGCGACTGCCGTCGCACCAGGTCGACGGGTCGGTGAGGACGTTTCACTCGCTGGCGCTGGAGATCTACAAGCGTGAGATCGGCCAGGGCAACATCGACACCACCGGACTCCTCTGGACGAAGGCGAGCCAGGAGGCGTTTCGACGCCTGGGCCTGGAGCCGCGCAAGAAGGCTCTGGCTCGGTTCTCCTCCAGAGTGAAGTCGGAGATGGTCCCCGTGGACGATGCGATGTCGCGACTCGGGCTGGAGCATCCGAAGGTCAGGGAGATCGCTCTGCGGACGTCGGCGGAGCCGGATGCGGAGAGCATCTCGGCGGACGACTTGATTTCCGTCTTCTTGCTGACTGAGAAGATTCGTCGCGACGAAGGCATCTTTCACATGGGTGGCTTGCAGACCTTCGTCGGCTTCGACGACATGCTTTACGAGAGCGCGATGCTGCTGCGCGAGAACTCTTCCGTGCGCGAGCGGTGGTCGGCCAGGTGGAAGCACATCCTCCAAGACGAGGCGCAGGACGAGAACATGACGCAGGCCTTCATCGCGGAGGCTCTTGCGGACCAGCACCGGTGCTATGTCGTCGTCGGCGATCCTGCGCAGTCGATCTACGGCTTCCGCGGCTCGAATCCGCGACACATCCTGGAGTTCGACAAGATCTGGGCTGGCGCGAAGACGGTGTTCATGCACCGCAACTACCGGTCCTGCCTGGAGGTCATCCAGGTGGCCAACAACATCATCGGCAACATGCCGGCCAACTCGGTGTTGTGCGACGAGGACGATCTCCCGATGGAGATGACCTGCGAGCGCAAGGTCCACGGCGTGGTGCACGCGCACGCGTTCATGACCTCCGTGGAGGAGGCGGACGCAATCGCAGAGACGATCCAGGCTCGCTACGACTCCAACTCAGCTCAGTTCCGAGACCAGGCCGTCCTCGTACGCATGAACTTCATGACCTGCTCGGTCGAGATGGCTCTGGCTCGGGCAAACATTCCGTATCGACTCGTCAGCGGCTCGTCGTTCTTCGAGACGAAGGAAGCTCGGATGATCGCTGGCATGCTGCGCGCTGCGCTCGGCACGTCCAGCGACAAGGACCTCGCCGCAAACTTCAGCGTCCCGACCTTCCGTGGAGGAAAGGCGCTCACCGAGAAGGTTCTCGCGTGCGTGCAGCCGGACGACGATCACCTGGCCGCAGGGACTCGCGCCTTGTCGAATGCGCAGCTGACGGATTGGCAGCACATGTGCCTGGGTTCGTGGGTGCGGTTCATTCAGACGGTGAGGGACCGCATCGGAGCGAAGAAGTCGGCATCGGTCGTTGTTCGGTCGATCGTCGAGAGCACGGAGCTGCTCGACACGAAGAAGACGGAGGCCGAGGAGAGCGAGGATCAGTCTCCGAAGAAGACGGTGGAGACCTTCATGGGTCTCGCTGATTCGTTTCAGACGACACAGGAGCTGGTGTCGATGCTGGATAAGATCGACAAGATGCACCGTGGGAGGAAGGTCAACGCGGTGACGGTCTCGACGGTGCACAAAGCCAAGGGGGCCGAGTGGGGCGTCGTCTACCTGCCTCAGCTGGTGCAGGGACTGTTCCCGTCGTCGCGCGCAGATCTGATCGAGGAGCGTCGCGTGTTCTACGTCGCCGCGACCCGTGCCCGCGACGAGCTTTGGATGAGCTACCCGCTGAAGCGCGAAGAAGATCGGCCATGCGAGCCGTCCATGTTCATCACGGAGGCAGACGTCCCCGTGACCGGGTACGTGCAACCAGCTCCGGTCGACAAGACGCCGATCGGCCAGCAGATGGGATTCAAGCTGTGACCAGACCCGCGAAGAAGAAGCATCCCGTCGACATGACGGAGACGGAGTTCCGCGAATACGTGGCCCAGTGGACGCTTTTCCTGGAGCAGCTGGAGCCAAGACTCAAGTCCATCGACGAAAGCCATTACCGTATTCAGCAGGAGCTTCGCGGCGGAGACATTCGCGTTCGCGAATACCACGAGCGCATCCACGAGACGAACGAGATTCTGCGTCGCGACATTCGCAGCCTACTGGAGATGGTCGACGGCAAGCGTCGAGACCCATTTACCCACGAACCCGTGGACGACGCGGTTGTCGGGTCGATTGGAACCTCGCGTCCAGGAGCGTCGCGTCCAGCAAGCGAAGTAGTCTCAGAAGACCTGGTCGACGGGCTGCGCGCCATGAGCCGTGCGATCATCCGAAGGCACATCAACAGGGACCGACTGCTCGATGAAGGTGCCATTCGTGATCGCATCCGCACGGTGGTGTCCAAGTGCATCGACGGCGTTGTCGACAGCGAGATTGGCTTGGACACGTGGGGAAAGCTCAACGACAAATCGAAACTCGCGCGCATTCTGAAAAGCAAGATCGACGGGATTTTTGCCGCGATGATGGCTCCGGGCCAGCCGCTGAGCGATACGGTGGACCGGGCTATCAAGAAGGGTTTCGACCGGTTCTTGAAGAAGACCGGCGAGGCAGCGATGGTGACTTACGTTGCGGATGAGCTAAGGTCAAGTTTTCACGACAAGCTCATGAGGCGCGTTCACGAGTCAGCGGAAGCGATGGCGGAACACGTGATGCGGACGACCTTCGAGAGGGCTCTGAACGACGAGATGCCGTTTCTCAGGTCGTTTGAGTCGCTTCTTGCTCTTGGCGCCGAGGATCGCTTGCCGTCTCCGGCTGATGTTCTGGAGGATGAGGGCGAGGGCGGTTAGCAGCGACGTACGCCGTAGCCACCTCGTGGGTGAGCCAGGGGACCTGTTGCTCGAAGTCCTCCTGCATCATGCCCAACCCGATGTCCCCAATCACGAGGTCACCCTTTGCGTTGCGCAACATGTTGTCCGAGTGGATGTCTTCCCAGTCGATGCCTGCACGGCGCATCTCCTCGACGGCCTCTCCGATCTGAATCAACAGGATCATCGCGCGCTGCACTTCCTTCTTCAGGTGCGTGGCACCGAACCGAAGGACTCCGTCCTCACCCTCTCCGCTGACCGGACCCTCTCCGCCGAGCATGTCCCGGATGTAGCCGCGCCACTTGGCCAGCGTGGCGTGCTGCTTCTGTGAGCGAGGGATCACCAGGTCGAGACTCTCGTCGTCGAAGAGTGCGAACAGGTTCTCGATCAGATTCTTGTCGCGCTTCGACAGAGGGTGCAGGTATTCCCTGTGGATCAGGTACCAGCCGCGTAGGTCCTTGTGGAAGGTACCAGGGATCGCCCACACGTCGTACACGTGCACGATGCGCCGGCTCTTCTTGCCACGAAGAAGGAAGGCAGCCTGCATTTCGGTCGGATCGCGGGTCAGCTTCAGAACGCTGTCTCCGAGTAGCGGTACCTTGAAGGCGTGCCCGAAGGTGCCCTTGCCGAGCTTCTGTCCCAAGGGGTCTTCGATGCCCATCGAGGCAAACAGGCGACGATTCTTGAGCAGCACGTGCCCCACCGGGTAGTGCGGGTGGTTGGCGAGTGCAGAGACGGAGCTGCTGTAGGCGTCGAACTGGCGGTCGTCCATGGTGTGTCAGACAATGCCTGCCTGAGCCCCGGACTGCAACGGGGTTGGGATGAGGTACGATCGGAGCCATGACCTACCACCTGGGACAGGCCCCTCCCGTCGCGAGCCTCCCTTCCGATGTCGCGCCGACGCTGCTGCACGAGCTTTCTTCTCCGAAGAGAGAGCGGGGCTGGGTCGCCGTGCCGACGGTCGACATGCGGGAGTACGTGAAGACCCAGCTCTTGACGATGGCAGCCGGGTTCGTTGTCGGCGTGTCCGTTGGAGCCGTGCTGGGGAACGTGTTCGCAGGGAAGAAGGTTTCGGCTCGGGAACTCATTGCCAACGAGCGCAGGCGGACGACCAAGCAGAGATCGAGCCGACGTGGCCGCAAGACCGTGCGTCTCGTTCCGGCAGACGAGCTGGAGATACGAGTGGAAGGCAGGGCGCTACGTGCGGTCATCGATCGCGGCTTCGTCACGATCGAGGGCAAGGGCGTCGGAACCGTCTACGACGGGTACAGCTTCTTCCGCGCTGTCCCATGGACCACCGCGGAGCCGCGAGACTTCGAGAGACTGGCTGACGCCGTGAAGTATCTGATTCGAACGCAAGGACTGAAGTCCAACGCCAGGTACGCGCCTCCCGTGTCGAAGGCAGAGGCTCGGGCCCTCGTGAAGAGCCACGGCGCGGAAGAGGTCAAGTGGATCAGCGAAGCGTGGCTGATTGCCAAGCAGGACAACTACGGAAAATCGCCGCGACTGATAACGAGAGGCTGGTATCGCAACCAGGTGAAGGACGCGGCAAAGAGATTGGTCTTCGGTCACTTCAAGCACCCCGCACAAACTGAGCCCGTGGAGTTCGCGGACGACTACTGGGATAGCGACCAGGTGATCGAGCAGGTCATGCTCGTGCTCCATGACATGGCCAGGAAGGGAAGCCGATGAGCGGCGACGTCGAATGGGTCGGGTACACCTACGACGACACGCGGAAGATTCCCTTCACAGAGGACGATCCGCTTGTCTTTCACGTGCTGACGTCGGTGTCCGGTTACGACGAAGGCGAGTTTGCGCTGATGGATCTGATGCGCGACGCGGCCTCGATTCTCCCTCGTGCGCAGGCAAGGGAGAAGTGGGGAGGCGGACAAGGGCTCATTTTTCCGCGTGACGAGATCGCAGGAGACGACGAATACATCTTCATGACCCCGTGCAACGTCTACACGTCGGGGTTCCACGGGGAACACGGGGTCATTGCGCAAAAGAACCCGGCGGTCGCATTTCGTCTGAGCTACCTGCTCGACGTCGCGGAGCAGGTCGCCTTTCGTGTGCATGACCTAGAACCTCAGTACCGAGCGGCTGAGTCAATGGTCAATGAGGACTCACTGGTAGAGCAGATCGAGTGGGACGAAGAGTCGGACGAGATCCCCACGAAACTCATCGAGCAGTTGCTGGCGGACGAGGTGTCCGAGCAAATCAAGGCGATCGCAGAATTCGGCACTCAGTACGACATGGACGCTGCGGCAGAGCTGATCGAGCTGTATGCCAGATTTCTTGGTTCGTTTCGAGATGTCGGTCGGTCTCGTGTTCCAGAAGGTGACTTGGCCGATTTCATCAGAGCCGTCGAGAAGCTGGTTCCTGACGCTGTGATCGAATACTGGGATGGCAGCGACTACGCCGAAGAGTTGATGATCGATTCTGAGGCGGACACGATCGCGTCGGACTGGCTCCGTCTCTTTGGGGGCAAGGACGAGGTGATTTGGGGCTTCCCTTGGGCCCTTCGAGATCGCAACGCGGTGGATCGCCCGGAAGTCATGGTGAAGGGCGAGCTACTGCTTTGCGAAGCGGCGTTCTATCGAAACGCCCGTGGCGTCTGGCTCCCCGTTCCGACCGATGTGTGCGAAGCTGGGAAGCTGACCGCGAACAGGAGGCGACGATGAGCTACGGAGGGATGGGGCAAGCGAAGTGGGTACCGGGACAGATCAGCTTCATGACGACGCCGACCGGCCGCCTACCCTCGGTGCAACCGCTCCTCGAAGCGGGGCTCCCGTTGGCTCCCTACGTCGAGCACGGGAGCTTCGCGACAGGTACACCAGCAGTGATGCGGTACGGTCGAGACCCGTACAGAGGCCTGGGCGTCGGTCCTCTGACCGAGGCTGCGTGCAGCAGCACCGACTTCGCGCAGGCGTGGCGCCAGCGGCTCAACGACGGGCTCAACACGGCTGCTGTCGCCGCAGTTCTGGGCGGCGCCGCGGCCGGCGCCGTGGGCGGCGTCACGGGTCGCATTCTGCTCGGCGCGGTATTCGGCGCGGCCATCGGGTTCGCCGCGAACGCGGTGTGGACGGCGCCGGCTCGCGTCTGAAAAGCGAAACGCCGACCACGGGGGGAGGGTGGCCGGCGTTTCAAGACGAGGGGGTGGAGTTTTGGAGTTTCGCGAAGGATCGGTTGCCCGAAGGCAAGAGACTGTACTCTACTTCAGAGAGCAAGCTCGTCAAGCCATCGCGTCGAGGAACATCGTGATGCTGCGGTCCATGCGTTCCTTCGTCCGGCGCTCGGCGATGTAGTCGAGGCTCTGCTGAGAGCAGATTTTCGCGAAGCTCTCGTCTTCAGCCAAGATCTTCGCGAGCATCGGCAGACGGTCGATGCTGTGCTCCAGGCTGTACAGTCGTGCCTCGCGTTCCATGTCGCCCCAGAAGCTGCCCAGGATCGGAGCGCCAACAGACATCGCCTCATGCTCAGCCAGCCCGAATCCGGCGCAGCGATGCAGAAACGATCCGTACGCGGAGCACGAGGACAGTACGCCGTACTTCTTCTCCCCGTCGATGAATCCACCGGCCTGATCTTGACCGTACAACACGTGACGAAGCCCCTTCAACGCAAACGCCGCAACCGAAGGCGTGTCGTCGATGCGATGCGAAGGCCGACTGCGAATCGTCACGAACAGGTTCGGCGCCCATTTCCATGACTGCAACGGCACGTACCAGGGGCTGATGAAGTAGGTCTTCACGCCAGTCGACGCCTCATGTAGCGAAGCCACTCTCTCGCTGAAGGCCAGGCAGGCGTCGACTCGCGAGAACATGTGGTTCTCTGGCCTCACGTAGCCGTTGTGCGCTACCCACACCACCTTGGCGCGAGGGAACCGCGTCCTCATGATGTCGATCTGATGCGGGGCACACACCAAAGCCGCGACCGGACTGTCCGAGGGATCGTATCGCGGCACTCGCATCAGCTTCATCTCGCTGACGCCTTCGTGATCAGCAGTGGGAACCCATCGCAGTTTCCATGAGGACGACTGCTCAAGAATGTTCATGAGCGTCGGCGCCTGGTTCGCCGTTACAACGATCACGGCTGAAGCTCCCACGTGTCTCTCACCGCAAGAATGTGCGCCTCCTCGCACGCGAAGTGCTCGATCGTCGCGTACACGGACGTCAGCCCTGCTCGCTTGTACGCGTGAAGCCACTCTTCGATCCTGAGCTGCGTCACATGAGCTGGCTCCGGATCGGGGAAGTAGTGCGGAGTGACCGACGCGACGATCCCGTTTGGAGCCAGCGCCCGCTTGATGTTGGAAAGGGCGAGATCCACGTCGAGGACGTGCTCCATCACGTGCCGGCTGTACACGAGGTGGAACCTCCCTTCCCACTCGGGAGGCAGCTCCTCGATCGCCATGTGCAGAATCGGCTCGCCAGACGGCAGGTTCGCGCTTGCCGCCTCGGCAACGTGCTTCACTGCCTCGATACCAGTGTAGTGGGCCCCGAACTCCGTGATGAGCGTCGGCCGGTCTCCTGCGTATCCTGCCCCCAGTTCGAGCACGCGAAACTGCTCCCCCGGCAGGAGAGCCATTCGGTGTCGCGAGATGCACCCGTGGACGGCCGCGATGAGCTTGCTGCGAGACTGGGAATCCCTCGTGTCGTTGCTGCCACGAGATGGCATCTGGGCCATGCGCCGATGGTGGTCGGCGTTCAGCTCTTCGAGTCGCGATCGGTCGAACATGGTCAGCGCGCCTTCAGGTCGGAGGTGTCGACCTCGGACGCGTCTGGGTAGTTCTCGCGTTCATCGTCGGTCTGGTCCGTCGGGTCCTTCATGCCGCCGTCGAGCACGGAGCCGACCATGACCTCGGCGATCTTCTTCCCGAAGACCTCCGCCTGAACCTCCGCTTGCTCGCGGTACTCCTGCTGACGCGATTCCTTCGCGGCGCCCTTGATGGTGAACGACTTGTCGCCGAGGGCATCCCAGGGCACCAGAGTCATCGAATCGCATTCGGGGCAGGGCTGGTGGTCGGCCCACTTATACGGATCACCGCCGAGGCCAGCCATCTCGTCGTCGTCGAACTGAAGCGTCATGCCCCTGGGGTACTTGCCGTTGAACCCGCAGGTCATGCACCAGAAGGTAGCCTCGTTCGGCGGCGCGCCTCCTGCGATTCGTCGAGCCAAGGCCTGTGCCGCAGCCGGTGTGCTGACTACCAAAGCGTCGTTCTTCTTCTCATCCGTCATCGCTGCTTCCTCCCTGCACGCTGTATGAGTCGATCGAGCTGAGCGAGAACCTCGTTCAGCGCGCGACTGATGTTCGGTTTGCCGCTTGGCAGGTACCATCCCTTGGCCGAGGCAAATCTCTCCAGCCGCTCGTATGCGCTCGGCTTGATGCGAGCGGAAAGGCGGACGGAATTCGTTTCCTTGTCCTCAGCCACCGGCGCCTACCTGCACCCTAGATGCAGCTTTGACCCAGAAGATGTCGGAACCACGCATGTAGAGCAGAGACGGCACGGGTCCTCCTGGAGTCTGTTCCATCACGCGAAACTCCCACACGTCGGTTTCGCCCAGCTCGCGAAACCCGACAGCTGTGAAAGCGAAGAGCTGGTCGACGGGGTGCATCGTCACCGTTTTCGTCTGCTCTTGTGGCGAGGATGGGACTTCGATCATGTTGAAGTCCTTCATGCGGGTGACCACCTGCACGAAACCGCTTCCGATTTCTCTCAGCGCCGCTCCCATCGAACCGATATTCAGCATGCTTCCTCCGTCGTCCAACGTTCGATTACTCTGGCCCATTCGCGCGCTCGCGGTGACCACGTCAGCGCCTCGTCACCACGCCAGCTGTTCGTCCACATCAGGCGCAGCAGAGCGTGTTGAGCAACCGCGACGTTCAGAGAGGCAGCCAACGCCTCGGGCTCCACGATCGGAGCTTGTCCCGTTTCACCAGGGAGAGGGCCCGCGTCCCTCGTAGGAACCCCGAACCAACCCCCTGGTGCCTGCGCCAGGAAGTCTGCGTGCCCGGTGTTGAACGTCGACAGCAGCGGAAGCCCGGCGTAGATGGCGGAGAGGAGCATGATCCCGAAGCCTTCGCAGCGAGAGGGAGCCACCAGCAGATCGGCCCGGCCGAAAAGGTTGCGCATCGACGACGCGCCGCCGCGAAGCTCTCCCGAGATCACCTCGACGGAATCTTCCAGGTCGAGGTGCCGAAGCAAATAGGTCGCCGGTACGAGAAGCGCGGGCGGCACGTGCAGAAGAAGCGTCGCGACATCACGCGCCGACGAGATGCTCCATGCCTTCAGAAGCTCCTCTGTCCCCTTGCGACCCGGCCAGAACTGATCGCTGCTCAGATGTAGCAGAACAGGCTTCTCGCCCTCGGAAAGCCGATTGAATCGAGCGTCCGACAGCTCCTGAGACCACAGCTCCGCGTCCACGCCCAGAGGGACCACCGCCGTGTCCGCTTCCGGCACCGCGCGCTCAACCACGCGCCGACACCACGCGGACGGGCACAGTACCAAGCTGAACTGGCTGCACGTCAGCGCGTGTTCGTCCGACAAGGTGTCGGTGTTTGGACTCATGAAGATGGCAGACCGGTCTCGGCCATACGACTGAGAGTACGCGTCGATGTAGTGGTGCGGCGGAGTGAATAGAACGACGTGAGTTCCGCGCCCTCGCATGGTCTGATCTGCCAGCCACTTGTGCTTTGGGTGCCACTTGGGATCGAGATTCGACGCCACGCCGAGAAGTCCACGCTCTTCGAGTGCGCGAGCGACGTTGCTCGCCACAGTCGCGTATGAGAACTCGGTTCCGAAGTGACCCACGATGTCGACGATTGCGCTCATCCCGCAATCCTCGCAAGCGACTCGGAGACGGAGGTGCACGCGATGTACGCTGACGTTGAAGCCGCAGCGACGCCGAACTTCTGCCTGACCAGGTCGGCCGACGAGTGTCGAGTGGTGCGTCGTCCGGCCTCGAATGCGTTGCTCATGGCGTGCGCGAGTTGAGCCGTTTCGTATCCGCCCCACTGGGTTCGACGGTCGAACATCAGAGAGACCTTTGGGATCTCCGGGTCGACCGGCATCAGTTTCGATTCGAACACGAAGTCTCCGCCGGTGAAGAGACAGAGATCACCGACGGCACCCCAGTCGCTCGTCACGATCGGAACGTCACAGGCCTTCGCCCAGTGCTGCGGGATGCCGAGCCCTTCACCGTAGGAAGGATTCACGTAGCAATCGAGCGATGAAATCCACTCGACAACCTCGACGTCGGTCAGCGCCGTGCCCGTGAGGAGCTTGATTCGTGCGGTGGTGCGCGCATCGGGCCAGTTCTTGTGGCCCATCTCTTCGGCGATCTCTCGAAGCTGTCCCGTGACAAAACCCTCGAACTCCTTGATCGTGCGGCGGCGACCGAAATTGCTCGTGCGCACGACGAGTTCCACTTCGTCCGAGCGAGAGAAGCGAGACCAGTACGCCCGGACCAGCTGGTGAAACCCCTTGCGGCTGTGCCAGGTACCCATCACGCCGAATCGGAAGGGCTCGCCCTGTTCGGAGCGCCGCTGACGCGCCTCCGCGATCGCATCGAATGCCGGCATGCGGTACGGGCCACCACAGAGCAGCGGTGTCACCGTGCGCACGCGCTCCGGTGCAACGCCTCCAGTCAGGAGCGCTCTCCGAACGAAGTCAGATACGACCCACACCTCCGCGAAGGCAGGCCCGTTGCAGAGCTGGGCGCAGAGCGAGCTGACCTTGTCGCCCTCGAACGCGCAGTAGGGGACAATGCGCCCATGCACCCCCGACATCTCTTCCGCCGTCTCGGGCGGGAAGCTGACGACGAGTAGCTCGGGGAGGCCGACCGCCTGCTTGTGCCACTCGAAGAGCATGTCCTGGCGATCGGCAGGGAAACGCTCGATGTCGACGTCGAGGCTGCGATGCGGAACGAGCTGCGTTGGGATCTTCAGCTCCTCGTTCAGCGCCCAGTGCAAGCCGACCGCGTGGGCGGTGTAGCCGCTGCGGGAGCCGGAGTCGAAGCAGTGCCAGATCCCACGGGTGTCCCAGCCCGGCGCCGGGGCAGCAACGTAGTTTCGCGGGCCGCCAGGCGCCTTGAAGCTCTGCTCCAACGAGGCCAGCTCGTCGTCGCTGCGGTCGTCGTACTTGATGTCGTCCATGCGCGTGTGTCAGACACTACGTGGAGTGTCCGACAGACGCAAGCGCGCGAAGAGCATACGGGTGACGAGACAGTGGCGGCGCGCCCGGACAATCTGAGTGCAGGGGAGGACACGGCTCGCGTTTGGTCGCTGGGTGGCGGTGTTCGCACGGCTCGCGGACGCGATTTGGAAGAAGTTCGTGGTACGGCTCGCGACACGCAGATGGGTGAGGCACGGGATACGGCTCACGAAAACTGTTCGGATGACGTAGAACTGACGGTTCGCGGGGACACGACGAGAAGGGATAGGTCACGGCTCACGGAAGCTGTTCGGTTTTCGCAGAGAGGGCGGTTCGCGCACACCATTCGGGTGAAGTGCGTGATACGGCTCGCGATGGTCCGCTGAGTGAAGTGGGTCGAAGGGCTCACGAAGGCTCACCGGGTGACGAGTATTTGACGGTTCGCGCGTAGTCGCCGGGTGTCGGGCCTCGTATGGCTCGCAAGGTGATTACGGTGGTCGATCGTGCGGCGGCTCGCGGCGCGGTCTCGGTTGTGGCCTGCAATCTGGCTAGCGCTTGTCAGCGGGTGACGGCGTGTGCTCGGCTGTTATACGATAGACGGACTTTGTCCACGTGCAAGCTCGAACTGCTATCCCGCGATGCTTCTTGCGGAACGACGCGCGATTCCGAGCCGCCGAATCGCGTCGCGAAGGACGGTGATTGCATCCGACTGAAAGAGCAGGAGTTCTTCTCGTCGCCGTCGGTCGGAGATCCCTTGCGCCGTTGCCTGCCGCCTCGAAATGGCCGAGACCAGGGCGTCGACCACGTCCTCCGCGGACATCCCTTCGCCCATCAAGGCGTCGATCGCATCAACCAGCCGCTGCTTCGCTTGCTTGGTATCGGTCATGGTCTGTCCTTCAAAAGCACCGTGTGAACCACGAGCCCCCGAGCCCTAGCCTTCTTCTCCATGTCGATCGAGCCCTTGGAATCACTGTACCGAATCACCAGGCAGTGAGTCCCGAGAGCGGCCATCTTCGAGTTCCTTCGTGGACCCTGAGACCTGTCGATCTTACCACCCGGCACCTTTTGCCACTTCGCTGGGTGCGGGTCCACGAGAATGCCACGGGACTTCGCCCACGAGTCCGCGAAGCTGTCGACGCCGCTGCACGCTCCGTGAATCACCAGGTTGGGGCGGGCAACGCGCTCCGCATACCTGTCCAGGAGCCGCCAGACATAGGACTCTGAGACGCCAAACCGCGTGCCGGCGACAATCAGAAGGACGGGGTCAGAAAGACCTCGAATCCACTCGTCTCGGACAGTGGTGCTCACGCATTCTTGCTGAGAGCGCGCAGGGAGCGCATCGTCGTATCGGAAACGCCGCCGCGTCGCTCCAGGCGCGAGTAGAGGTTCTTGGCGAGTTCCCCGGTGCTCATCTTCTTCGCAGTGCCCCGATTGCGCTTCACCGGACGCGAGGCGCCGCCGCTCTGCTGATCCAGCCAGTACAGGATGGCGGCGATGACGACTGCGACAGCGATTCCGATCAGAATCTTCTTCGTCATTGGGTCCATGCCGGCCGCCTGCGTTGGCGCAGGTGCCTGCGCCAGCGGAGTCGTGGGGCTCGGCGGCAGCGGCTGAAGGCTGTAGGCCGGGTGAACCGAATCGGCCAACGGCCGACGCTGAGCGGGAAGATGGTAGCTCATCAGTCGCTGTCCTTCTTGCCTGACCCGATGATCGGAACGTTCTGGTCGACGATGATCTTGTTCACGCCGGAGTAGTCGTTCCGTGCGACAGAGCGGTCGACGCGCACACACCACTCGCGGCAGTAATCACACGCCCACCGTTCCGGAGAAGAAACCACCGGGATCTTGTCATCATCCCTTGGGTCGCGCCCCATCGTGGTGCGCATGTGCCGCCCGAAGTTCATCCGAAGAAACCGCGAAGCCTCGCGGTACGTCACCCAGTCGACGTGCATCTGCTTGTTGTCTTCTCGAACAGAGAAGTGGTTCCCGCACTTCGGGCACATTCCGACCAGCATCGCGATGCCCTCGGTCGGATCGGACGCGCGACCCACCGTGTACAACTCGCACTCCAGCGTGTCGAAGTTCGGAGATGGCGCGTTCACCCAGAGGATCCAGGTCTTCGGTGCCGTGTCTTCGGCGCTCATCGTCGACTGAACGAGCCGTCCCACCTGACCAGACTGCTGCCACATCTTACGGCCAGCAGCAGCCTGCTCCGCCGTCATCACGAACGCGTCGCGCTTCGAAATCGTCATGCCCAGCCTTCTTCTTTCAGCGACGCGAACTGCGGCGCCTTCTCTTGTTCGCGTTCAGCTTCTTCGCTGTCCGATAGGAGTAATACGCGCTCACACCGCCGAGCACGTACAGCACAGCGAATGAGGGGAGCGCGTACTTGATCAAGTACGGGGCGAGCGCATCGCCGACTCGGGAGAACAGCGGATTGACGACGTGTCGATCTGCGGCAGCCACGATCGCCGGGCCCCTCGTGCGAAGGGTCGTCTCCGGGTCTCGGATCAAACCCGCCGTCACGTCGAGCAGCGTCATCACGTTCTGGGTGGCCGAACCCGTCGACTGACCGAGGCCTGCGAACGTGACGGGAACGTGCCGAGCGACTCGGGCCAAGCACTGCCCCTCGTCGGCGTACCCCTGGCACATTCGCGCTCGGGCGTCCCAGTAGGCCTTCAGCTTCTTCGGCGTCCAGCCCATCTCGGCATTCGCCTGCTGCGCCGTCAGAACGGCTGCGCCGAGCCCGCGAAGGGGCACCGCCGCGTACTGGCCGTACGGCTGAGGACGAGACGAACCGTCGAGGTTCAGCTCTTGTTCCGCCCACAGCATCTTGCCGACTGAGTACCCCGTGCCTGGGATCTTCGCGACCACTCGACGCGGGTACCGACGGTATCGAGCCGCCGAGCCGGGGCGGTACAAACTGGGCGTGTACGGTGCCATCTGAGAGAGCATGAGCGCTAGGTTACCCCGGAGCGGAGCAAAAGCCTACCGGCGGGCCGGCGCTCGACTCGTGCGCTTCCGAGGCTGCTGTGTCGACGGTACTCGGCTCGTGCGGCGCTTCTGCTGCGGAGCGACCTGTGGAAGCACGTGAGGCAGAAGCCGGCGAGCACGAGAGGCCACCGATGCTGGGGCGGGGCGTGCGGTGCCGGCGACCAGCACCAGAGCCGTCGTCCCCTGTGGCCGAAGAAGAAGCAGTAGCGACCCGTCCTGCGGCATCTGGCGCGCCTCGTACTGAGCGTACTTCTTCGCCGTGGCGTGGTTGTAGATCGCCGCGATCAGCTCTCGTCGAACTCTTCCGACGATATGACCATGATGTCCTTCGCGTAGCTCCACGAGTCGAAAGGCGGGCTCGCGACTGAGCCCTCCGACTGAGCGTTCGCGGGAACCAAGGAAGGAAAGTCGGACTCCTCCAGCTCCCCCGTCTCGATCGACGACGGCTCCTGACTCCACGGGCTCCCCGGCGGACTCGTCATCGCCTCCGTCATCGTCGACGCCATCGTCTCCCGTGTCGGGCTCGTCTGCGGCAGGTTCGGACTCGGTCTGCTCGGGAAGGTCTTCGTCTTCGTCGGGGCGCATCGCTGCGTACCATACCGACTGTCAGACACATCAAGCAAGCAGGGGCGCTGCTGGTTCGTCCACAAAGGGCTCGCGCGGGTCAGACCAGGGTCGATGAGCCACCGCACGCTCGGGTCGATCCATGCGTGCGGCGACCACCAGCTAGGAACCACCACAAACACCGCGTCCGCAACCCGATACCACTCCCGCAGTACGACAGCCGGACGCTTTGCGCGCTCCAGGACCCCCACCGCGAGGATCGCTCCAAAGGACTTGCTCGGGGCGCGCAGCGGGAACGCCGTGCCGGTCTGAACTTCCGCTCGAACGGGGCAGCCCATGAGGTGGTGCATGACGCCGTTGTCGTGGATGAACAGCAACGGCTTGCCCCGTCGATCTGCCGCCTTCCGCGCCAGCTGCCCCAACGACCGCGGTCGCACCACGCGGTCCTTCACGTACGACGATGCGACGTATCCCAATGCCACCTTGAGGAGGGTCACCCCACAACGGTATCATCCCGGCATGTCGTACACGAAGATCAACGGAATGCGATCGGCCAGGTACCCCCTCCAGGGCGGCGACTGCGGCTGCGGCGGACCCTGCTGCGGCAGCATGGGCGACGCGAATGCGGGGACGAAGATCGGAGCTAGCACCGTCCTGCTGGTGGCGGGGGGCTTGTTTGTTGCTCTGCGGCTGCTAAGAAACGGCAGTTGAGTCCGCTGCGGACTCTCAAAAATAGGAGAGCGAGAGTATGAAGCGAGTGAAGCCAGGCTACAGCGAACTACTGGCCGATGGGCTCCTTGCAAAAGAGGCGGATGGTGCTCTTTGGCTAGCCCACAGCAACGGAGACACGTTGAAGCTTTCGGTCGCTTCCTGTGAGATGCTCGGCATCACGACGGCGCTGGAAGAGGTGGAGGAGCCGGCAGCGATGTTGTTTCGTGAGGTAATGGAACTCCAGGACTCGGTGAACGTGAACGCATGGGGCGCGCTCACCCCGGAGTACCAGAACAGGTGGCGCAGGGCAGCGACGAGGCTCGGGCTCAAGCTCGAAACGGGTCGCTGACCTGCTAGGTTCGTCGCGGTCTACTCGGCTCGTCAAAAGAACGAGCCTGTCGCCGAGCGCCACGATTAGACTTGATCTCCTCCGGTTCGACGGAATTCAGATCCAGGTCATCCACCGCATACGGATCGATCCCGAGCCCCTCGAACACACGGGCCCAAAAGACGATCTCGTCCGGCTTCGTAGGTTGTCCCATCTCGGAAAGGGACATCTTTCGGTCGTACCCGGGGAGCCGATTGGCAGTTCCCTTGAGCTGCAAGATGCTTCCGGCCCTCTCTCTGGGGGACGCGTCTTCGTCGTACACAGCGCTGTCGACTTCGAGCGTAAACCTTGGTTTGTTGTCGGACTCTCGGCGAAGACTCCAAATCTCGATGTCGCCATCCGATACACGCTTGATGTAGCCCATGCTTCGATCGCCGACGCAGTGCTTCATCATCACGCCCTCAGCACGCAGTTGACTCGGCGCAAGCTTCGTGAGGATCCACGGGGCGTTCTCGTACAAGGTACCGCGATAGATTCCCATTTCTCGAATGTCGCCTCTGTCAAAGCGCTCGATTTCTTCGCCTGGCGGCCCAGTGATCGCGTCGAGGTAGTCGTTGATCTCCTGAACGACAAGCTCTCTATCCTCGTCGCCGTCAGCCATCGACCAGTTGCCTGCCAACTCCAGCATGTCGGCCTCTGGTGGCAACGAATCTCGAAGCCGACGCGACACCCGAGCGTCAAACGATGCGAGCTGGAGAAGAAATGTTTCGACAGCTGCTGATGGGTCTCGCCTGAGATGCTCTCGGATCCACGAACGCGCAGCGTCGTAGCATATTTCCGTGAGTCGGTCCTCGTCGATACAAACTCGACTTGGCTCGCCTTGGTAGTCATCGAGCCACGCAGACTGAGCCTCAAGCGCGTTCGTCCCGTGAGACCACGACATGCTGTAACTGCCAAGAGCCTCTTCCAACTTTTCGTAGAAGGAATTGGCCTGGTGCTGCGGAATCAACTCTGCGTTTTCAATGAAGCTAGAAGGATCAACCCATACGTAGTATGAGTGCGCGAGCGTCATGATGGACACCTTGCCGCGACAGGTATCGTCTTCTACGTCAAACGCGTCCAGCTCCTGGGAAATCTCATCCACCAGAAACTCGTTAGGCACGCTGGAAAGATCAACCGGAGACTCCTTGCGCACCGCTTCGGCCAGCAGCTCGACATGCTCTCTGAGATCGGATTCTTCGCGCTCTATGTTGTGCTCAAAGTCGCGAGAGATCTCTTCGACAGCATTGTCGATCTGATCCTCAATGTCGGCAAGAAGCTCTTCATCGCCATCCGCGAGAGCCTCTTCCACCTCTCGTTCGCTCCTTGCGTCTGCCAACAGCATGCGGAACCTCTCCTATTCGATCAGCTGGGAGACTCCGATCTGAGCACCAACTGTCACCGCAACACCCACGAGGAACCACAGCGCCGGGTGCCGATACCACCTCGACGCACGCTCCTCCGACTCCCTCGCCCGACGCTCAGCCGTCGCCAAGGCCTCCACCGCGATGCGCTCGCTCTGCGAGACGACCTCCACCTGGCGAAGGGCGAGCGCGTGTCGCTGGTCTCGCAGCTCCAACGCCTGCTCCAGTAGCCTCACGCGCTCAGCGTAGAGCGGAAGCACGGAGAGGCGCTCGGCCATGCAGCGGGCAACGTCAGCGTGAAACCAAATCCCCGTCGCACCCTGGTGGGTAATGACCGCTCGACGCTGCGGCTCCAGCACGTCTGGAGCACACGGCAGATCTGCCGCCGGGAGCGCCGGCTGCGCAAGGGCCCCCGAGCTACAGACCAAGACGACGAAACACGTCAGCCACTTCATCGGTCGTCATCTCCTCGAAGTCTTCGTAAGCGGCGACGATGTCGGCTTTGTTGTCCTCGATCGCCGCGTCGATCTCCTCGATCGCCTCGTCCTTCTCACCAAGGCGCTCGACGAGCTGTGCCCGCGTTGCGCGAAGGCGTTCGATCTCCTTCGTTGCCTTCTCGACCGCCAGCGCATCCGCGATGCGACGTGCCTTGCGACGATTCCAGAGCCAGCCCGCGCCCACGACGAAGAGGAGCGCCGCGAGAATCGCAGCGCCCCACTTCTTCAGCGCATCCCAGACGCGCTTCACTGCTGAGGCCTCGTGTCTTGGATGAACGACTTGAGCTTGCTGTACAGGTAGTCCGCGAACTGGCCGACTGCCGCGCCCCACGCGCCGTACACCGCACGAGCCTGCCAGTCGCTCAGCTCGGCACGAGACACGAAGTCGACGAGAGACTCCGGTCGCAGCGGCAAAAACATCGCGATGGCGAACCCGAGCACGGGCGGGATCGCAGGTAGAACGATGCGCGTCAGCCAGACTTTCTCTCGACGCTTCTCTCGGCCGAGCCGGTAGTCGATGCCTGCCTTGAGCAGCTGAACCAGCATCCAGATGATGCCGGCGAGAAGAAGAGGCGCGATGCCGAAGAACAGATCCAAGGGGCCCATGGGTACCTCCGCTGAGTGTCGATTGGTCAGACCATCGTACCAGACGACTGTGACGGAGTCTCAGTAGCGACCGACGCCGTTCGGATCCCACTCGGTGGGGACAGGGCGACCGTCTCCCACGATGTAGCTCGGGCGAGTCTTCAGTCCGAGCACGGGCACCGCGTAATCGAGCACGACCGATTCCCACAGAGCTTCCCCCGGATCGGAACGACGTGTCGCCGAGGACTGCCGGTGAGCGTCAATCCATTCGATCGGCATGCCGGCCTTCCTGCCGTTCTCCGTGAGCCAGCGCAAGGCCTCTCGTGCCGCCAACACCGACGCATCCGTCAGCTCGGTCGCGGGGTCTCCGTTCCAGGTCTTTCCACCCTTCAGCCCCGGATAAACACCGTCGATCTCCAGCCCCAACGCGAACCGGTTGAACCCATTCCCGTGGTAGATGTACCAATCCAACGGCGCCGCCGCGACGAAGAACCCGTCGTGGAACGACATGGCGTGGCATGCGACGTTGAGCGCACGGCGGCCGAGGGCCATCTGACGGTCTCCTCCGGCTGCTGCGACCTGCGCCTTCGTCACCGAGAACTTCACGGCTGTCTGATGGATCGTGATGGCGTTCACAGCCGATGGGGCACGACGAACCGTCCGATGCCCCTGCGTCTTCGACTTGGGATGAGGGTCTTTCTGAAGGTGTCGCAGATCGAGAAACGGAACCTTCGGCTCACCCGTCGCTGCCGGCGGCAACGGCGCCACAACCGGAGGCGACGGCTTCTTCTTGATCAGCACATCCAGCGTCCCGAACGGCACTTCCGGAGCCCACGCGAGAGCGGAATCGCGGCTGAAGCGCTGAAGCGCATCCCACGTCTCGTCGCCCAAATGCCCATCCGCGCCGAACTGAGGCAGTTCATAGCCGCGAGAGATGAGAACCTTCTGAAGGTTCTCGACATCGATTCCACGGTCACCGTATCGCATCACACCCACCTGAATCCCAGCGCCCAGATCAAACTCTCGGCAACTTTTCGATGCGTCTCAGAAACAGGGTGCCTCGCGGATACCGCCATCGCCAAAGCGTGGAGCGCATCCAAGTCGTACACCTGAAGTATCAGCGTCGCGCCGTCTACAAACAATGCAGCGCGAGATCTCTCGATGAAGGCGCGCAGAAAATCAAGAGAGTCTCTTACGACTACAGCCTCTTCGGCGGAGAATCTCATCTGGAACATCACCGGAGGCTTCGTGACCGCTCTGTGACCATGCTCGTCGACGAATAGCCACGAATGCCTGACGAAGGTCTTGTAGTCAGGAACCTGGCCGAACGGGATGTCTCGTCGGTATGGGGAGAGATTCAATCAATGCCCCTCACCTTCAGCATCACGTCGCGCGCACGAGTGATCTCGTGGAACTTCTCCGTAGCCCGCTGCTTCTCCTCGGTCGGAGCCCCAGGAGGCACGCGATCGGGATGCCACACAGCAGCGAGCTTTCGATAGGCCTTCTTGATGTCCTCGACGCTCGCGTCTTCGGAAACACCCAGAACCACCCATGGAAGCGCCCCCGCCGACGCCGGCCCGGTAGACGCGCTGGCAGACGGTCCAGGCCCAGGAGACGCAGGCGGCTCCTGAACAGCTCGATGGGCAGCGTTCTTTCCGAGAGCGCGAACCTTCTCTTCGCCGGCCTTCCACAGGAACTTGAAGCAGCCCTTGCACAGGCAGTAGCCGTTGCTCGGGTGCATCATCTCGATGTGCTTGACCGTGAAGCTCTTTCTGCACGCGGCACACGTGTATTCGGCAGCCAGCTGTTCGGGCGACATGTTGGCCCGCTGCTGCGTCAGGGTTCGCTCGACCACCTCGCCCACGCGGTCGAAGACGGTTCCCACCGCCGAGTCGATCATGTCGTCGATGAGATCGAAACCGTTTGCCGTCTTTCGTCGCCGCGATGCCACCAGCCACCTCGCCCGTCAGAGTACCGCAAGAGTACCACCGAGGCCGCTGAGGACGTCGTACATCGGACCGATCTTCCGCGTGCGACGAGCCGGCGCCGGGACCCTCTCGTATCCGATGTGATGCGTGTAGTTGAATGGCATTCCGATGTTGAAGTCCGGACCCCATCCGTACGGCGAGTAGATCGCGCCGGGAGGGCTGAACCTACCCGAGTACGGATCGACCGCCTGAGCGAACGCGGTTGTCGGCGTGAAAGAAGGCATCCCAAGTGCGCGGTGGTAGCTCACGAGATCACCTGTCCCAGTATCCGGTTGAGGCGAGATAGTGCCCGTGCGCAGACTCGAATGCCTTCGTCACAGAGTACCCGCTGTACTCCACGAGCCATGCAATGATCGTCTCGCTCTGTGTGACAGCAAGTTCATGTAGCATCTCAGTGCGACGCTCGTCGTTCAATGTCGCCCGCGACACTTGCTCCGGGAAAGCGCTCATCGCAGGAATGAGCCTGTCGAGCATGTCCTTCACGGCGCGACGAAGCGCCTCGGTGTACATCCGATCGCGTTCGGAACGTGGCGATGCACCCGTGTAGTCCGCGCCTGCGACTTCGATCTCGCAAACACGTTCATTGCCATGTGTGTAAAACCGAACGTTGCCTCCAACTATTGCGAGGCCGTCGAGTATGGCTGATACATCCATGATCGGCCTGCTACTTCATCTTCTTCGCGATACGCTCGTGGCGCTTTTCGATGAAGTCACCGACCTCGTCGTGCACAGCGAACGACACATTCTGGTACGCTTCGATGGCACCAGCAGATCCGCCTTCTCTGGCTCCGATCATGACTTGGTACGCCACCTCGTCAACCAATGTGGCAAGCACCAGAAGCTCGTCATCGTTGAGGCTGCCGAGTTCCTTCTTGTAGCTCTTGAAACTGATCACAAAACACCTCCATGGCGGCGAAGCGCCGATTCAACCTTGTACACCGTGCGGCCATCGGCACCGTACCGACGAACCACGACCGGCCACTCGCCGTCCCAATCGACGACAACTGCCTCGGACCCCTTTCGGCCGACCGCTTGGGCGTCGGCCATCGCCCCGCAAAGATCGACCCGAGGCTCGATCACATCGCCGCGAATCACGTAGGCCGCAGGAGGCATCCGCGTCAGTTGACGTCGCGCACCTGTCGGAAGCCGCTGGGGTAGCTCCGCCTCGCGGGCGGACTTCACGGCCTCCACGGCCTCTTCGACGACTCGGGCCGTCGGAGCGTACGTCTCGAAGTCTCCCTCGATCTGCACCTCCCTCACCTCCGGCTCCGGCTCCTCCCGAATCTCCTCGCGAACCACCACCGGCGTAGCCGACGCGCCCACCAGCTTCGCCCGAAGCCGGAGCTGACCCTCAACCACCCGACGCAGATTCATCACCCGCGCCACTGCCTCGCGGTGCTTGCGCTCCAGCACGTACAGGTCGTGGTCCGCCCATCGGACGTCCGGCGTCGCCACCTCGGCAAGATGCATTGGTGCATCCACCATCGCGCTTGCGAGCAACGCGTCGACCACCGCTTGCAGAAGCTGACGACCCTCGACGAGTTCGTGCGGCGCGACGCCGGCCTGCGACGCCAAGGCCTGAACCTCTTCGGGGAAGGGCACCTCGTCGTGCATCACGGCGAAGAACGCGCCCTCTGGCAAACCGTACAGATCTTCGAAGAAGTCGATCTTCGGGTCGGTGCAAACCAGGTAGCTGGTGCGCGTCGACTTGTCGAATCGCTGGCGAATCTCGGAGCGGTAGAGCAGGCGCTTCATGCATCACCTTCAGACAGCGAACGAACGCGAGGACGGTACCCCTGCTGCTGATGGGCTGGGCGCCAGTGGCCCGAGGTTCCCGTTTAGTCGAGTTCGTCGGGCCAAGGGCACCGGCCCCGCGTTCGTTCGCTGTCAGCCAGAAATCATGTCGATGATCGCCTGAAGCTCCTTTTCGTCCGCGAGCCAGCCTTCGATGTAGACCTGGAAGAATCGGCAGTCGAAGTCCGGTGGCCTCAGGACGAGGGCGGTGGCGGTGACGAGGTCGCCGGGCATGCCGTACCCCGCGAACATGTCCTGTCGCGCATCGGGCGTCGCGACGCCCGTGCCCTGCTTGACGTTGCCCGAGGGCGTGATGGGCGCCACGGGGCCGCCGACCTGCGCGACCGTGTACTGCACCGGGATGCCCTGCACGGGAAGGTTCGTGAGGCTGTCGGTGAGCCCGCGATTGCCGACTGCGAACTGGAACGCGAGTGTTCCGATCGACCGGCCGTAGGGCACCTCGGAGATGTCGTTGGGCCCAATGCCGCCGCTCTCGAACGCCTTGAAGTCCACGCGACGGATGACGAGTGACTGGCGTTTCGGCAGCTCAAAGCTGACGATGGGCACCTGTCGAGGGAAGCCCGGCGGGCCCGAAATCTGGATCGGACGAGGACAGTCCGCGAAGAACTGTCGCTGGAAGAAAAGGCGCGAGCGCCCAGGGAGCGTCGCGGTGAAGCCGTTGACGATCCTGACGGGATCGACCTTGCCTCCCGGACGACTCTGCGGCAACGGCGCGCCCGGCTGAGCGCTCGTGTTACCCCTGGGTGTGCTCGACATGACTGGACCTCAACCGGTCAGACCGCCGGGCTCTGCGCCTGGAGGATCTTGTAGCCGACCATGCTGAAGTAGAGCGTACCACCGACCGCGCACACGAGCCGGCCGACGTCACCCGTCGCGGCCGGATCGGGCGGCGGCGTCACGCTCGTCTCCACGAACCCGTTCGGGAGCAACGTGGAGTTGATCTCGACGTAGCCGAGGTCGCGCGTGAGGGTGGCGGCGAATCGGATCGAGGAGCCGCGCTCGAAGAAGTCGCTGACGGGCAGGTAGTACGGGCGATCGAACTCGCTGTACAGGTACCTCGACGGCGTCGGGACCTGGTTCTGCCGAAGCCGGTCCACGCCCTCGTCCGCGATCTCGAACAAGAAGTCGATCACGCCCGGACGCAACGTCTGCGCCGTCTGCGCACCCGCGATGCTGACCGGACCGACGCGCGGGCCGATGTAGGCGCCCGCGAACGGATCGGACGTACTCGCCACCGGTCGCAGGCGACCGGAGAGCGGCGTGGTGACCTCCGTGCCCGCCGGAGGATCGTTCGGACGCCCCGACTCCTCGTCGCCGTACGGACCGATCGAGTAGGTCTTCATCAGGAACGACGCCTGATAGGACGTGCACACGAACGGGCCATCCATCGACACCTGCTTGGTGTCGCTGAGCCGCTGACCGGCGAGATTCAACGACGGGGACGTCGGTCCCGGAATGTTGATCTCGAAGTTCATGAAGTACGGCACGCGCTTGCCGGGGATGTCCTCGACGTAGCGAATGCGATCGCTGGCCTTCTTCAGCGCCTTCTGGAGACGAGACATCTCCATCCGGTCTTCTTCGGACTTCGAGAGCAGCGCGCCCGTACGCTTCGATAGCGCAGCGATCTGCGCCTGCATTCTCTCGTGCTGCTCACCCATCCTACGAAGGTAGGCGGCCAACTGCGGATCGTCGTTCATCTTCGCCTCCAGAGGAGCCTCGCCTCCGCGAACTCATCGCCCGCTTCAGTCCCGGCTCACCCACACACGATTTGGTGACCCCAATCGTACGACGGAGGCGATCTCAGGGTCAAGCGCGCACGCTACTCATCCGAAGGAATCCATGCCTTCGAGAACTCCCTGTCCGCAAAAAGCTCTGCCAAGCCAGTAATCTGTTTGAGCCGAAGAACCTCGTCCGGATCCATCCCAAGCTCTTTCGCCACCTTGGCCGACGACCAGCCTCGCCTCGTCAGGTCCAGCACGATGGCTGACATCTCCGTGACACCGTGCTTGCCCCTGGCCCTGTTATGCCGAATGGTTGCGGCCATCCGATCGTGTACGCCTCCCCTCGACGCACGGATCTGAACGACCGGCAAGTACCCCAGCGTCGCCTGCTTTACAGAGACGGACTCCTTGCCAACCTTCGACCGGTGAAACCCGTCAACCACCTCGTAACCGGTCGCCTCTCTGTTCGCGACGACAGGCTGCGTGTAACCATCGGACTCGATCGACAAACGCAGAAGCTCCATCTCTGGTGGCGCCACGGTGTTCGGGTTGTAGCTGTTCGCAACCACATCGGTCGCTCGGACCCATCGGACAAGGTCAACCGGGTGGCTCGCAAATGGCGACCTCTCCGCAAGCGCCTCACGAATCGCGTTGATCGACTCCACGCGCTCATCGAGATCCATCGCGTCAAGTTCAGCAAACAACTTGCGTGCCCGAGCTACGATGTCGCCCATTGCATTCTCCGATCCCTCATGCGTTGCAGGTATGACTCGTAGGCGCCCGACTTGTGCTGCGAAAACCCCAACGACTTGCACCAGTAGTCGTTCCTAAGAATGGCCTTGCAGACCCTTCTCCAAGATGGCGCTCTCTTCTCTGCCTCGTCGGTCCTGTCAGCCTCATCCGGAATGCCGTCGGCGTACCCGCCTTTATCGGCATACCACCTCAGAAATACGCCGATCTTTGTTCGGTAGTGCTCTGCCATGTGCGGCGGCATGCTCTCCACCAACATCGTCGCGTAACTCTGCCAGGTATGGCCCTCTGGAAGTTGGACGCGCCCCACACCATTGATGTTCCCGCGGGCACGGGACGATTCTGCGCCAAAGTTTGCTCCAGCCACCCTGGCCACTACGCGCGTCCATGTGTCCGGCTCAAGTACGTGATACAGCCACAGGCCCCTGCGCTGATCGTCTCCATATGGCTGACAAATCCTCATCTGAGACGGCGACAAGCCTGCCGCATGCATCATGTCGTATACAGGGTTGTACGGAACTCGCATCTTTGCGTGATAGGTCCAGATGTCTGCCGTACTCCAATCGTATATCGGATACACGTTGTACACGTTCGTGCCGGGCACTTGTGTCGACCACGGCTTACCGCCGTGAGTGCCTTTGGTGTCCGACATGATGGTTCGAAACCTGTTGATAGACTCGTCAGTGCGTATTCCGACAAGGCAGGCCGTAAAGCACCGACCTGAGTACCATTTAGCCCACTCGACGATGAAATCCTCGAACTCCATGCCGTGTCGAAACCAGTCGTAATGCGATTCGTCTGTGATTGCGAAATGCGGTGGATTTCGGACCCACCTGTCTTTCGCCCTATGGTCCCAGCACGTCCACTTGTGTTCCAGCACGCTCACGGCATTTCTGAGCGACAGTGGAAGGGCCACCCAGAATGGGTCCGCAACGTCTGCGTACGCAGCAAAGCGTGACTCTGCGAAAGCAATGGTTGCCGTGTACTGTGCCTCAAGATCGACAAACAGTAGTCCGAAGCGCCTTCCGCGGAGCCTCGCCTCCGTGGCTACGATGTCGAGCATGACTGTTGAGTCTTTGCCTCCTGAGAACGAGACGTAGACTTTCTCAAACTCGTCGAACGTCGCGGATACTCGATTGCGCGCCTCGGACAGCACATCGCTGTCGATGTACAACTTACGTCGCACAGAGACTTCCGATCTGCGACGCTAGCCGCACAGCGTCCGCTCGGCGCATCCTAGAGTCCGCAACGGACAAAAGGTGGTCACCGAGAACGGAAGGGTCGTAGAACATCTTGTGTGCGACTGATCCGGCAGGCTTTAGGTCTGCAACAAGTCTCTTCCAGACGGAGTGCCCGATGCCGAGAGTGCGACGAGCGGCCTCTGCTGACACCCAGTGCGGTTCGATGCGGACGAACTCCGGGTCAAGAAAACCTGGATAACCGCCGTATCTCAACCACTCCTCCGGCCACTGCTTCTCCGGCTGTGTCGGCAATCCATGGTCGGAAGCAACGCGCAAGTATTCTAGGCGCGTTCGCGGCCTATGGCGCATGGAAAGAACAATCGAACGCGCCTCGCCGTACGTCAAAACAGCATCTGCGCGACGCATATATGACCCGACACCAGCGCGCGAAGGCGACTCGTATTCACCAGGCCGCTCTTCGTGCACTCTGTTGCGCTCAAACAGCTCCCGCGCTCGAAGTAGGCGCCACTGGTCCGCTACAAAGTCAGGCGCCTCGGGAGACACGCCGGGGTTTACGAACTGTGATATCTCATCCCACTTGGCACATGGCGAGCCGAGCCAGTCAGCGACGACGCTGAGCTGATCCTGTCGACTCACTCGCGTCCACCACGTCCCGCTACCTCGACCCCACCCAAAACCCGCATGAACACCAATCGAAACCAGACGTGTCCACATCCACAACGCTAACATCTCGTCCTTCTGCGCAAACCCAAACTCGTAGCGAGAAGAATCGCAACGCCTGTCCCTGCGCGGAAGAAACCAGCCGTCCGTCTCGACAAGACCAAGCGCGAATCTACCTGCATACATCTCGACCCATTCCGGCGGCGTACGCTTACGCGAATCAGGGTTCGAGGTGCCATCTTCGAGCCGCGGAGGATAACCCGGCACATACTTGCTGGTGACACCAAACGTGTCCCACACCCGTTCCGCCGGCAAGTGAAGGTAATGCTCGACAAAATGAGGAGTTGCAGTGCGGCGCGATTGAAGAGGCGGCTCTCCGAGAACGCGCTCAAACAGGGCGATGATGTGACCGGACCATGCGGGTCGCTTTCTAATGTCAGCGCTCACCGCAACCTTGACCGAAGACGTTCGGTCTTCGAGGCTTCCGTCGCCGTAAATCGCTCCCAATAGACAAGCAGCCGCAGCGTCGCGCACCAGACTGGTGCTACATCGATTCGGGAAGGTCGTCAAGAGCCTGCGACGGAAAGCAGAAGCCCGCACCCCTTTCGGAGTGCGGGCCTAGGCGTTGCGGCTACGACCGCGCTCTCTCAGAGCACGTCGCGCGAGTGGATGCCATCGATCAGGTACTTGATGTCCTTCTCGATGTCGTCCTTGCCCGTGGTCGTGAGACCGTCGGTGCCGACGGTGCCCGTCACGGTGCCACCCGTCGAGGCGGCGCCCCACGGGTCGTTGTTCGGGACCGCGCCGTTCAGCTGGTCGATGATGGACGCACCCTGCGCCTGGCCGATGGGCGAGGCGATCGCCACGACCTGGAAGCCCTGACGCGGCGGGACGAGGATCGGACGCGCGAGACGCATGAGCGCCGCGCTGGTCGGAACGCCGTTGTTCGCACGCGGCAGGCGCGTGTCCGCGAAGAAGCCGTCGAGACCACCGGCCGCCGGGGTGTAGGCGGTGAAGGTCGTCAGCTGCGGCTTGTCACCGGCGATGAACTGCCAGAAGAGCTGGTTCTCCGCCTGGTGGTAGAGCTTGTGGACGCGCTGGATGCGGTCGGTCGTCACGCCCGCGAGCGACGCGACGGGACCCGTCACGTTCTGCGCGTTCGTGCGCTGCGACTCCACGTTGAACCGGAAGTACGTCCACACGCGAACCGCGAGCGTGACGAACGTCTGATCCGACGGGAAGAAGCCACCGGTCGTGAGGTTGCTGACGGCGACGTCGGCACCCTGACGAACGAAGAGCTGGCTGCGGCTCTGAACGGCGCCGAACACGCCGACGTTGCCCTGGCGAAGGTCACCCGACCCATCGACTCGGATGAGCGAATCGTAGAACGGCTGATGAACGCGCTCCCTGGTACCCACGATCTTCGGCATTGCTTTCCTTCTTCCCCCAGGGCTCCCTTTGGGTTTCTTCCCCTGGGTTCTCGCCGCAATCCGCTCGCTGCGACTTTCCCGCTGATTTAGACGATCCACTCACCTTGAGTGGCCGTCCCGCACCCCGAAACCTCCCAGCGGTAGGAGGCTTTCACCCGTCGGCTATCGGGGTACGAGAAGTTCAGGATCCGTACATCCCCGAGAAGAGGTTGCGCGCGAACAAGCCGCCCGCGTACCCCTTGTCGCCAGCCGCGAACGGCTCGGCGATCGGAGCCACCTCCGGACGATTCGGAGCCGGCATCGCCAGGTCCGTCGGAGTCACCGTCGAAACGGACTCCATCGCGTCCATCACGTCCTCGACCGCGCCCTGGTTGCCCGGATCGGCCCCGAGACCGCCGAGCATCCCCTCCGAGTAGTAGTCGGCGAGACCAGCCATCGGCGCGCTGTAGTAGGCACCGATGCCGGACGTGCCATCACCCGTCGGAGCCGGAGCCGGAGCCGGCGTGGTCAACGCCGCCGCCGCCGGGCTGCCGCCGAGCAGAGGCATGTCTCGCAGCCACCCCTCCGCCGCCGCCAGGCCCATGCCGAGCGCGATCATGTTGCTGTTGCGCGACACCACCGGGCTCTTCTTCGCGAGGAAGAAGGTGGCCGGGATGCCTGCCGCCGCCGCGAGCGACTTGCCGACACGAGGGTCGGAGCTGATCAGCCCCTTCTCCGCCAGCATGTTGCCGAGGTAGCGAGCGGCGACGAAGCCCACGACGCCGCCCGCAACCGGGATCACGACGTCCTTGGCGATGTCCGCCCCGAACATGTTCCGAACGAGTCGGTTCATCTTCAGCGAGAGGCGGCTGCTCCGACGACGCCGACGACGGCTGTTCATGCGGATGTGACGCGAGCTTCGGCGAGTCCTGCGACGACGTGCCATGTGCTTGCTCCGAAATCTGGTTTGCTCAGAGAGAGGTCAGAGACCTCGACTCAGAACATCCCCGCGAAGAGGTTGCGCGCGAAGAGACCACCCGCGTAGCCCTTGCCCTCGGGCGTGACGAGCGACGTCGGAACGCGCTTGTCGTGGGGCATCACGTGCGTGACGGGACGCGCGAGATCGGTGGGCGTCTGCGTCGAGACGAAGGGCGGCTGCTGGCTGGCGTAGTACGCCTGAAGCTCCGCATCCGCCTCGGCGCCCATGCCGGCCGCTGCGTACAGCGTGCCCATGCCCGCGGTCGCGTACATCATCGGGCTGCCCATGCCGGCCGCCGCTTCCATGACGTCCATGAGACCGTCGACCGAGCCCTGATCGGCGGGATCGATGCCCTCGTGGTAGCCGGCCGCCGCGTACAGCGTGCCCATGCCGGCCGCCGCCTCGAAGGCGCCGAGCGGCTGGTCGACGTACTCGCCCATCGACGGGTCCGAGACGTAGGCGCCGAGCGGCTGCGAGACGTACTCCCCGAGCGGCTGCGAGACGTACTCGCCGAAGCCCGAGAGGTAGCCCGAGTCACCCGCGAACTTCGCGAGCAGACGATCGGCGAGCGCGAGACCCATGCCCGTGACGAGGGCACCGCGGTTGTCGCCGATGACCTTGACCTTCCGGGCCAGGCCGAGCGTCGCCACGATCCCGAGCAGGTTCGCCGCGATCTTCGTGTTGCCCGCCTCCGCCGCGCTCTTGTCCTTGTCGAGGATGCCGCGAAGCATCTCGACGTTGGCGAGACCGTTGGAGAGCAGACGAGCCGCCACGAAGCCCGCCGTGCCACCGGCGACCGGCTTGAGCACGTCGCGCGTGAGGTCGGCACCGAACACCGTCTGGTTCCTGCGAAGCCGTGCCTTGCGGCTGCTTCGACGACTGCGACGGCGGCGATTGACCACCACGTACCTGGGGTTCCGACGCATGCTGGTCCTCCTGCTCCTGCGGCTGTTCCGCGTCACGCCGCGACGCTTCGGGTACTTCTTCCTCTCGCGGTATCCCGCGCTGGTCGCACGACGATGTGCGTCCAGAGCCGCACCACCGAGCTTCCGGTAGCGACGCACCGCACCACGCTCCACGACGTGACCCGGAACGTAGACCGGGTAGCCCGACATCCGCCGACCGCTCTTGGTCTTGGACTTCGGACCGTACATCAGCACCTGGAACGTCTTGCCCGTCGGGCGACCCTTGCGGCTCTTGCCCGAACCCGAGAACCGCGCCTTGCTCGTCGTGAGCAGGTTGCGGGTCAGGCGACGACGGCTCCGACGGCTCCTGCGACGGTTGGGACGCAGACTCGACCGACGGCTCCGGCGACGACGGCTCCGCCGACGATTCGCGTAGAGACCCGGACGGCTCCTGCGACGACGGCTCCGACGGCGGTTCGCCGTCACGCGGCGCTTCCTCGCCCCGAAGAAGCTCGCGCCGTACGCCCGAGCGCTCACGCGACGCTTGCCGCGACCCTTGGACGTGTGACCACGACCCTTCCGCGAGGAGAGACGACCGTGACCCGTACCCGGCGGGTACACGAGGACGGCGGGGCGACCCGAACGAGACTTGCCCGTGCGGTACACCGGCGCGACCGAGGGCATGTAGCCGCGGGTGATGTACTTGTCGAGGTACTCCTTCCCGCGCTTGCTGACCCGACGACGACCGAAGTAGTAGCCGCCCTTCTTCGAGGAACGACGCGACCGACGGCCGCTCTTCCTCGACGAACGACGACCCCTGGCGGACGACCGACGGCTCGACTTGCGAGCGGACGACTTCCGCGAGGACTTCCGCGAAGACTTGCGACGACGCGGCTTGATCTCGGTGACCGTCTCCTCGATCTCGATCGTGCGAATCGGGCGCGACGACTTCCGTCCGCTCTTCTTCGACGTCTTGCGAGCCGACGCGGGCTTGGACGACCTCTTCTTCTTGCCGAAGATCCGATCGTAGCCGCTGCGGTACGCCGCCGTCGACGCGCTCGACCGGCTCGACCGGTTGCGCGAGATCCGACGACGACTCCGACGACGACGGCTGTTCCGACGCACCGAAGTCCGGCGGCTGCGGCGACGACGGCTGTTGCGACGCATCGACGTGCGACGACTCCGACGACGACGACTGTTCCGACGCACCGAAGTCCGGCGGCTGCGGCGACGACGGCTGTTGCGCGTCACCCGACGACGACTCGCCTTGCGCGAGCGTCGCTTGCGGTTCACCACCACGTACTTCGGGTTGCGACTGACGCGACGACGGCTCGCCTTGCGCGACGCCTTCCGACGCTTGCGGCCGTTCGAGCGCACCGACACTCCGCCCGTCGAGGCGTGCTCGGACATGGACGAGCCCGTACCCCTGGGGTTCGATCGCATCGCCCTTCGGAGTGCACCGATGTTGTACGCCATGCTGCTACTCCCTCTGTTTCCTGTGAGTTTCGAGCTGAGGGGACGCGAGACGATCGTCCCACGTTCATCGACGGGGTAAAGACGTGCCTTGGTAGCCGGACTCCGCTTCTTCCACCCACGAGCCGCATCCAGCGACGCATAGGGCTTCGAAACGTGCCGATGTCGCTGCCCTCGACCCTCGATCCACTGGAACGGGTTCTCACGCACGCGACCACGACCACGTCGCGGATTGACTGTCATGAGCGCAGTCACGCCGGGATTCGGCCGAAGACCACCATTCGGTTCCATGCCCCTCGATCGCTCGTAGGCACGGGCCGTTTTGGTCGTACTCCGCTTGTAAGCCAGACCCACGGACGCACTGCTCCCTATCGACCTGCATCAGCAGCGGGGAGGAGCGCCCCAGGTCTTCGAGGAAGAGCCTAGAACGACCCGCGCCAGGGAGTCAAGCGCCAAGTTTCTCTTTTGTGAGAGCGGCGCGAATTTGCGGGTAGCTGTCCGGCCTTCGTAGCTCGCGTCGCAGACGATCGGCCTTGGCGACCACCCGGTCCATGTTCTCCTTGGACCGCCTCAGCGCTCGCTCCAGCTCGACATCCAGCGCCGATGTCTCGTCGCCCTCCGACGCGCGAAGATCAACTCGATCCTCTACCGCCGCGTCACGCCCCAAACGATATCCGCTGGACATGGCTCACCTTCCTGATCGACCGGCGCGAAGAAGCACGTCGATCGCGCTCTCCAGTTTCAGCACGAACGCGTCAAAATGCTTGATGTACGACATCAGCCTTTCCGCGTTGTCCTTCGTGTCCACCACGCGGCGCTCTTGAATGGCGTCTAGTCTCTTCTGAAGCTCGTCGTTCTTGAGTACGACAGCCTCGATCTGAGCGCCAACCTCTTGTGAAAACGCTTCAACCGCCTCGGCATGCGCCTTCGTGAGTTCGGCGATGGCCTTGTCATGTGACGCGGTAAGCTTCTCGATTTTATCGAGAAACTCTTTCTGCTGCTCTCTGCTGCTTTTCCAGAGGGACCAGATCGCAAAGCCACTGGCTGCGATCACAACAAAGAAAAGAGCGGCGACGATGCCGCCCTTCTCAAGAACGTTGTTGAACGCCTGCCACATGACTCAACCGTCGATCCCGTCCTTCAGCACTCGCAACTTGCCACCGGCCATCGCGCAGAGGAACCCGGACGACCCGTCCGGCTGTTCGTCCGGCGAGTAGACCGTCAGCATGTCTCCCTTGGGCGAACAGAACAGCCAGCAGCCACGCGGGTTCACCTCGTAGATAGCCATCTCGTCGAGCATCTGCCGAGCGTCTTCGTCTCCAGCGCTCGCAGCGGACATCAAGTCCATCGCGGCGTTGTAGTCCGCCTCCGAAAGAGGTGCGTGTTCGGGATGCAGTCGAACGAAGAAGCCAAGGCAATACCCCAGCAGCGTCACCGCCTCGGGAAGGCCCACGGGCAGGCGCTGACTCTTGGGCGGGTTCTTGCGGGGACGAGGCTTCCCGTCGATCGTAGACCGCGCCCACTCGGTCTTCGGTTCGTAGAACTTCACGCCTCGTCCGACTCGGTACGGACGATCGTCCCCCTCATCGTGCAGATGCTTGTAGTCCTCGTCGTCGCCATCCTCGTGCCACTTGTCGGTGCGGTACATGACCGCAAGGCACTCGCCGACGCACACCCAGTCGCGCGGAAGATCGTGTTCGAGGTCGACCACGCGAAGCGGCGATTTCGCGTGGAACACTTCGTACCGGCCCATCGCGCCCTCGACACTCTTGCCGGCGCGACCCGAGACCTCGTCCGGGTCGACCTCAGTGCCGAAGCGCGTGTCCATGGCCGCCCGGCCTCGCAAGGGGGACGCTCCGTTCGCCTGAAGCTCTTGGCCCGGTCGAGCGATACGACGACGAATCACGACTGCCTCCTCTTCCTCGTCGCGAGGTACCAGACGCCCGATGCCAGAGCGGCACCGAGCGCGAGGGCTCCCCAGCGCGTACCTGTCGCCGTCGAACGACCAGCGTCGTCACCGAGGTCAGCGATGTGCCCCGGCTTGCGCCGAATCTCTCCTCGGGCGACGTGGCTGAACTCGACGAAGCGAGCGCCGAGAGGCAACGGCTTCACCTGCGTGTCCGGGTCAGCGCCTATCGGCCCGACTCCACGAGGTCTCGGCGGCAAGGCATCGTCGCCGACGCTCACGGGAGCGCTGGTGCGATAGATCGCCCAGGCGTTTCGGTCCCAGTTCCACACGGAGTACAGCGCCACGAAAGCCTCCTCACCGACTCTACCACGAGACGACTCGCCTCAGGAACGGACGAAGTCCCCGGTACAACGGATCTGGCAAGTCATCGATGTCGAACCACCCCGCTGCGTCGTTCTCCCAGTTCAGCCTTACGCGGAATTCAGACTTCACCTCGCAAGCAAGATTGAGAAACTGACTGTCCTGCGAATGAAACAGTATTGACACGTCGCCGCAGAAACCGGTCTCCTCCTCCAACTCACGAAGGGCCGCAAAGATGGCCGTTTCGCCGCGATCTACACCGCCCGCTGGAATCGACCAAACTCCGCCCGGCGGGCACGTGGGGCTTCTCCTCAATAGAAGAACTCGACCCGTGCTGGCCGCTCGGATCGTACAACCTGCACCTCGGCTCCGCATCACTCCACCGTGCGCCAGTAGAGCGCCAGCTGATCTGGCGTCGTTCGATGCAGCCGCCCATCCCGCTCGTAGACCAGCTCCACCGCCACACGCTCGCCGACCAACGACGGGTCGTACGAGTCCATGATGGTGACGTCCAGACCGCCGCCTCGAACCGCATCGACAACCGCGACAGTGCCGGGAGGCACCCCCGCGTTTCGATCACCGAGGATGAACTCCAACATCATCCCCGCACGGTAATCCCGCATGAGCCACGGCTCGCTCGACGGATTCTTCTTCGGCGACTTCTTGTCGTCCTGCTTGGCGACGATCAAGCCCGACTTCCTCAGCTGCGCCTCAAGATTTTGCACCGCCCGGCGGTCGGAGGGCGTGCTCGACGTATGCACCATCGGCTTGGTGGGATCCGGAGGAATGAACCGTAAGTGATTTCCACCCGTCGTCTCGATGGCCCAACCCTGCGACTCCGCAAGATCAATGAGTCGACGAACGTCTTTGTTCTGAGTAGATCGACGAGATGATTTGCCGTTTCTCGCAAGTCGCGAGGTTCGTCTCTTCACGAAGCGACGGGATGTCCGCTTGGAGGTCATGCTTCCTCGATGCGAAACACTGTCTCCACGCGGCCTCGACGCTTCCTGTATCCACGAATCGGAACGCGCTTCAGTCGACCAGCAGGCGAACGAGCCACCTTCACGAGCCACACCTGAGACTCGCTCGACTTGGTAGCCGCGATACGAACGGACGTGATCAACGAAGAGGGAACATCCTGGCTACGATACACCGTAACGTCGCCGCTGCTCGCGATGCGATACACGCCTTCTGGGAGAGCCTTGGACGCCTTCACAACGCCAGATGGCGCTCCCGCCGACCGCAGTGTCACGCCTCGAAAACGAACGGCATCGCTGACTGCGTCACGTACGTCGGGATTGCCGACGAGCTTCGGATTTCTTCGCGGCCGGTTTGCTCGAACCGGACCTCGAAGCGTGTAGTAGAAGATGCCTCCCGCCATGGCGACCACGGCTGCCCAGCCGACCATGAGGCCCACGTTCGGCGCCTTGGGAGGAGGCGGGTGCGGGCTGAACTGCACCTGAGCAAGCATCACTCGGCCTCGCGTCGCTTGCGCCTGGTCGAGCTGATCAGAGGCCACGCCCACCAGAGCGCGACGAGTCCGACGCCCACCGAGAGCGTGGTAATGCCGATCTTCAGCCCCTTGCCGATCCCCTGGCCCACGTTGTCGAACGGGCTCGTCACGTTGCGAATGCCCTCGCCGACGCTGTCCAAGAACCTCGCCGCAGGCGTATCGGTGAGCTGCTGAAGCTCCGCCTGAAGTTCCGCCACCCGCTGCGGTGTACACGGCGTCCCGCGACGCGTCAGCTCCTCGCACAGAGCAATCTGCTCACGCAGATACCTCTCACGACGAACCTGAATCACCTGCCACGCCTGAATCGCCGACCACACCAGCCGCAGGGCTGAGATCGCGATCGTGATGAACCCGAGCCCCGATGTGCCTCCGACGAGTCTCGTAAGAGTCGGCATCGCGCCCTCGGCGACCATTCGCGACAAGATGTTGCTGACCTGCTGGAGCATCTGCAAATCTGCCGCGAGTATCTGCTCGAACTTTCCTCTCGCCGCTGTGTTCCCCGACGCGGTCGAGTACATGAACAGCTTGGCGCGGACGAGATCTGTGCGAGCCTGGGTGAGCGTTCCCAGCAGCATCGCGAAGACGTCCGTCTCCGACATCTCTCGCGGCTGAGCCGATGACGCCTTCGTCCGCGCCGTCTCAAAGGCCTTCACGATCACGTTCGCCGGAATGCCCGACGAGGCGCGGACCACCGCGCGCGTGAGAGCGTTCGACTCGAAGGCGATAATCGCTGTCTGGAGCGCCGAGTAACCCGTGAGAAGAGTCGGCGCCGGCACCTGTCCAAGAGATCGCATCATCCCCTCCGGCGCTTCAGGAAGTATACGCCGAGCCCGACAAGGGCGACCGCGCCGCCGATCGGAGCCCACATCTTCCACGATGTGCCCTCGCTCTCGACAGGCATCTCGATCGGTGACTCCGGCACAGTCGTCTCTGTCGGCGCGCTCGGCGCGCTCGGCGTCGCCCCGCGACATGAGCTACTGCCCATGAGCCACTCGTAGAACGTCTTGTTGATCTGAATCGAGGACGCACCAGTCGACGCATCCTGGAAGAGTAGACCAATCACCGACGGCAGATACGCTGTCTGCTGACTCACGAGCGCTGCGCGCGTGTTCGGACCGAACCGCCCATCAACTGAGATAGACGCCCCACGAGCACGGAGGGCACACTGAATCGACGCAACGGTCGCAGTGGTCGTGTTGGTGAGCGTCGTCGATGCCTGTCCGAGTCCGTGGTAGCTCATGGTTTCCTCACACTTGCTGACCATCGTCACGCAGTGCGTCGACGTAGTCTTCCCATGCCTTGCCCCTCTTGCCCGTGTGCGGGTAGAGGCCGATTGAACCATCGTCGTGCTGCGTCGGGTTCAGGCCTTCGCGACGACAGAACTTCTGAAGCGCTGCGTCGACCTTCACCGACTTGTCCTTGACCTGCACGTTGATCAACGGGGAAACGAACTTCAGCTTCCCCTTGCGCTGCGCGTCCTCGGCGTCATGCCAGACAACGACCGCTTGCGTGAGACCCTTCTTGTCGAAGAAACGCTGCAACTGAGCCGCGAAGCTCGACCGACTCGGCGACCAGCCGGCCGGTGCGGAATCTCCTCCGCCGTCGTTCTGTGCGAGACCCCCAGCATCTTCCTCGCCAGATCCTTCCGACTTCTTGCGACGACTGAGGAAGTACCATCCGCCGCCCGCAACACCCACGCCCAGCGCGGCCCACGCCCACACAGGCAGCGGACCGACCTTCTTCTTCACGAAGCCCAGCATTCCCGCCGCTGGTGACGGCTGCTGCCCAAGGTGAGCCAGGGAAAGTGGGTAGAGCGGGATCGCTCCGGGTGCCTGCATGGATGCGCCCGAGGACCCGTGAGCCGCCACCATCGGAGCGGCGGACTCCTCGTCGTCCTCGTCGTAGCCCTCGATCTCGCTCAGTTCTTCGTCGGTGTAGATCATACCAGCCCAGCCTTGGCCCTACGGTACCCGAAATCAGCGGCGCCGTCGCGCTCGCCGACGTCGGTTCGATGTCACCGGCTTCTTCCCACGCGTCAGCAGGAGCGCACCCACCGCCAGCAGCGTGACCCCTCCCACCGCCACCGGAACAACCCACGGGGCTCGCGCGAGACGCGTCGAAGGAACCGGTGAGGTAGACGGCGCCGGGTCGACAGGGTCGACGATCGACGCGGGCTGGTCGGACCCGGCGCGGCTTGCGTTCGGGTCAGGAGACGCCGCTCGGATTCGAGCGATCAGATCGTCCGGAACCTCAACCGACCCGGACCGCAACGAGTCCGCATTCGTCGGCGTGTAGGGGGCATCCGTCCAGCGCAAGTACGTCGCCGCCTGCCGAAGAGCCAGAGCCGTTCGAGGGCCCCAGTACCCATCGGCGCCGAACGGACCGTTGTCGCCCTGAAGGTAGCCGAGTCGCGCCAGCTCTCTTTGGAGGGAGCGCAGGGAGTCGCTGGTAGGTCCGATCTGAAAGGCGGAGCCCAGCGAGCCGTACCCAAACCCACCGAACGCGCGCCTTCCGCCGTAACCGCTCAGGTAGCTCATTGACGCCTCATCACCCGCTTCGCGGAAACGACTTTCACCGGAAGATCCAACGACGCACCCGGATTTGAGCGGTCGTATGACTCGTAAAAGCTTTCGATCGCATGCTCTTGATCGTAAGCATACGTCTGCCAGCGTCTCATCCACTCCGGCCTCCCGTCGTCGCGTTCATCCTCCTCGAACTCGATCTCGTACAAATACATGGTCCCGTGTTTGCCATGCTTGGTGACCGGCTTGCTGTCGTAGGGAACGCGACGACTCATGTTCTCTCTTAGCCGACGACGTCGACGACGATTCGGCTTCATGCTCTTGAACGACACCATGAGCACAAGGCCGAGCGCGACAGCCAAGCCGCCGCCCACGAGCGCCCACGGGATCCACCGCTTGCCCGCCTGAGGAATCGGCACGCCGCTCGCCTTCACCTGAGCCGCCATCGGCGCGGGCAACTTCTGACCCGCCTGATAAGCGGCCCACGGATCGGCCAGAATCGGCACTCCTCTCGCCTGCGCATCCGCGCGAGACACGACGATGTACGGCGGGTTCGTTCCCTGCTGCGTGTACACGCTGAACTGACCGCGGTACTGCGCAGAGACCACAACCTTCGGACTGCTCACCTCGATCGAGCCGTCGGAGAACTCCGTCAGCGACGTCTGTTCCGCAAAGGCCGTCTGCTCCTTCAAAGCGGAATCGGCCGCCTGTCCAAGCGCATAACTCATCGACGAGACCTCCGACGACGCCGACGGTTCGGCGACACGGGCTTGCGCTTGAACACCGCGTACCCGAGGAGCGCAGTGGCCGTCAGCCCGAGAGCGATCCACGCCCACGGCAGCGACTTTGCAGGCACAAGCGGTTCGGCCTGCGATGGCTCCTGAACCTCTGGCGGAGGAGGCTCGTAGACAGATTGCTCAGCTGCCGCCGGCATCTCCGGCGACCCCGTCTCCCAATCCGACCACACATCTGCCGGCGGCTTCGGAGTCGAATCCGCAGGCGGGGGCGCGGCGGGCGGAGGAGTCGACATCACCGGCGGCTTCGGAGCCGGCAAGAACAAGACCGGAGGCGGGGGCTTGGCTGTGACCACCGGAGCTTTCGGCGCAGACGAAATGCTCGGGCCGACCACGAGCACCGACTTCGGCTTGATCGCGGATGGCGACAGCGAAAGCTTGAGCTTCGGGTTCACGCGAAGAACCGGCTTCTTCGCGCTGCTCGTGGCTCTCTGCGGGCCGATCAGCGCAGACCCAAGGTGCGAGTAGCTCACGACTCACCTCCTGGCAGAGCGTCGCCTCAAGATGTTCTTCGACACCTTGCGCTTGCGACTCTTCGGTTTATCGCCGTAGATCGAGTCAAGAAGGTCGCTGGTGATCTTCCAGCCGTTGCCATCTGGTACCGCACGCATCGGAGGCGACGGAGGCGGGTATCCCATGCGCTTGTAGGTGGCGTTCAGATCGCGAATCATCGACTCGGCTTCGGCCTTGGTCGCGAACTCCGGACGGCCATTGGGCCTCATCCGACGTCGCGCTCGCTGACGTCGGTTCGAGGTTACTGGCTTCTTCCGCGTCATAACGAACGCGAGCGCTCCGAGCGCGGCGACGCCGATGCCTGCTGCGGCCCAGATCGGAAGGCCGCCGATCGTGCGCGTCCCAGTCGAGTCCATCGTCGCCACCGGCTGCTCGCCGGGCGGGAGCATAGTGTCTTCGAGCGGCATGTAGTCCGTTGGCGAGATGATCGTCTGCGCATCGTACAACTCGGCTCCGCCACCGAGCTGACCGGCCACGTCACGCGCCGTTGCGTTTCGGAGCTTGATCTCTCCGGCGCGCGTCGCGGCGGCGAGAATCACCTCGAATCCGACACGACCGTCGTTCATCCAACCGGTCGTCCCGATCTTCCGGACCGTGCTCCCCTGAAACAGGGTTCTCGCGCGGGACAGAAGAAGATCTGCGAGGCGTCCCGCCTTGTCGCTCGGAACGTTCCGCACGCGATAGACCGACCGCACCACGGCGAACTTCTTCACCATGCGCGGATCATCGGCCGGTGTCTGCCCCGGACCCGGCGACCACGTCGCCTGCCCAAGGCCGAGCATGCCCTGGTAGGGGGCACCGTAGTGAGAGATGTCCACGCCGTACCCGAGACCGGCGGTTGCGTAGTACGTCATCGCGCTGCCTTCCTTCGCTTCCTCCGATTGGAGGCCATCTTCTTCTTGTTGCTGAACTGCTGCCAGCCGAGATACAGCGAGGCCAAGCTCACCGCGAATCCCGCAATCGCAATCGTCTCCATGCGCTCCGCTCTCTTCAGCTCTTCGGCCGGCGAAAGCTGACCGAGATGAACCGATCGAAGCGATGGAGGCTGCGTCTGAAACACCACTGGAGAGACACCGCCACGGAGCCGTTGCGGCTGGCTGAGGTCAGCGAAAACGAACGGATTCGTCACGCCCCAGCGCTGAAACCCGAGCGCCCTGTTGACCTTGTAGCTCACGTCACTCCTCCGATTCGTCCTTCGACTTCTTCTTCTTGCCGTTGGACTTCATGTACTTCGGCTTGAACCACTCGAAGAACGCGTAGCCGATGCCGAATCCGATCGCGATGCCGACCGGGTAGCAGAAGATCGGCCGGCGATAGAACGGAATCGCGACCTCCATCTCCTGCCCGAGCGGAGGCACACCGTACAGCGGATAGGGCGCCATGCCCGCCTGGTGATGGTGCACGCCGCTCATGTCTTCGACCTGCTGCGCGTACTTCGCGTCGTCGCTCACGTAATCGTCTGCTCGCACGGCTTCACCTCACCATCTTCTTGACGTTCGCGACGATCTTCTTGCGGTTCTTGTAGACCAGGAACGCGCCGAGACCGAGGCCGCCTGCGATCAGAACATTCCGCGTCGTCATCATCGACGCCGCCGGAGTGGGCGCCGTCGCAACCGGCGCTTCGCCTTCCGCCGCCTGCCCAAGACCACGGGCGCACGGGCTCGCGTACAGCGCGCCGAGATCGCGCCGAAGGTCCTCGGTGTTGCGCGTGAGAGGCAGCAGGTGCTTGCTCGCGTGCTCACGCATCTCGGAGCTGCGCCGCTGCACGGTGTTCGCCATTCGGTCCAGGCGAGGGAGCATGCTCCGCGTCTTGCCGGTGGCGCGCTCGAACAGATCGCGAACGGCCGCGTGCATCACGCAGTGCGCGAGCGCATCCTCGAACGCCACGTTGGCCGGATACCCCAGACGAATCAGCTCGTCTGCGATCTTTCGCGCCGTGACCGTCATGTTCGGGCCGAGAGCGGAGATCGCATTCGCCATGAAGCGCTCACGATTCGCGCCCTGATGCGCCTGAGCTTCCTGAAGAAGCGTACGCGCCGCCTTTCGACCGAAGGCCTCGACGTGCGACCTCGGCCCGGTCTTTTCCGGACGAAGACCGGCCGGCGGAGGCTTCAGCTTCCGCACCTTCCGCGAGAGAGGAACACCCGACGCCGAAGGCTGAGTGACTCGCCACTCGCCGGCCGTCGAATCCCACATCTCCGACTGCTGCACGCCCAGCTCATCCTCTTCTGCCAGGTACGCGGGTACCGCATACTGGTTGGCGAAGATGCCATCGCGAGGACGGAAGGTGACGCCCTCTTCAACGTCGAAGATGCCGCTTCCGATCGTCGACTGAGACGAGTCGTCGTCGTACTCGTACGACGAGCGATCGTAGAGAGTGAGCGGGTCGATGTCCGCATTGGACGGCATCTGGTTCTGGTTGCCGTGCCACTCCTTGGACCACGGCTCGATCGGCTTCGCGCCCACCGCGTCGATGACCTCGGGTTCCAGCATCATCTCGTCGTCGTGCATCGGCTTGGTCTCCGGAGTGTGGCTATCGCCGAGAGCGCGGAGCGCCATGTCCGTTCGCTGCTGGCTGTACGGGCGGTAGCCCGAGGAAGAACCGGGGCCCCACGGCGACGCGCCGTAGGTCGTCTGCTTCATGCCCGGATCGTCCATGTCGCCTTCGAGGAAGTCGTAGTCGTCGGTACCGTCGATGTCCGGTGCCGGCGCGGCGCCCGAGCCAGGGCGCGAGGGCGTGTCCTCTTGCAGATCGTCGTCGAGGATCGACGAATCTCCGTCGTACCCCTGGTAGTCCTGAACGTCGAGATTCGCAGACCCGCGCATCGTGGGGCGGGGCATCACGCCGTAATCGTCGTCGAAGAGGTCGCCGTAATCCTTCATGGTCGTCTCCAGCCTCAGACCTTCACGATCGCATATCCGATGAGCCCCACCAACGCGACAGCTCCGCCGATGCCCGCAACCACGAGAACTCGCTTCGTGGTCTCCTTGCCTCGGGCGGCCTCTTGCTCGGCCAGCGCTTGCGTCCGCGCCAGCTCAGCCTGAGCCGCCGCTGCTTGCTGCTCGGCGAGACGTTGAGCCGCCTCACGCTCGGCCTTGCTGCAATCGAGCGCTGTTCCGATCAGCTGACCACCAACATTCGCCCCCGTGCCGCCCGCCTGCCCGCCGTAGATCGACGCGACGATCCCACCTACGAGCGTGACTCCGCCCGTGATGCCGCAGCCCACCTGCCGACCTTTCTCGGAGATCCCGAGACCGTGATCTACGCCCATCTCCTGTTTGATCGCTGTGTCGATTGCGAGAAGTCCTTCTCGTGTCAGAGCATCGGCGATCGAGAGTCGAATCGCATCGTAGATGGACTGATTCCTCGCCCACCCCTTCGACTTCAGTCGTCGCATCGCTCGTTCGTAGGACCGAGCAGCCTCTGTTCCGTACTTGCTCGTCAACGAGTTTCGGACGAAATCTTCCCGGACCGACCGAGGCTTGGAGACGGCCTGTCGAAGAATCTTCGCGGCGGCGAGAGATGCCTGCGCGAGGATGGGATCGCGGTGGGCGGCACGGCCCACGCTGATCACCGACGGGTTCTGTCGACGCGCGTAGCTCATGACTTCGCCTTGACCACCACCAGGCCGATGCCCGCAATCGCGACGAGCCCGAGCCCCGCCCAAAGCCACGGCGAGGTGCCCCCGCCCGAACTCGAACTCGCCGCCGCTGCCGCTGCTGCTGCATCCAGCTGAGCCTGCGTCGCCGCTGCCTGCTGAGACAGCGTCCCAGCCCCACAACCTGCGATCTGACCCCCCGCCTGCCCCGACGACAGAATCCCCTCGGTGGCCGTCGGGTTCTTGAAAGCTGCCGCCATGCCCGCGCCCGCCGTCCCCGCGCCGATCATCGCGCAGAACCCCGCCTGCAAGTTCTCGGTCTTCACCGCGCCGAGTCCCGAGACACCCATGCGAGACGCGGTGTACTCGGCCACGCGATTGGCGATCGCCAGCCGCATCCCATCGAACAACGCCTGGTTGAACGGACGCCCTTTGCGGCGAAGCTCCTTCGCCTTAGACACGGCTGTGTTCCCGAGACCAGGGTGGATCTCGTTGAGCTTCCTGCGTGCCGCGTCGATTCTCTTCGACTCCGGGAGCCCGGACACCTGTCGAAGAAGAGACGCGGCCATCAGGGACGCGGACCCCAGAATCGGATCCTGCGCAGCCGCATGACCGACTCGCGCAGGCTGTGATCTCGTGAACAAGGTGCCGGGCGTGGCTGTCGGAGGCGCCTTCTGCGTCCCGTAGGCGCTGGCCACCGCTCGGCCGATCTGAGAAGCCATCGAACTCGACTGCTGTGGCGCAGAACCCGAAGACGCGGACGGCGGGGGCCGCTGCGTCCCGTAGGCGCTGGCCACCGCTCGGCCAATCGACGCCGCGTCCAAACCCAAACCCATCACGCCGTACGTCATCGCGTTCTCCTGCTCGTGCGACGACGCCTCGCGTTCGATCGCACCTTTCGCTTCGCGAACCCCTGAGCGAGCGCCAGTGGCACCCCGAACACCCAGAATCCGCCACCGATGAGCCCCCAGACCACAGCCCAGCCGATCGACTCGTTGCGTCGGTAGCCGTGATACACGAGCAGGGGCGTCGCCACCGCGGCACCCACGCGATACCCCACCGAGACGGTCCTTGCCGCAGGCGACAGCTCCATCGGCTCGGTAGACCCTATCGGTCCCTTGCGGAGGTAGTAACTCATGAATCCACCTCGAAGATCGTGTACTGCTTGACCCGCTTCAGCATCTGAGCGGTCCGGCGTCCTGCGACAGGATCCAGCACCCACCAAACCTTGGTTCGAGGGTCCTGAGCCCGGCAGAACACGTGCGTGTGAATCTTCGGTTGACCCGGAAGCCTCGGCTGAAATCCGACGGTGACGAACTGAGCCCTGGACCCAACCGCGAGGCAACAGGCCGCGATTGCCGTCGCGAACTCATCGCAATCCGCCGCGAGCTTCCCGGCCATCGCATCATCGATCAAACGCTCTGGTGTTCGGAGCATCTCGACGTGAAGCGGATCTCTCGTGTACCTGCCGGCGTTGCCCCACCACTTGCAGATGGCGATGATCTCGGAGCTGTAGTCCTTCGGCCGGATGTTGCCGACGATCTGCTCCGTGTGACGTCTCACCTTCAGACTGCGTTCGCTCTCCAACGCCGTCGAAATCATCTGACGCGGACGTATGTCGCGGACGAGCCTCGACATCACCGCGACCGTCTGGTCTGTCCCTCGGTAGGGCTCGACCGTTCCGACCGCAGCGTTGTAGCGACGTTGGTAGTGAGATCGACGGAGCATCGGCATACCGAGGCCCCAGCACCATCAGCCCGTCGAGTCTCGCACGTCTTGCCGGAGCGCCGCAAGCCGCTCCAGGAGCTACTTTCGGGTGTGAATGCGACGGCCTGCGCGCATGTAGACCTTCCCCGGCGCAGACGTCGGCGACGTCTCTCTCGACGGCGGCGGCGGCTCCACCTTGACCTCGACGATTGACGCGCCCGAACGGACAACCACCATCACGAAGTGGCCGCCCTCGGCTATCTCTGCTGCCTTCAAGTCCTGTGCGGGCATCCCGAAGGTCGACCCGTCACGAAAGCGCACGACGGCTCGGTCACCGCGGTACGAAACCACGGTGCCCGGCCGCCGCTCTGTCTGCTGAAACGAATAGTTGCCCAGGCCCTTCACGGACATGAGCCTACTCTTCCGCGAGCAGCCTCTGCAATTCGGTGAAGGCTTGGAACACGAACTTCTGTCCGGCCGGCGTCGCGCCGGCACCGTTCGGTTCCACCTGCACGATGCCCCGTGCGATCTGACTCACCGTGTACTGCCCCACCGCCTGCTTCAACACCGCCACCGGGTAGTTCGCCGTCAGCTTCTGAATCATGTCCTCCGGATCGTCTCCGCCCAGCACGTGATCGTTCACTTCCTTTGCCAACATGCGAAGGACCTGACGCTCGCCCGCCGACAGCTCCATCGGCTCGCCACTCGGCTCGATCGCGGGCCGACTCCGCATCCTCGGCTCGGGCGGCGGTGCCGGAGGCGGAGCGTCGATCTCCCCGCCGCCCTCCCACGGCGCCGCTCGCCTCGGCAAGCCCTCGGCCAGATTCGGCACGACCGACACCGACCGCTTCTTCTCGGCCGGCCGAGCGACGCGAGATGCTGGACGCCGCTTGCGGGACGCATTCGCGCCACCGCCGCCCGACGGCAAGATCCCACGCTGCTGTTGCTGCGCCTGAGCACGGCGATGCGCTTCGACGGCCGCCTGCGGAGCGAGCGCGAGTTGGCCCGTGGCGGGGTCTCGAACCACGACCATCGGACCCTGCGGCGTGTTGATCAGGTCGCCTTCCTGTGGCTGCTGCTGCGGCACCGGCTGAGCCGGGGCCTGGCCACCCTGCCCACCCAGGAATTGGAGGATGCTGGGCAAGCGCTCCATGACGCCCTCGGCGAGCGCTTGCTTCCAATCCTCTCCGCCACCGCCGATGCCGATGCCGCCGGAGGTCGCAGGGGCCGACTCCTTGATGTCCAGAACGTCCTTCATGACGGTCTGCATCTCGCGCCACTTCATCATCTGAGCGACGGGATCGGAGCTGTCGGTCACCTTGTGCTTGGTCGCATCGAGTTCGGCCTTGAGCCGGTCGATCTCCGACTGCAACGACATCATCCGCATCTCGTGCGCGGACAGCATCGAAGAGTGACGAGACTCCCAGCTCTGCTCCTTCATCTGAATGGCCTGCTCCATCCGGTCCTTCCACATGAGATCGCGCTCTTCGAGGCGCTTCTTCTCGTGCTCCTGGTCCCGACGACGCTCCTCACGCTCCGACGCAAGCCTGTCTTCGATACGCTGCTCACGGCTCCTACCCGCTTCGCGCTCAGCTTCCAACTCACGCCGCTGCGAATCGCGAATGGCCTGCAACTCGGTCTGATGCGCCGAACGCAACGCCTCGATGAACTTGGAGTGAGTCTCGTGAATCATCGCCAACTCGCGCTGGTGACGTTCGAGAATCTGCTCGACCATCTTCTGAGTGGCGCCCTCGTCTTTCGAGCCGAACAGACCCGTTTCAGCAAGGGCCTTCAACTCAGAGGCGACCGATGGTTGACTACGCATTCGTTCCTCCATCTCTCGCCTCAACTCTTCCTGCTTTTGGCGTTGCTCATCAAGCTGCTGCTGCATCAGTCGACGCTCCAGCTCTGCTCGCTCTCGCACAGCATCGACCTCGACCTTCGCCGCGCGGCGCTCTGCCTCCAGCAACGGTCGCATCGCACCCTCCGCCTGAGCCGCACGGGCCTCTGCCTTCTCCTCGGCTCGCCTGCGCTCGTCACGCTCGCGCTCCGACACGTCGAACGCGAGCTTCATCGCTTGCTCCGACAGCTTCGCGTTCTCTTGGACATGCACTGGCGGTGGGATCGCCACCGGGGACGTAGACGCTTCGACCTCCGCAGGATTCGGCTTCGCCGCGTTGGGTCTGCGCTCGTACTTCGGTCGACCCGGCAAATCCAAATTGAACGAGGCGTACCGCCTCGACAAATTCGGAGACTTGGGATTCGGACCCACGACCACGATCAGATAGTGGCCGCCACCGTACTCCCGCTGGATCTCATCCATCGAGAGCGGCATGTCCCAGGTGTCGTAGTACCCGTCGAACTTGTCCCCGCCGGGCGCCATCTTGGGCCACGTGCGGTGCACCTGGATCTTGAACTCCGGCCTGGAACCGATGCCGAACTTCGCGTACATGTCGTCGAGGGAGCGGCTCTTCTCTTCCGGCTCCGGCGCTTCGGGAGGCAACAGGTTGTCCACCTGTTCCTGGGTCACCTCGTCGAGGTTCACGGTTTCAGCCTTTCGAGAAACACGGCGCACGCGAGGCTTGGGCGGAGCGGCGTCTTCGGTTTCTTCGTCGAGATCGATGTCGTCTTCCACCGGTGCCTCTTCCTTCGGTTTCACGGTCCGCCGGTTCTTGGAGGGTCGCTGTCGCTCCGCGCTCTCGCTTACAAGGCGCTCCACCTCGTTGAGCGCGTCGTCCATCACTCACTCTCCGTCGGCTCGGACTCTTCGTCGCCGGCTTCGCCCTCGGTCGCCTCGCCCGACTCGCCGTCATCATCCGGCTCGTCATCGCCCTCATCCTCGTCGTCTTCCTCGTCTCCGTAGTCGTCGCCCATCAGCTCGGCGACGAGTTCGCTCATCATCTTCGCGCAACGGTTGTACGCGGTCTCCGTCTCCTCGTCGTTCGGAAGCTTCTTCTCCAGAAGCTGCCCCAACGCGAAGAACGCCTGCTGAAGCTCGTCGATCACCTCGCTGCTGACGCCGGGAAGCTCCGGATCTCCGACATCGGCCCCGAGGCGATTCATTTCCTCGACCACCCAGCCGTGGAGACGACGCATCTGATTCGCGTTCGAGACCGAGAGGCCGTAGGCGTCCATGAACGCCAGGCTCAGCGTCTCCAGGAAGTCGGAGACCTGCGGCATGAGCACGGTGCCCACGAACACCTTCAGCTGATCTGCGCGAGCGAAGTTCGGGTCCTTGAGGACCTTCTTGCGAGACTTCTCCATCTCGTCGAGCTTGCCTCGCAACTGCGGCGGAAGCTGCGGCACGTCCTGCTGTTCCTGCTTCTTCGACATTCGTTCGTCTCCCATCAGAAGTCCACTTCGCCCTGTTCTTGTGCAGCCTCTGCGGCCACCTCTTTTTGGCGCTTCTCGAACTCGCGAATCAGCTTGTTCGACTGAACATCGACCGGAGTTCGGGCGCTGCACGCGAAGATGTCGCCGTCCACCTCGAAAAGCTCCGAGGCCGTCGCGAGGCGAGTGCAGAAGCGCCGCATCTGCCGGAGCTGCCCGTGCCCTCTCGAAACGCCATCTGCTGGGCGGAGTAGCGACACGAGATGCTCGCAGGCAGGGCGCCCCGGAGCTTCCAAACACACGAGGTTGTCGTCCGTGAGACCTGGCTCTGGGCCCGAGGGTGGCTCGCCTGCCACGACGGGAAGCCCGTCGGCGCCAACCGCAACCGCGAGGCGGCCGGGCTCGTAGTAGTCGGACCGATCGGTGGCCACGGGCACCTGCTGGCCCGGTTCGCGCACCGAAACCTCTTCCTCCCCGCCAAGCGGGAGTTCCGTTTCGTCGCCCATCGCATGGACCGTAGGCGGCCGCGCCCCCTGCCAGCAAGCGGCTTGTTATTATGGAGCTAGGTCGGCGACCATTTTTTGTGAGGCACGCCAGACGAACGCCAGTGGTTCGGCTTCGGTGTTTTTGAGCCCCGTCCCCCGGTGGTGGAGCCTGCATCATGGGACCCCACCCTGTGGCGAGCGGCGCGCATGCCCCCGCTGAAGGCTCGACGGCGACGCTTTCGAGCCTCCCATGCCTGTCTCGACGCAGCAGACAGCGCAGGGAGCACGCGCGAGCGGGCGCGGAAGGCGCACGGACGCGCCCGAACGCCGAGCGAGACCCTCACAAGGCCTCGCGCCGCTCTGGCGCTCCGCTTCAACACGCGCACAGGCGCGCAGGCGCGCTCGCATCGGCTCACGTGACCGCCGCTCGACACGCCGACCGCGCGCAAGGTCGCCGGAATACGCACACGAACACACACTAGGCGACACGAAAACGCGTGCTGAAAACATTAGGGTTTGCATAGGCGTTTTTGTGCTATTGTATGGTCACATAATGCGACTTTCTGCGCGCCAGAAGCCGCTACAGCGGCCGGGAGTTCTTGGGGGTGCCGCGCCTAGGGTTCTGCCGGGCTCGCCTCAGCGGGCCGCGTGCTGCGTTCTAGGCCCGTGTGCCACCATGGCGCGATCTAGCGGGCTGTAGCCCGGCACGTTAGGTGCTACGCGTGCACGTGCGCGCAGTAGGAAGGCGCCGAACAGGTCTAGTCGGGCGCGTGCCGAAAACAGAAAAGTGACAGGGTGCGTCGAATGTACTTGACGCCCGCGCGCGGACCCGTTACGTAAGGGGGGTGACCGGTTGTTTCGCCTCACACGGCGGCAACCGGGCATCATAGGGGCACCGGACCGGTCCCCGGACGATAGCCGAGCCCTTCGGGGCCTCGGCCGAGCAGTCTAGAGGGGCGTTTCGGCGCTCCACCCGGCTTGTGGCCACCTCGCACGCGCGAGCCTGCCTCTTCGGAGGTACGGGAGCCGGGACAGCTAGACCAGCGGCTAGGCGCGATCCGGATTCTGATCGATCCCTCCGGTGTGCGACGCGCGTCACCCGCAGTGTCTAGCTCACGAGGGCGTCCGATTCCGCTTTCGCGGTAGGGTCGTGTAACGACCTGTCGCCCTTACGAGCCCTCTCGCGCTCCTCGCGAGTCCCCGACGAGAGTCGGAGCTTGGCGAGGCCCGCGAGGGCCGGGGAGAGTCGAATGACTAGCGAAATCAAGCCCGGTGTACGCTGTCTCTACCGCACAGCCCGTCACGGCCGCGGTGGATCCATGTCTGTGCAAGTGATCCGTGTGCAGGGCTGTATGTGCCGCGTGATCGTCTATTCGCAATGGTACCCGGATCGCGCGACCGTCGAGACGTTTTTCGTACGCAAGTCGTCGCTCACCATCGACCCGAGCAAAAAACAATCGCGCTCTTGATTGTAGGAGGTTCACCATGGCGTATCAGCGAAAGACCCGCGACGTCTACGAAGTTCGCGGAGACTACGGGCACGGGCACGGCTTCGAGACGGTCACGGCCGAAACCGAGCGCGCGGAGGCGCGGGCTCGGCTGCGCGAGTACCGCGAGAACGAGCCGGGCATCGAGTTCAAGATCGTCAAGGTCCGCGAGCCGATCCAATGATTGACTCGTGCACGTGCGGCGAGCCCCACCCGCACCGCGTCGCGTCGCGTCGCTCCGCGAGCGGGACGATCGTGGAGCTGTGGAGCGACGGACCCATCACGGGAGCGCTCGGGACCGGCCTGCGCGGTGTTCCGATATCGCGCCCCAAGTCGGCCGCCGCCGCGAGGCGCGACCTGCGCGCCGGATGGCTCTTCCTCGGCGAAGTCTGCCTCGTTGAAGACGGCGAGCTTGGAGCCCTCTATTCGGCGTGTCGATGGGCCGCAGAACGCGATGGGCTCCCCGGCACCGTGCGTGCGCGCCTCGCACACCTGGCGAAGCCGTCTCTCCGCCCCACGTGGCACGTGCTTCACACGGACCGCGACGGGCGCCCGACGTGTCGATTCTGGGTGCTGCCGCGACTCGGCTGGCCAGACCTCGCGATCTGGCACGAACGAGGCCGATACGACCTCATGCGACGCATGAAACCCGTCCGGCTTCCGGGCACCGGCGTCCTGTCAGATTCGACCTATGAACCAACCGGGTTCACCTTCCGAACGTTACGCGACGCGATCGCGCACCTGACCGAAATCAACGCACTAAGAGGTGATTCATGACCAAAACGAAGCGACTGGAACCGCACCAACAGCGTCAACTGCGGTGGCGCTGTTCACACTGCGGCTCGGAAGGGTGGTTCAATCCGCTCAGTCTCCACCTCGGCGATCCACGCACAGACCACGACCGCCCCGACGGACGCCAGTGCCTAAAGGCACGGAAAGGCCCCGAGCAATGACCGAACCGTTGTACCGCCCGATTCCGGGAAAGTTCACTTTCGACTTGACGATCAACGCGCCCGCGAAGGTCGTCGGCTACGGCAGCGATTCGTCCGGAGAGTTCGTCATCGTCCAGCGAGCAGGCTCCTACCGCGCGAAGGTACAGCTTCCCCTGACGTGCATTCGTCGGCTCACCGACACCGAACGAGCGGAAGTGTCCCGCGACTGCGATCGGGGGTTCTGGTGATCTCGCGCCCCATGTACGCGCCGCAAGGTGCCGCCGACGCCGCCATCGAAGCGGGGGCCGTAGCCCTGTGGGGAGGCCGCGCCATCGACCGAGACGGATCGCTCGACCTGCCGCACGACCGCATGCATGCGACGGGTGACCTCGCGCTACTGCGCGAGTTCCAGGTACGCGACCAGGTGCGTAGGGTCGAGGCCGCGTACTACGACCTCCCCGAGGGCGAGGCGAAGGTCGTTTATCAGTACCCGCTCGATCGCGCGCACCTCGTCGCGCGCAAGGCCGGCGGATACGTGTATCTGCTGCTTGCGGTGTACCGATGAATCAGAAAAACAACGACCCGCCGTCAGAAGCCGACAACAGCAAGCGTCTCACGGACATGGCTGCAACCGCACCCTTCGCGCTCCGGGTCACTCCGGAGTCTCACGTCCACCCCAGCCTCCGCCTGCTCTTCGAGGACGCGGAGCTTGTTCGGCTCGCCCTTTCGGCCCTTCCGCCGGACGCCGATCCCTCTCGGGTTCACGTCGTGCAGTTCGGCGCCCGGTCCAGCATGGGGCGCATCGCCATGGGACGCACCAACCTCGTCAAGCACGAAGGGGCTCCGGTCTACCTCGGCGTACGCGGCACGCGCACGGTCGCCTCGCGCCTCGTGCTCGGTCGCGAGGCTGCGCTCACGCGGCGCGTCACGCTCGTGTGCGGCCCTCACGAGGGACACCCCACGGTGTTTACCGCATACTGGGGCGACGCGGCTCCGCGCGAGCCGGGAGACCCGTCGCACGACGCCGCGAGCTTCGCCGAGTCGGTGGAGTTCTGGTGCAAACACGCGCTCGTTCCCGAGCCCGGCGAGCAGACGGTGATCAACCTGACCCCGCACGAGATCACCGTGGCGCGCGATGGCGTGACGCGGACGCTCCCCGCATCGGGTCACGTCGCGCGGGTCTCCACCACGCATCGCGACCTCCAGAGGACCGTACTCGGGGCGCCCGTGAAGACGACCACGCACGGGGCGGTCGAAGGCCTCCCCGACGCGCAGGAGGGCGTGACCTTCGTAGTCTCGGGGCTCGTGCGCGCCGCCCTCACCGGCCGCCCTGACGTCGTCTCGCCCGGCGCCCTACTGCGCGACGAGGCGGGTCGCGTGATCGGCTGCGCCGAGTTCATCGGCGAAGGCTGAAGCGAAGGCGAGCCCTGCGGGGCTCGCCCCTCGCTCGCGGCGCTCGACCTCGACGTCGAGCCTCGCGACGGAGGCATGACATGACGGACACCACGAAAAGCACCGAACCCCTGTTCATTCTGTGGGACCCCAAGGACGGCGACGTGCCGCGTAGTGCGGACGGCGGTTATCTGACCTCGGGCACGCTCGGACGGCTCACTCTGGGGAACGCGTACCTGTCCGCCTATGCGGACTACACCGGAGACCGCCGCGCGGAAGACCTCGACGTTCACGAGCGCTGCCCCGTCCGGTTCCGGCTCAGCGGCGAATGCGGCGACTACACACTGATTCGCGTGCAGTGAGCGGAGGCGAGCCCTCGCGGCTCGCCCTTCGCGAAGGGCTCTTCGCTCCGGTGGAGATCCCTTCGCGTGGAACACCCCATCACACACCTAGTCGCTCTCCCCCTGTGCGCGTGCGGCTGTCAGGGGGTGCTCGTGGCTTTCACGGTGGAAGTCGACGGTTCAATCACCGAACGACTTCTCGACCGCGATATCAGTCACGACACCGCCTGTGCTGCCCTCGGCTACCTCGCGCGGGAACAACCCGCAATCAATCTCAGTGAGTACCCGGTCGTTGACCGGTGGACAGCCTAGAAAGGACAGCCCCATGACCTTCCGGACCGGAACCTTCGACACCCTCCCCGACGACGTGCTGGCCGACGTGCCCGCCCTCACGATGGCGCCCGAGGCGCCCGCGGCCCCCGAGCTGCGCGCCCGCTGGAAGAAGCTTCGGAGCGGAGCGTGGGGCCTCCACGTCCACGGGCGCGCGATGAGCGGCGACGAGGTGATCGTCGTCAAGGCGAACGGCGAAGAGCAGCGCGCCACCGTCGACGTCGTGCTCTGGACGGGCGCCGACACGCGCTCCGGTGCCATCGTCTCGATCTGCTCGGCGATGCCCCTGCGTCGCTCTCACTGATTTTTTTGATCACCGTCGCTTGACGGGGTCCGTCGAACGTACTAACGTCTAAACACCTGAGCGGGAACACAACCCGTCACATCCATCGGAGACAGTAGCCCATGACCACCGCCGCCATGTCCGTGATCGATGCCCCGTCCGCCCCCAAGACGGATCTCGACCTGCCGCTGACGCTCGCGTCCGACCAGCCCGAGCGCTGGATCAACTACGGGAACGCGGGGGTTCCCTTCGACCACGCGTGCGAGGATTGGCACGCGGAGCGGGCGAAGGACGGCCAGGTTGAGGATCTCCAGGTCGGAGACCTCAGCTCGTGGTCGCTCGGCCCGGTGGGCCAGGCAGCGGCGCTCGCGCCGATCCCCGCGCCTGGTCGACCGCAATACATCGTGCCGCTTCGGCGCCGCGCATTCGCGCAACTCTGCGGACTGATCGGAGCGCCGCCGAGTTACTTGATGGGCTTGGAGGCTCGGTACCAGCTCTCGCTCGTGAATCGCCACCTCAGGAAGCTCCAGGGGAAAGATCGGAGCGCGCTCTTGCGTGGAGTCGGCGGCGAGGCCCGTGCGCTCCTCTCCGATCGCTACGCGCCGCTCGACGGCGAACGCGTGCTCGACACCGTGCGTCACGTGCTGCGCGAGTCGGGACAGCTCGGATCGGTGCGCGTGCGCTCGCTCGCGGTGGGCAGCACGGCGAGCCTTCGCCTCACGTTCCCCGAGCACGACGCGGTGATCCAGCACTCGCGCAAGGTCGGAGACGTCGTCGAGGTCGGGCTCGACATCCTCAACGGAGAGGTGGGCAATCGCTCGCTCTCGGTCAACCCACTGACCTGGCGTCTCGTGTGCCTCAACGGCATGCGCTCCGCGTCGACGCAAGACGTTTCGCGCTTCTACCACGTCGGCGACCCCGAGCGGCTGCACCAGGCGTTCGCCGACGCTCTGCCTGTGGCGATCGCGGGCGGCCAGCGGCTCCGCGACCTCATGCAGAAGGCGACGGAGGTTCTGATCGACGACGCGCTCGCCGAGTTCGACCTCAGCGCCTTCGGCTTCACCCCGACGGAGTCGCAGGACGTCGCACGCGACGCGATGGCCGAGCGCTCGATGGCGCTCCCGGCCTCCACGAAGGACTGGGGCGACGCCTTCGCCGAGGTCCGGGACCTGACGGCCTACGACGTGGCCAACGCGATCACGCACGTGGCCCAGACGCGCGGGACGGACCGCCGCGTCGAGATGGAAGAGGCCGCCGGCCGCTACCTCGATCGCACCGTCCGCCGCGCGGCCTGAGCGACTGGCGGGCTCTCCGGGGCCCGCCCCTCGCTCGCGGCGCTCGACCTCGACGTCGAGCCTCGCGAGCGCGGACTGTCCGCGCAGGAGTTGATCATGGCAAGCACCATTGACAACCTGCTCTCCGTCGAGACGGATGCAGAGCGACCCTCCAACCTCCGGCGCCTCTGCACGGACGCCCGGTGCCGAATCATGGCGTGCGAACAGGCGCTCGCTCGGGCGCGGGCGGACGACGCCAAAGACCTGGCGCGAGCCCAGCGTGAACACCGCTACGGCCGCGCCGGCAGCCCGCGAGCGACCGTGAACGACTACCGATCGACCCGCGTAGCTCAACGGCTGCGAGACGCACTCGAAGCTGTTCGCGAGGCCAAGCGAGACGCGCGCGAAATGCTCGCCCTCTGGGGGGTATCGTGAACATCCCGCCCCATCACAGTGACACCGCCACGCGCGACACCATGACCTCCACGCACTGGCGCTCGCACGTCATCGAGCGCACCTGTGCGCTCTTCGTGGGGCAGCAGGTGCCCGTCGACGACGACCGGCGATTCCTGCCCGTCGGAGACTGGCTCAGGGAGACGCAGTCGGCTCGCCTCACGCTGCACTACGTCTCGGGCGAGACGGTCCGAAGCTCGGTCGAGATGATGACTCGTTTCGTCAACGGTGCGATCCGAGCCGGACACGACGAGTCCCTCGCGACCAGCCTCGGCGCCTGTCGCCGCAAGCTTTCTACTTGACAGAACGTTCGACGCACGTCACGCAACCCGAAGAGCGGGCACACACACCCACCGGAGACGACATGAACCCCTTGGTCAAAGCCATCCTCGCCTGCGAAGAGTTTTCGCTGCTGTACGCGCATCTCCCCGTTCCGCTGCACGGCCCCGCCCCCGACCGGCGATCGCGCCAGTGGACGCACGCGCAAATCATCGAACCCGCACGGTTCCAGTTGCGCATCTCGCCGCCCACGAAGGCGCCCGCGTTCGACGGGACCGTCGCGGCCACGTGCTGGGAGGTGAAGATCTACTGTTCGCCGTCTTACGAGTCCGTGACGGTGTTCGTGGACGAACACGGCGTCATTCAACGTACCTTCCCGCAGGGCAAGGGCGAGGACAACTTCATGGCGTGGCGGCCGCTGTTCGAGGCCTTGGTCCTCGACGAAAGCAACCTCGCGTTCGTCCAGTCGCTCGACTACAGCTGTAGCAAGCTCCTCGCGGCGCTGCTCGACCGGGGCCTCGTGACCCGTGAGGATGTGCGAGACGTACACGTCATGCTCGGCGCGGACGACGAAGCGGAAGAAGAGGGAGGCGCATCGTGACGTTCCGATTCATCGTAAGCATCGACGTCGAGGCGCCGACCGCCGTGGAGGCGTACGCGCAGCTTCGGGAACGAATGAATCAGACCGCGTTCGGCTGGGAGACCGAGCAGGCCTTCGCGAACGACGGCGAGCTGAGCGACGATGAGTTGACCACGGTCATCGTTTCCGCGACCGACCGAAGCGAGGTGGAGTGATGGGCAGCCAGATCAAGCGGGTGGCTCTCGATTTCGATTGGCCGCTCGAAAAGACCTGGGAAGGCTACTTGCGCGCATGCGCGAACTACTGCTGCAACTGCCCTCAGTGCGAGCGCATCGAGCCGCCCGCTGGCGAGGGTTGGCAGGTCTGGGAAACGGTTACGGACGGGAGTCCGATCACGCCGGTGTTCCCGACGGCCGAAGCGCTCATCGAGCACCTGTGCACCAAGGGCACGACGGCGGACCAGTACAGGCTCGCACGAGGGTGGCAGCGTAGCCTCCCGTCCCGCCAGGAGGCGGAGTCGTTCGTGCGCGTCGGGTGGGCACCGTCTGCCGTCGTGGTCAGCGGTCACACGGCGGCGAAGCGGCCCAAGGTCAAGGTCCGGAAGGTGGTGAGCGACCCGTATCAAATCGGAGAGATCTTCGACCGAGGTTTCTTCGTTCCCGATGAGGACTCGTGATGGCCAGCTACAAGTGGGAGCGCAACCCTTGGACGGGGGAGGTCTTCGCGAACGTGGCCCCGCACGTGCGGCTGGTCCGAACGGGAGCGGAAGCCCCCTTTCTCTACAGCGCCGAGCAGTGGGCCACCGGCCGGAACGACACGCTGCGGGGCCCCTGGTGCAAGAGTGCCGCCGAGGCTCTCCGGCACCTTCCCGCGCCCTGGCGTCGAGCGCACGAGATGGACCCCGAGGCGGCACTGTCGTCCGCGATCTACAGCATCTTCGACCGGCACTTCACCGGCCGCTTCACCGACGGCGTGGATCGTCTCGCGGGCTATCTCGAATACCGAAGGCGCGGCGGCGTCGAGCCCGCGATGACGAAAGACATTCGAGAGTCGTGGGAAGCGATCGTGGAAACGCCCACCCCCGACAGTATGGACGATGTCGCGGCTCGGATGCTCGATGTCGTGCGTGAGAGGTGTGCGTCGAACCTTCTGTTCGAGGCGACTGGTGCCACGGTCGGCGACCTTCACTACGATGTGCTCGACACGATCGAAAGGGCTTTCCGATGAACGACGCCGCTCCGCCGTCGAGACCTAAGATAGTCGCGGTCATCACCGTCGAACATGAACATTATTACGACATTCTGCCCGCGAAGCCCAAAACGAAATGGTCGAAGCGAAAGCCGCGTCGGCTGATCGCGATGGCGAAGCGTAGGATCAATCGAATGGTTTTCGTGAGCAAGAAACCGTGAACTGGAGAACCGTCATGACCCGCATGCTTTCGCTTCTGCTACTCGTCGCTTGTTCCGGCTCCGACCCGATGGTCGATCACGATGCCGGCGCGCCCGAGGGGGATGCCGCCATCGACCTCGACGCCTTCGTGATGGACGATGCGACCGTGCTCGACGACGCCGGAATCGAAGACGGTGGCACCGACGCCTTCACTCCCGAGGACTCGGGACCCGACGTGATGGCCGACACCGGCACGATGGAAGTCTGCCCGTCCGGCGTCTACCACGAGCCCACGAATCGGTGTTTCTTTCTGGTCCCGTCGCGAGGCGACGGCAGCAATCCGTGTCCCGAGGGCTCACGGCGGGCTCGCTGGTCCGACTCGACCGATCAGAGGCTCGTTCAATCCTTCCTCGGCTCCCTCGAAAGCCAAAGCCCCACCACGTCGCTTCGCCGCCGTGGGTACGTAGCTGGCGCTCCCTGGGTCTGGGACGACAACACGCCGGCCCCCAGCGGGCTCGTGTGGGCCTCCACCGGGCACTCCAGCCTCACGCGCGCCTACCTGACGCCGGACGGCCTGGTGCCCTACCACGAAGACCGGCGCTGGACGCTGTGTGAGGGAGCGGACCTGTGACCCGCGTCGTCCTCAAGATCAACTCGATCGTCATCGACCCGGAGCACGTTCTTCGGACGCACCCCAACGAAGAGGTGACCGCCCTCGCGCAGTCCATCGAGCAGCACGGGCTCATGTCGCCGCTGATGGTTCGTCTCGAACGAAACACCGAAGGTCAGTACGTTCCGTATCTGCTCGGCGGATACCTGCGGATCCAAGCACTGCAACGTCTCGGACGGCAAGAAGTCGAAGTGATCGCCTACGCACCGGGAGAGTGGAGCCCGAAAGCCATCGACTTGGAGTGCATGGTCGGCTTTGTGCGTCACGTGACGCACCCCAACGAAGACGCAGCAGCCCGATAGGACGAAGACCATGGGAAAACCAACCTACGAAGCCTTCGGAGACGTGCGCCGAGGCTGCGGCCACCGGCATCGCTCGATCAGCACCGCCCTCGCGTGCGCGGACAAGGACCACGACGCTTGTCGACGGCTTGGTGGCGGTTCGTACTCAGACCGTGGCGTCCGCCGCGCACACGGCGAGTCGCTCACCTCGGAAGAATACGCGGAACTCGAATTGCTCGTCGACGAACAGGCCGCGCAATGAGTCGCTCCAACACCGCTCACTGCGACGTGTGTCACATGCCGATGCCCAAGAAGACCCGCGACAAGCCGCACGCTCAGATCATCGTCGAGCGCGAGCTGGCTCGCGCGAAGAGCATGCTCGGTCCGGGCTGGAGCCACGTTTCAGATGACCTGCGCTGGGGCCTGCTGTGCGCCAATATCCTCGGAGTGATCGCCATCCAGGCGCCGCTCGACGACGCCAACGCCACCGACGCGTCGAAGGCGCGTATCGCCGAGTACGCCCTCGAACTCTACCGCGCCGCGCACGTGCTGCGCGAGAACGGATGGACACCATGATGACCGTCGACGAGTTTCTCGATGAGGACACCCGCGGCATCATGTTCCTTGGCAAGCACAGGTACGATGCCTTCTTCGTGTCCATCGGGGGTGAGCGCCATCGTATGCGAGAGCGCGACTTCTGGCGCGAGTGCCTGAAAGCCTATCGTGTCGGTCGCCTGGCTGGGTACATGTTTCGATTCGCAGAGATTCTGCACGATCGAACTCTCGTCGCGTGCCACTCGCAAACGCGAACAAAGGTCCTGGCGGAAAGACGCGCCATGCTTCCCGAAGCGATGTTGCTCGGCGGCGCCAGGCGGAGCGTGGCTCGCGGCTTGTGTCTTGGCGAAAACCGACGATGAATATCCGGCAGTTCCGTCCTCTCGCGTCAATCGCTGGCGTCAAGCTATCAAAAGAATGGCGCACGACGTCGTACTACGACGGTCATACCGTCTACTGTGGCGGCATGAGCGACCATGACGTGCTGCACGAGATCTCTCATGCTCTCGTCGCCAGGCCTGAGCAGCTCGATCTGCCAGAGTTCGGCCTCGGCTCCTTCTGCGACGACGACGTGCCGCGTGTCGTCGACTTCGACGAAGCGTGGATTCAGGAACACGCCGCCGGACTCGTGTCTGCCATCCTTGGCAAGCGCCTTCGCATCGAAGACGTGACCTTCGGCGGTGTCCCGTTTTCGAGCTGGGAACACTGGATCGAATACCGGTCGAACTGTCTCGACTGCGCGGACATGCGGCGCTGGCGATGGGCCGCGACGGCGCTTGCCGCTGCGACCATGAACCGGCTCGAACCTCTGCTGGAGTAAAATGCGCAAGTCAGACAGGGCATGGGCAATCATTCTGCTGACAATCTACGATGTGGTGTTCGTCAGCGTTCTGTACTTTGCATCGCGCAAATGGGGCGGAGACGATTCGTGGTACTACTTCACGGCGAGCCTCGCGGGTGCGGCGTACATTGAAGCGAAGTGGGCCGCGAGAAAGGCAAGGCTTGGGTGGTGAAGCGACAGCAGAAGAAGCGGAAGAAGCCGGTCGGCAGGTCGGCAGGAACCCGCCCTCTGGTTCCGTCGGCGCCGATGCGCGAGCCCGTCGCAGATTGGACGATCCGGCCGGCGTCCGAAGTAGTCGATGACGACGACGAGCTGATCGAGCCGCGTGAGCGGCCGACCACGCCGTTTCAGCTCGCCATGCGAGCCGCCCTTGTGGCACGCGATGCGGTCGTGTCGGCCGCGAAAACCATCAATCCCGACGACTTGGACGCAATCAACGGCACTCACCTGAACGATGCGGTACTCGCACTCGAAGAGGCTGAGCGAGAGGTCGAGCGCCTTCGTGCCTTGTTGCCGCGGGCCCACTTCAAGGTCGCGACGACGCACGAGGGTGGCAATCTCCAGGTGCAGAGGGTGCAGAAGGCAATCCGCGTCGACCTCGGGTCCAAAGAATGGACCGCATTTTCGTGGGAGTGGATGGATCTCGAAACCGCCCGTTGGCTCCATGAGCAGCTCGGGCTCGCGCTGGAAGTCAGCGACTGAGGAGAATCGATCATGGCGACCATGGGCGGATTCGGGACCGGATACCCGAATGTGTTTCGTTGCACCCACTGCAAGGTGATGTTTCGGTCTCGAATGCGCCACAGGCGTGCCGAGGGCGACGGAACCAACGTCGTCCGTACCGGGCGCACCAAGCCACTGCTGTCGTCCCAGAAAGGCAGGTGTCACAGCCGTGCTCTTCTACATCGAGTCGAGTACCAATGCCTCGACTGTGGTCACATCGGCTGGACGCGAAACGCTGACATCGAGGGCAAGCCCGTGAAGCTCGATGCTCAGGCGAAGAAGACGGAGAACACGTGAAAATCGCTCAAGAGACCCTCGAAATTCTCAGTGCAGTGGAGTGCTCCGGCACCCATGCGCGCATCGTCGAACAGTTGGACCGCAAGACGTACATGGCGGTCAACAAGATTCTGGAGTCCGTCGGCGGCAAGTGGAACCGCAAGGCCCAGGCGCACCTCTTCGACGGGGATGCGCAGGCTGCTCTCGATGACGTTCTCGCGACTGGTGAGGTCGAATCGAAGCGCGACGTCGGGTGGTTCGCAACGCCTCCGTTGGTGGCGGAGAAGCTGATCGGCAAGTTCGTCAACGCCGGAGACCACGTCTTGGAGCCGAGCGCGGGAGACGGGGCGCTGGTGGTCCCCCTGCTCCACCGCGGCGCACACGTGACCGCGTTCGAGCGCGACGACCGTCGGCGCGCAGCTTTGAACGACGCCGCGAAGCTGGCTCTGGCAGCAGGAGCGCCGGGGACGTTCGGCGAGCGTCGCGCCGCCGATGGCAGCACGATTCGCGACTTCATGGAGTGCTTCGACGGCGCGTACGACGCGGTGATCATGAACCCACCATTCAAACGCGTGGGCCTCGGCGATCATCTCGACCACGTGCGCCGCGCGGCCACGATGCTCACGTGTCCTCCACACGGAGGTCGAGCCGTCCTTCGCGCCATCCTCCCCGCCAGCATCGTCTGGCGTCGCGACCTGCGTCATGAGCAGTTCCGCTACTGGCTCAACAACCTCGACGGAACCATCGAATCGCTCCCCGAAGGCTCGTTTGCGGCCTCGGGGACCATGGTTTCCACCGTCATCATCACGGTGAGCCTGTGAAGCCCAATCACTTCTTCCACAGCCTCACCGACCTCGGGCCACAGACCGAGGTGAACGGAGCGTGGTACACGCGCCGTGGCGCCGCTCTGTATACGCGTCTGCGCAGAGGCTGCTGGCGCGCCCAGAACAGCAGCAGCGCGCGTGCGTCATGCGCGAACCGGGTCGCTTGGTTGGATAACTGGATGACGGAGACGGTCCCGACCCGTGATGACGCTGTGTGAATCTGCCCGTGGTGAGAGCACGGGCCATTCGGAAGAGTAGCTCAGCTGGATAGAGCACCGACCTTCTAAGTCGGCTGTCGTTGGTTCGAGTCCAACCTTTTCCGCCGCACCGAATAGACGAAAGACGCAAACATGCGCTTCAACCTGACCAAGCCGTGCTCGAATTGCCCGTTCCTCAAGAAGGGCGGCGTGCCGCTGCGGCTCGAACGCATTCGAGAGATCCACCGTCTCGTCACAGGCACCAGCCCACTCGGCGAGGGAGTGTTCCCCTGCCACAAGACCGTGACGCGAGAACACGAAGATGACGAGGACGCCAGCTTCGAGCCGCTACACGACCCCAAAGCTTCCTACTGCGCCGGAGCGATCATCTACTCGCTCAAACTCGAAAGTCCGAACCAGATGACGAGGATCGCGCTTCGGCTCGGCTCGTTCGACCCGGACAAGCTGATGAAGCACGGGTCGAAGGTGCACGATTCGCTCGACGCTTGGATCGACGCAGACCCGATTGCCAGCAAGGAACGAAAGACGCGCGAAACCGAACCGATCGGAGACCCGTGCGCCGTGTCGAACCGAGGGTGCGAAGCTCCCGCAGGCTGGATCTCGAACGGCCGGGTGATCGAAGGTACCGACGCCGCCGACTACTCGTGTTTCGAGTGCGGCCAACCCGTGTGCGGCTCCTGCTCCCAAGAACGAGACGATGGAGAACGCATCTGCGACGATTGCTCCGAAGATAGTTGACAACGGTCGACAGACCGCGCAAACCTCACGAAGACGCCGAACAACCGCGGCGCACGGAGACACATGAAGGTCAGTAGTCACCTGCTCGTATTGCAGCTTGCTATGCAAGCTCACCAGCCGATCTTCCTCTGGGGCGCGCCGGGCACCGGCAAGACGCGGAGCGTCGAAGCCATCGCCCGAGCCCTCAAGCTCCCCATCTGGACAATCGCGCTCTCGACACGCGAACCGACCGACCAGGCCGGCCTTCCCGTCGTCACCGAGAAGGGTGTTCGCATGCACCCGCCGCTCTGGGCAGCGGAGTGCATCGAACAGGGCGGAGGCGCTGTGTTCTTCGACGAGCTGAACACCGCTCCGGCCACCGTCCAAGCGTCCGCGCTACGTGTCGTCCAAGACGGCTACGTGGGCGACGTGAAGCTGCCGGCCGAGACGAGCTTCATCGCCGCCGGCAATCCGGCGTCCACGTCCACGGGTGTCTACCAGCTGACCGCCGCCACCGCGAATCGCTGGGTGCACCTCGACTGGAGAAGCGACCCCGAGGAGTATTTCGACGGCATGCTCGGCGGCTGGCCCGAGCCCGAAGTCGCGAAGCTGCCTGCGAACTGGCGCGACCTCGTGCAGACGAAACGAGCGCTCATCGTGTCGTTTCTGCGGCGTCGGCCAGATCTGATCGACGCCGAGCCCCAAGAGCGCAGCGCACAGGGCCGAGCGTGGCCCTCGAAGCGCACCTGGGACGTCGCCGCACGCATGCTCGCGGCTGCGGCGGCGGTCGGGCACAACGAACGCAGCCTCGTCGGCAAGCTGATGCTCGCGGGATGCGTGGGAGGAAGCGCGGAGAGCGAGTTCTCTCAGTGGGTCGTCAACCTCGACCTGCGCGATCCGGAAGAGTACCTCGCCGATCCGATCAACACGCCGCTTCCAGACCGGCAGGACCAGATCATGGCGACGCTCGATGGCATCGCCAGCGCCGCAAGCGACCGCTCTCCTCGATTCGATGAGGAAGAGCGCCTCAAGCGCGTGTACGCCGCGTTCAAGGTGCTCGTGCGCGTACCCATCGATCTGACCGTCCCCGCTGCGCGGGCGCTCGTCACAAACGCGCCCAACGACCTCTGGAATCGTCCTCCGGACGAGCTGAAGGTAATCGGCGCGGCGCTCAAGCGCGCGAACTTCGACTACAAGGCGCAATGAAGAGCCAAAGCAAAGAGTTAGGCGCCATGCGCGATGCGCGGGCAAAACTTGTTTGGCTTATGCCATACTTGCAGCGCGCCATCTACGCACTGGTGTTCTACGAAACCGACGGAACGCCAACGATGTCCGTCGACCGCTGGAGACGCGTCTACTTCAATCCGAAGTTCGTTGCTCAACTGAGCATCGATCAGCTCGTGCTCTGCATCTACCATGAGCTGTGCCACGTCACGCGGCATCACTGCGATCGCGCAACCCAGCTGGGCGTGAGCTACTTCAACGCGGCTCTGGTGAACGTCTGCCAGGACATGGAGATCAACGACGACATTGCTGAGGCAATCATTACCTCGCAGCAAGAGATCCCGATGAGGAGGCTGACGCAGATCCCATCGTGGACAATCCTGCAAGGCAAGCACGCCGGCAAAGTCGGCACGTACTGGCAGCCGTACATGCTCGGCTTGGAGCCGGGCAAGACGTGGGAACAATACTACTTCGACATCGTCGACTCCCCTCGCTCGAAGAATGATACGAAGGGCATTCCGCTTCCGATTCTCTCCGAAAAGGGAGACGATCACGGAGACAGTGACAGCGTCGCCTCTTCGTCGCACGACTGTGGTAGCGGGTCACATGGAGTGAAGCGCGCGTGGGAGCACGGTGAGCCCGGCGTCGACACGGATGCGGATGGCGTGTCGGACGCAGACTGGCTCGACGTGGAGCGCCAGGTCGCGGAGGCCATTCTGTCAGCCAATGCACAGGGGAAAGGGGTACCCGGAGGCTGGCTGCGCTGGGCTCAGAAGATGCTGGTCGTGGAGCCGATCCCTTGGGATCAGCTGCTCGACGGGAAGCTTCGCAACACCATCTCGATGGCGTCCGGCATGGTGCTCCACACGTGGCAACGCCCGTCCCGGCGTGCGACTGCCTTGGGCAACGTGATGCTCCCGCACATGCGGAGGCCGAAGCCGGAGATCGTTATCGTCGGCGACACGAGCGGCTCGATGGGCAATCGAGAACTCGGCGTCGTGCGCGGGACCGTCGAAAGCCTCTGCGAAGGACTCGGCGTGACACCGACGTTCATCTCTGTCGACGAACAAGTACACGGAAAGCAAGTGGTGTCCGGAGGGGCCGAGATCGAGTTCGGCGGAGGCGGCGGCACGGACATGTGCGTTGGAATCGAAGAGGCTCTCGAACACAGGCCGGACGGAATCGTAGTGATCACCGATTGCCTCACGCCGTGGCCGGAGGTGCCGACGCCCGTGCCTCTGATCGTGTGCGATGTATCCGGCGAGCGCTCCAACCTCGTGCCGGATTGGGCAGAGTACATCGGTGTGAAGATCAGCAAGGAGTCAGAGCAATGAAATCGCGTATCTCGTGCTGCAACGGCGACCGTCCGCACACCGTTCACTTCACCGACGGTCGCGCCGTCTCCGATGGCTGCGACCTCTCCGACGACCTCGTGCTGGCGACCGCCAACATGATCCGTCTCGGAGGCTCCACCAAGCCCTCCAGCTGCATCGCGCTCGCCGCCCTCGTCCTCTACGGGCTCGACGACACCGTCGCCTGTGGCGCCACGAACCTCAGCCACATGGGCCCGTGGCTCGACGTGTACGTCCGCTGGCAAGACATTGCCGCCGTCAAGAAGAAGGTGGAGTTGATCGTCAAATCGAGTCCGGCTCACCAGGCGCGCAAGGCTGCCACGAAGGTCCTGCGCCGCGCCCCGTGCTTCAAGGGAACACTCGAAGTCGACTTCAACAGCTCCATCGAGTTCCACTTGGACGTCGAGGGGCCGCTCGCTCCACACCTCGAAGGATCGGTCGCGTCGTTCGTGACGATCCCTCTTCAGAAGCACTGGATGGAGCGAGTGTTCAAGGACCCGAGCTGCAAAGAGCTGCACGCAAGGGGGATCCTGGTGCTCGGCAAGACCGAGTCGAACGAGAAGGTGTGCCTCTCGCTGGGAAAGAAGGGCGTACCGGAAATCGAGGTCGTGCCGTGAGCGACGAGTTCGAGGACGAGTTCGAGGACGAAAAGCTGCTTCACCTGAGCAGTCGGCGCCGAAAAGAAGGCGAGATGGAGCAGATTCACGCCTCAATCGCGGCAATGTGGGTCGAGATGGAAGCGCTTCGGCGCATGGCGCAAATGAGCCCGATGTTGCGGCACATGGACGCATCCCACGAGGTGAATCGGTTGCGCAAAGAGTTGGATGACCTTCGCGCTGGACCACCGGTCGACCTGCCCATCGCCAAGTCCTTACACGATGTCACGGTCGCCGCCGTGCGCAGACGGGTCGCTGGCATCACAAAAGACTCGTACATCGAATCCACCATTCAGCGTGCGCTGTCACAGGTGGTCGATACTGTGATCCGGAAAGAACTCGGGGTTGAGGGCTCCTTCGCGAGAACCGACACTCTGGTTGGCGTCTCGGTGGGCAACAGGATTCGCGCGCAAGCCCAAGCGATGCTCGACTCCGGCATGCTGTCGGACGTTCTTGAGAAGACGTTAGAACTCTTTCGCGATGAGGCGCTGAAGAAGTTCGATTCAGAATGGATTGCCGCTGCTGTCGCAGATGCTATCAAAGAGGCCGATGCCGAGATCCGAGGTCTGATCAAGGATGAAATCAACTTGCTGGCCACCAACCTCGCCAAGCAAGCCGTGCTCGACGTCGTAGAGCCTGCGCTGAGGGAAGAGATTCCTGCCGTAGATCGGCTCGAAGCGCTTCTGAATCTCGGATTCGACGAAACAAAGGTCGGTACATGAGGCGCGTCGTCAAAGAAATGCCGCAAGTGGCCAAGGAGCCCTCGCGCGAGCCCAAGGCTCCGCCTCGGATCAGCCGAATGCTTCCTCCGGCAGAGGAAGATCTCGAAGTGCACGTCGTGAGCGCTGTGTGGGCTGCCCGAGACTGCGTCGGTGCAGAGCTGCTGGAAAACATCGAGCGACTCGAACGAGGTCAGGCGACGCCCGTAGACCCGATTCGTGCTCTCGAAAACGCCCGCCAGATGCTGAAGGGTGCGGTCTCGATGCTGACGGTTCTCTCGAAAGAGAATCCGAAGAAGGCGTCCGAGTCGCTCATCACCATGGGCGAGCGGGCTATCGCGAGCACCGACGCGTGCTACGCAAACCTTGTTCGCGCAACGCTCTTTCAGACGTCGCTGCACCCGCACGACGAGCAGAAGAGACAGAAGGCCTGGCGCATCGTGCGCCGGTCTCAAGAGAACACCCAGTCAGACGTACATGTGTGGCTCGCGGCGCTCGCGGAATCGTTTCCCGAGGCGTGCGACACCGAGGAGTGAGAAGTCATGAGCAGCGAAGAAACCGTCACCCCGTCTCAGCCCACCGATCCGAGGCTTGCCAAGCTGATCTCGGTCCGTCACTCCGCGTCGTTCCTCTACGACCTCCAGAAGTTCCGCATCGCGACGGGCAACCGAGCCCGCCCCGACTCGGTTCGAGGCACCGAGGAGAGCCGCCCCGCGCTCGACCAGATCGACCAGGAGTTCCTCGGCGCGATGGAAGAACAACTCGAAGAGCTGGAGCACAAAGCGCTCCTGCACGTCGCCAAGCGGCTGAAGGGGATCGACATCTTCGACAACTGGCTGACTCATCAGCGCGGCGTCGGACCGACCATGGCGGCGGTGTTGCTCAGCAGCTTCCGCATCGAGATCGAGGAGTGCGTGTCTCAGATGTGGAGCTACGCCGGCCTCGCCGTCGCGCCAGATGGTCGCGCTCAGCGGCGCGTGAAGGGAGCCAAGGCCGGGTTCAACCCGTGGCTGAAGAGCAAGATGGTCAAGGTTCTGGCGGACGCCATGATCAAGGCCTACTCGCTCGACGAGAACGGCGAGTACGTGGTGAAGCGGAAGGACAAGATCTTGTTCCGCGCCACCGACGAGGGTGCACCGTTTCCGTGGCGCAGCTACTACGACAACCGGAAGCACTACCGTCGCTCTCAGCGCGTCAAGTGCATGCTCTGCGACGGCCACGGGCACCTCGGGAAGGTAGCCGGAAAGGTAGCCGGCATGCCCAAGGGCGAGAAGACGGAAGTCTGCTCGAATTGCAACGGCGAGGGAATCGGTCCGTGGGGGCGCTCTGACGCGCACCGGGACGCCGACTGCCGGCGCTACATGATCAAGATGTTCCTCATCGAGCTGCACAAGCGCTGGCGCGAATCGCTCGATCTTCCGGTCCGGCCGTCATACCACGAAGAGAAGCTCGGACACGTCCACGGAGGAACCAAGCGCTACGGGCAGCCCTGAGTCACCAAGGCGCGCGAGCCACGAAGAACTCGGCAACCAGAACCATCGCGCGAGCCGACGACACTACGGCCACCAAAGGCATGACGCGAGCCATCTGCGATACGACCACCGAACGCGCGACGCGAGCCATGTGGCGAACCTCACCCATAGCGCAGCCGCGAGCCGAGAGTGCCCCGTCACCCACGATCACCCCGCGAGCCGATCTCCCAACGACCACCGAACAAGCGCTGCGAGCCGTGACTTGACCGACACCCAACCTAAGCGCGCGAGCCAAGACGGTATGACGCCCGAATCGACCACGCGAGCCAGCCATCTGTCCCCACCCAAAAGCGCGACGCGAACCATTCCCCCCCCCTACGACACCCGCTACCTCGTCGTGAGCCGTCAGAACACCCTCCACCGAGCACAACTCGCGAGCCATCATCGTCCCATCACCCGAACTGCGAGCGCGAGCCGCGCCAGCCCCGCCAACCGGAACAGGAGCGCGAGCCGGAGTGCGATCGTCACCCAGAACCAAACCGCGAGCCGTTGCCCGTTACCACCGAAAAGAAACGCGAGCCGAAAGGCGATCTTCACCCACGCGAGCCCCGCGAGCCAAACAAGACGGCCTACACGCGCTCAGCTACCGCGAACCGCAACATGAACATCAACACCGAAGTTCAGTACACCAACGCTTTCCTCTACAGCACCGGCCAAGCGCCAACGGGGGATGCGTGTTTCTACGTCGGCACGATCGTCGAGGTGGTGGACCAGATGTTTGTGCGGGTGCGATGGTCGCATGACCCGGCGCATCCACAACTCATTCGCGCCGTCAACGTTGCTCCGCGCAACTCCGCACGCGCGCTCGAAATACCGAGCTGGGTCGGGAGCGTGTCGCCAAGCAAGACGTCGCACAAACGGTCGCGCAAACGATAAATCTGCTTGTCAGACACGAACGGTCGACGTACTCTCCGCATCGGAGGTTTCATGGCCAAGAATACCGAGAATACGGAGAACCAGGGCGGCGACAAGCCGAAGCGCGTCGTCAATCGCAAGCCGCTCTACGTCCTCGTTCCCACGGGGTACGTCGACAAGATGGTCGGTGAGGGCGACGACGCGGTCATGGCCCGCGCCCCCGAGGGGTACAAGCTGCTCGGGCAGGTCATGACGAAGAAGGAAGTGGGGAAGCTTCTCTCGGACGAGGGTTTCGATCCCACGAACGGCATCGAGAACGTGCTCGTGATTCGGGGGCAGGTGCTACCGATCAAGCTCAGCACCCAGGTCGTCGTCAAGTTCTGACGACTCACACATCAGCAGACAGGAGACAGCATGGAAGAGAAGCGAAACCGCGCCGCACTCGACGGCAAGCGCCTCAACGCGTTCGCGATGGACCCGAACGAACTGGTCGTGATCGGTCACGACACTCAGGATGGTCCGGAGCACCCGCTCTACGACGAGCGCATCAAGCTGCCACTCGACGAGAACCTGATCCGCAACATCCAGGCTCTCGGCGTCATCGAGAACGTGACCGTTCGCAAGAACGGCGGCGTGCCCGAGGTCGTGGCGGGTCGGCGTCGCGTCCTCCATGCTCGCGAAGCGAGTCGTCGGAACGTGGAAAAGGGGATGCCCGAGATCCTCGTTCCGACGACCGTGCTCCGTTCCGACGATCGCCACGCGTTCGCGATCGCGATCTCCGAGAACGAGCAGCGCCGCAACGACGATCCCGTCACCCGCGCGAAGAAGGCCGCCCGCCTCATGCGGATGGGCATGGGCGAAGACGATCTCGCGATCGTGTTCGGCCTGACGAAGCAGCAGATCAAGAACCTGCTCAGCATTCTCGACCTCGATGCGAAGGTACAGAAGGCGATCGAAGCGGAGAAGATCACGTTCACCGCAGCGATTCAGCTGACCGACCTCAAGCGCGAAGACCAGGTCGCGAAGCTCGACGAGATGCTCGCCGCAGGCGCTACGGGCGTCGCCGAGGCGAAGCGTCAGCGTCAGGCGCGCAAGTCCGGCAAGAGCGCGGAGGGCACGCACGGGCGCCGTCCTGGGACGCCGGTGTTGCGCAAGATCATCGAAAACGAGGAGTTCATGGCGAACCTCTCGGAGGACGCTCAGAACCTCCTGCACTGGGTGCTGGGCGACGAGGGTCGCGCGAAGCGGATCAAGGGTCTGACGGCCCTGCTGAAGTAGGAATTCCATCGCCTCTGCTGGCTGCACCCGGCGGGTTCGATTCCCGCCAAGAGGCCCATTCCTCATCACCAGGACGAGACCATGAACACCCGACACCTTCCGGACGAATACAAGCTGCCAGGGCACGCGCACTCGCTCGGCGAGATGCGCGAGATGATCCGCAAGATGCGGACCGTCAACAAGGACTTCTACGCAGCCGCCACGCATACAGGCTGCCACGCGTTCATCGAGTTCTGCGGGCTTCAGGCCAAGTTCATCGACATCTGCCAGGAGTCGTTGGATGCGGGAATCGAGTTCCCGATGGCCAACACGCACTCCGGCGAATCGCTGGCTCTCGCGCCTCACCACGCGCTCTACCTCGGAGAGAAGTTCAACTGCATCTACGGTCACACGATCGGAGCAGACAAGCAGCTTCTCGCCACGTTCCTTCACGCTGCCATGGGAGACCCCGCGTGACCGTGCCTGCGCGTGTCGGTCACATGATCGAGCTTCCGCTCGAACACAACGAGCGCGTCCTCGTCGACCCAGCGACCATCGTTTCGGTCACGGCCCACCGAAGTCGGCCCGAGATCACAGTGGTCCGCTGCCAAGAAGGTACCTCCTACACGGGGCTGCACTTCGTTGCCGCGCCGTACAGCGAGGTTCGCACCTGGTTGCGTGACGCGTTGAAGAAGGATGAAGGATGAGTCGCTCCAAGAGTCCAGGGACGTTCGAGGGGATCGACGCCTTCTCGGATGAATGTATTTCGCGTGCCAGCGATATTGCCAAGATGAGCAGATCGGAACGCCGAACAGAGTTTGCTGCGATGCTCACGAGGCTTGCGGTGCCGGAAGTGCAACTGGAAGCGCTGCGCGAATTGTTTGAGGACATCGCTGCGGCGGCAGCCAAGGTCCGCGCTCAGCAACCATCGGCGATCGTCACGCAGTTGTTGGCGGACATTCGTGGTAAAGACCCGCAGTGAGCGCCATCGGAGAACCATCAGATAGGAGCCATACATGAGCCGCAAGACCAGCGTCGCGGTGTACAATCAGATTCAGAGCGAGGGCCTTCTCTCGAAGATGCGCTGGCGCGTGTACGCCAAGCTCTACGACATGGGGCCCGCCACCGCTGCGGAGCTTGCGCAGACCTTCGGACCCTCGCGCGGAGGACGAGGTGAGGCCGGCAACGTTCACGCACGACTCAACGAGCTTCTCGAACGAGGAGTCGTCGAGGTTCTCCGCGAGCGTGAGTGCACGGTGACCAAGCGCGTCGTCAACGAGTACGACGTGACGGACCAGTTGCCGTCCAAGGTCGACAAGGTCCCAAAGCCCGTTCTGACGTCGCGCATGCGCAAGCAGTTTCGCGAGGCGGCGACCTTCCTCGAATCCAAGGGGGATGTCACCGATGCGTCCGCGATTCGAGACGCGATCGTTGCGCTCGACAAGTTTCAGAAGATCCGCGAGACGGTTATGTCGTCGCGGCAAGGAAGCCTGTTCAGTTGACCTTCGGGTTTTGCGGGCGCAGGTTGTGTTTACTCGTCGCATGACGAGTTACGGGCGAGAACGGTTTCGACGTGGGAGATTGACGCACAGATCGCACGCAGAGGATGGTCGTAGGCCTCTCAAAAAATCGACTGCACGAAACGCGAACGACAACGCGATCTCTCACGCAGCGAAGGCTGCGTGAGCGTCCCTGAGGTTGAGTCCTCGTAGATCTCAAGGGGCGTCATGCACGAGGAAAACCGGGTCCTGCACCGATAAACGCAGGATGGTGGAGGCGCAGAGCGGCTCGGCAGTGTCGCTCTCGTGGGTTGGCAACGTACCCCGCAAGCAAACGTTGATACGCGTGTAAACGACTGTGTTGAGGCTCTCGCGGACCGGGGTTCGAATCCCCGCTCGTCCACCAGTTAGGAGCTAGTAGACAGATGAAGGCGAAGATTCCGGAGAAGCTTTGGAAGGCTCTCGGCGGCGCGGCGTTCGGTGCATTTCAACCTCATCCAACAGTGAAACCATGAAGACTTTCCTGCGAACCATGAGCGAAATGGCGGATGACGACTCGGATTGCCCGCTGCCTCTGACAGTCATTCCCAACTACATGGGAATCAATCTGTGCTCCGTCGAAGCGGTGTCGTGGACCGAGCGCGACGATAGTCAGCTGGTCAGCCTGACGATCCACTTCATCCCCGACGACACCGGCGAACACGCTCGCTCGGTGCGCGAGATGCGCGAAGGAAGCTTCTCCGTGCGCGGAATGTCGCATGGTCCATTCTTTGGGGCGACGAGGCGCATCGGCGTGAAACGCATGACCGTCCCGCTCGGCCTGCGCGAAAGACTCAGCCTCTTGTTCTCGCGCGTGAGGACAGCGGCAGAGCGAAAACCGTGAGGTGTTTGTGAGCCTCACCAAAAAAGCAGCGGCGTCTGAGCAGGACTGGCACTGGGGGCAGGTAAAATTCCACCTGCGCGATGCGCGGCGACTTGCTGAGAACAGGCCGCGCTGGTGCTTCGACTGTGGCGCGTGGTCGCCATGGGACTACCGTCGAAGGACGATGTGTGATCACCGAAAGAGGATGAGCGACGATGCGCTGGCGCGAGCGGTGACAAGTCTGCTACACGTGATGTTCCCGCCTGTGCCCGATGCGCGAGCCAGCGATGCCACTCCACCCAAAGCGTGACCGCGAGCCATAGGGCATCCGACATCCGTTCTACATACGCGAGCCGTCAACGGTTCTTCAACCGAACCGCATCTGCGAGCCAAGCGGCATTCGACATCCGTTCTACGTGCGCGAGCCTGCGTAGTGTCTTCAACCGAACTGCGAGCGCGAGCCGGGGTAGCTTCGTCACCCAAACCAGGGGCGCGAGCCGATGATTCGCGTGCATCCCTGCGGCTGGTATGCTCGGTCTCATGGACCGTCGTACCAGTCGCAGGGGCAAGCGATACACCTCTCGCCGAGGCTCGATCACCGGGCCTGGCTTCAGCGCACGTGAGCACAAGGACTCAGATCCGCGCCTTCGAGGACGCATCGCCGTCGACCGCGGATCTGGCGTCGTCGAGTTCCCCAACCGAAAGCAGTTCGACAAGATCGCTCGCGAAGAGGGCATCCCCCGCGAAGACGTCGACATCGCCTTCGGTCATCTCGGCCGGCTGACACGAAACGCCCGCAAGAAGAGAGAAATTCGCCACGGATACCTGTTCGCCTCCGAGACGCTCAAGGGTACGCCCAAGCAGCTCCAGGCGCAGACGGTCGAGGCTCCGGGGTCGTGGGGGATCGAGAGAGCGATTTGGATCGAGATCGACGGGGAGAGCCAGCCGCTCTACCGACCCGCCGACGCCATGCGCCGTGTCGCCCCCTGGTTCAAGGCGAGCCAGTTCAAGCAGGCGTTCGGAGACCTGCTCGGAGGCTCGCTCGCGCCCGGCCTGTCGCAGGGTAAGTACCCCGACACCTACGGAGCCCGTTCCCTCCGCCTCGCGCATGACGACGGGAAAGCAGTCCGGCCTGGCGTTCGGAAGGGATCGCTGATCCTTCAGCACGCCGCCTCCGGGACACCCGTGTGGAGCGCGTACGACGTGTCGGGAGGCGAAGCCGTGCGAGCCCCGATTGCGATATCGTTCGCCGGCAAGCAGAGCAACGTCAGCTTCCGCACCGGCTTCACCCGAGCCATGGAACGCAACATTCCGCCGCTGGCGTTCCTTCAGGCGTTCGGACACCTCCTCCCGCCCGCCGAGCGCAAGGAGCTGTACGCCCAGCTCAGCCCCCGGTGATGTCCGTCGATTGTTGTTGACCCACAACGATCGACCAACTAGGCTCGTGGCTCCCCTTGTCTGACATCCGCGACAACGCGAGGAGCCCATGACCGTACCCAAAGCCCTGTCCGAGGCAGGGCTGCTGTCCACCACACAGGTGGCGGCGCATCTGAACGTCCATCGATCGACCGTTTGGGTCTGGATCAAGTCCGGGCTCTTGCAACACGAGCGCCTGGGGCCGTCCGCAAACTGGATCGGGGTGTCGCGAAAACAGCTCGACGCCTTCGTCTCCAAGTATCCGGTCCACGTTGTGAACGCCACGTTGACGGCGAAGCTCGCGCGTGCGACTCGCGATGAGTCACAGGCGCCTGGTAAGCCTCGAAAGAGGAAGGAGAAGTCGAAGTGAAGGACAACGAAGTCATCGACGCGGAGTTCACGGAGGTTGCGTCGCATTCGGGCGCGATCGAACGCGCGGCTCCCGTCACGCTGTCGAAGGAGCGGCTGGCCGAGCTGGGCGTCATGTTGCCGGTGGTCGACCCCGCTGAGCTTCGTGCCGCCTTCGCCGAGAAGCAGCGGTTGTACGCCGCGATTCTCGACGAGAACGACTACCTCTACACGGTGGCGTACCGAGAGGGAAGTCAGACGAGGCAGTACGTGTCGCCAAACAAGTCTTCGGCAGAGAAGTACGCTCAGCAGTACAGTACGCAAGTCATCGCGACCCCAAAGAAGAGCGGCATCGTGAAGCTCGCGAGAGCGCTAGGGATCACTGCGAAGCGCACGCTTACTCGTGGGTTGCCCGAGGATGCTGGTGCAACGTACTCGTACGTGGTCTATGAGGCAACGCATGGATCGTCGGGCACGACTGAGCAGGGGATTGGTTGGTGCGACACGACGGAGCGTGGTGGAAAGATTTCTCGCCACGACATCATCGCCACCGCCGACACTCGCGCTTACAACCGTGCGATCCTTCGCCTCAGCGGCTTCGGCGACGTCTCTGCCGACGAGGTGATCGCTGGTCCCGTCGACGACGCCAAGGGAGTCATCGTCGCCGACCCGCCTCAGCGTCGGGCCGACCCGCTTCCCGCAATCGGCTCCGTTGAGGTGACTGCCGCGCAGAGCACGTGGGCTCGTGCATTCTCGGAGCAGGGCAAGGGCGCCGCTCCCGCTCCTCGGCAATCGACGCTGGACGCACGAATGCAGCGGGCTCGGGCGCGTCGTGGAGACGTGAAGGCTGCGCAGGCCCTCGGGTCTTCCGGCCTTCTCTGGCAGGGTCGAGCGCAGGACAGCGCGAACACCGATGCGTTCGAGGTCGAGTCGCCGATCATCACGCCGGAGTCGGTCGCCGCTGCCGCAGCGGAGACGACGAAGGCGCTCGAAGAGGGTCTTCGCGAAGAGGCGAAGAAGACTTCTCCGGCTCCTGCCTCGGCTCCTGCGGCCTCCACGGCGAAGCCTGGTCTGGACCTGACCGGCAACGGGCCCGAGTTCAACGACGTCGACCCTCCGTGGGAGGCCAAGCCGACCATGGTGCTGGCCGACCCGAAGGCGGAGACCATCACGACGACCCAGGCGAAGAAGCTGTCCGCGGCTCTGATGGAGCACACCTCCGGAGACCGGGACAAGGCTCGTCAGTGGTTGAGGGACCACACGGGGTGCGAGAAGAGCACGGACGTGAAGGGCAACCAGTACGAGGTGATCATGAAGCTGCTGGAGAAGAAGGAGGCGCAGGGTGGCTGAAGTCAAGGTGACGCATCCAGATCTGAAGAGCGACGACGCGAAGGTGCCGCCGAAGCGCGAGCTGATTCCCGAAGGCGAGTACCAAGCCATCATCATGCAGGTCGCAGTGGGGATGACCAAGGCGGACCCGCCGAAGCAGAAGATCTCGGTGGAGTTCCAGATCTTGTTCGGCGTCAAGACGCCCGAAGACGAGACGCTGCGCGGTCGACGCGTGTTCCAGGATTACGTCCTGGAGCACGACCCGTCGAACCTGGAGATCTCGGCGCTTCGCCGACACGACCTCCGCATGCTCCTCGACGCCGCCGCGATTCCCTTCACGGACGCCGGATTCAACACGGACCACTTGGTGAACAAACCCGTGAAGATCATGGTGCGCCATCGTCGCGGCCAACCACGCAGCCCCGAAGAGCCGACGCCGATTTTCGCCAACGTCACCAAGGTGGACAGCGCCGAAGAGCCCGACGCAGAAGACCTCATCTGACCCGTCGCTCGACTTCGAGTCCTGAGCGGATTGCAGCGTCGTGCGGTGTCAGAACACGGGGCTACTGCAACCCGATTCTGCAATCCGCTCAGCGCTCGAAGTCGAGCCTCGAACCGAACACAGAACGCGCGTTCTGATTTCGGTTCGAGGTAATCATGACGAAACGTATCGACAGATGCCTCGCCAGAGGATGCGGCGGCTCGCTCACCGGAGCCGACTTCGGCGAGTTCTCCGACGGGACCGTTGTGCGCTGCGCTTCCTGCGGAAGACTCCACTGGCTCCACGTCGACGAACACGGAGCTGTATGGTCGTCCATCGAACGCGCACGAGACTGGAGACGGCGCCAACGCGAAGAAGGAGAGGCGGACCATGACACTCGAAGAAGCGCGTGAGCTGTATCGACAAATACCAACGATGACCGTACGAGAGCTGCGAGCGGCGGGGAAGAAACACTTTGGCGCAGAGTGGTCTTCTAGTGCGTTGAAACGTACGATTCAGGCAGGGCTTTCTCAGCGGGTGGCGAGAGAAATTGTGAAGCTTGGAGGAGCCTGATGACCCACAAACCAGGCTGCTGCGTTGACGAGGCGTGCACGAAAGATACGTGCATGGAGCTACCGCAAGGCGAGTCGTGTGGCACCTGCGTGCACCGCAATCGCTGCGTCGCGATGTTTGGTTCAACAGACGAGCAAGACCACTGCGGATTCTTTCCGCGTCGCTTTCGCAAAGCTCTTCAGGTGGTAAACAATGAAACTTGACGTTCGCTCAGATATCGATCTGTTCGTTGAGACCACGGATGGTGGTAGATCCGTTCAAGTCTACTCGCCAGGGCAGGGGCTGACGAAGGTGGTCTTTGCCTGTCTACCCTGGGGAGAGCTGCGCTCAGTGCACGCGCTTTTCCAGGCGCAGGAGCCATCAACCAAGCGATACAGCTATATCTCGTTTCACGGCCCCGATGGTTTTGAATCGAACGGCACCGTGTATCGAATCGCAAACGTCCAGGCGTTTCGCGAGAATCTGCTCAGCCTTCTCGCCAACCGGCCGGCTGACATCGCCTCGTCCCCCAAGGTTGACCACCCGGCGCACTACGGCGGGAAGGACAACCCGTACGAAGCCATCAAGGTCATCCGAGCCTGGAAGCTCGGGTTCGCTCTCGGGAATGCGATCAAGTACATCGCGCGAGCTGGAAAGAAGTCCGGCGAATCCGCGATCGATGACCTGCGCAAGGCGCGATGGTACTTGGACAACGAGATCGAGTCGCTGATCAACTCCGTCTCATCCAAGGGCGGCTGATGCCCTTCGTGCGCATGCCTCTCGGCGTCTACACGCCGCCGATGGTGACGGACGTGGACGAAAGGTGGTGGCTCGACTGGACTGGACAACCAGGCGAGCCCGGCCAGCTTCACGTGCGAGCACTTGGACCTGGGATTCTCGACGAACAGGCACAGCGCGCCGAGCAAGCGGCGCAGGCCGACCTTCTTCCGATCCGAGACAGCAGCCTCCTCCCTCTCCGACCCTACCAGCGCGACGCCGTGGAATCGGTGCAGCGCTCGTGGCACTCGGGACACAGGGCTCCGCTGGTCGTGATCGCGACAGGCGGCGGAAAAACGGTCATCGCTTCGGCGCTCGCACGAGCCTTCAAGGAGGCTCGGGGCGCACGAACGCTTTTCCTCGCACACCGGAAGGAACTGCTGGTCCAGACGCAGGAGAAGATCCGCATGGCCGGAGGCGACCTCACCACCGGCCTCGTCCAGGCCTCCCGCAACGAGGTCGGTCCGCACATCGACGTGACCATCGCCTCCGTACAGACCCTCGGAGGCAAAGACGGGCGGCGGCTCGACCAGGTGCTCAACGCTGGCCGGTTCGACCTCCTCATCCTCGACGAAGCTCACCACGCCGTGAGCCCCCAGTGGCTTCGCGTCATCCAATCCGTTCGCGCCACCAACCCTGACGTACGCGTCATGGGGATGACCGCCACCCCAGGACGGAGCGACGGCGTCGCGCTCGACCTCGTCTTCGACACGGTCTGCTACGAACGAAACTCGTTCGATCTGATCCGCGACGGATACCTCGTCCCCCCCAAAGGATTTCGCGTCAACATCGACCTCGACCTCGATCGCGTTCGTACCGAAGGCGGCGACTACTCGTCCAGCCAGCTGTCCAAGCTACTGAACCAGCCTCGGGTACACGAAGCCATCGTCCACTCCTGGATGCAATTCGGCCACAACCGAAAGACCATCGTGTTTGCTGTCGACGTCGAGCACGCCGTCGCGCTCGCTAGCTTCTTCAACGATGCAGGCTACGCGGCCGAAGTCGTTCATGGGAAGACGAAGGCCAAGGATCGGACCGCAATCTATTCTCGATTTTCCGAGGGCGCCACGAAACTACTTGTTAGTTGCGAGGTCCTCACCGAAGGATTCGACGAGCCTTCGATTGAGTGCGTTCTGTTTGCTCGACCAACGCAAAGCCAGGGTCTTTACATTCAGTGTCTAGACGAAAAAACGGAAGTGCTGACCAGTGCCGGGTGGAAAGGAATCGGCGATAGCCTAGAAAACGTTCAGCTGGCAGCCTTTGACGTGGAGAACGAGGACTGGCGATGGTCTCCGGTGCTTTCTCGAACAGAAAGAGAGCTTGGCGACGAACCCATGTTCGGAATCGAATCTCCGCACATGTCTCTAAGGGTGACCGCGGGCCATCAAATGGTCGTCAAGCCCAGGAAAGGCTCTTCGTTCTCGTTTCGCTCAGCAGACTCTATTCCTTCTGAATCAAAGGTACCAGTGTCGTGCGTAAAACGTGATGACACTGACTGCGCTCTTATCGCTGATTGTGAACTCATGTTCATTGGGTATCTTCTAACCGACGGAAACCTGAACAGGAAGAACAACCAGATCACCATATCGCAGTCCGACAAGTACCCAGAAGTTGTTCGGCGAATAGAGTCGTGCATCCGCGACTGTGGATTCAAGTTTGGCTACAGCAGGAAGAGCGGCGCGTCGAACTTCAAGCGAAACTACCAAATGAACAAGTGGTGGATTTCGAAGGGTAAACCTCGTGGACGAGACAAACATCTCACGGGCTGGGACAGGCTGTCAGATTGGATCGGGCACGATGGTAAGTCGCTGACGGAGCGGTTTGACCTGCTTTCTTCGAGGCAGGTCGGAGTTCTCATGTCCGCGGTACTCGATGGCAACGGAGCCAAGTTTCAGCCGGAAGATTACGAGAGGCACTCTTTTTCGGTGTCTACCGCTAACCACCGCCTCGGGAGTCAGCTGCAATCGCTGCTAGTCAGGTCTGGATACAGGTGTAATGCAAGGTTTGACTCAACCATCTGCATGCTGCACGGGAGTCCGGACCGTGAATGGTCGATGGTTACGCGCTCATCAGATGGTCGTCCAACGTGGAGCGTGGTCGATTCTATTGCTAGTGAGCGCGTGTGGTGTGTAGAGTCTGAAACTGGCGCCATCTTCGTTCGGAGAAACGGAAAAGTCTCAATTGTCGGCAACTGCATGGGTCGCGGTCTGCGTCCTTGGCCTGGCAAAACAGAATGCCTCGTCATCGATTGTGTCGGCAACTCGGAGAAGCACCAGCCGGTGCAGCTTGCGTCCCTCGCCGGGTTCGATCCGAACCTCGCGGTATCCGACGGCGCAGAGCGACGCGCGAACGGTGAACAGCCCGAGGAAGACGAGGAGGAGCTTCCGGAGGTCCGGGAGGCACGGATTCGCGGTGAGGCGTTCGAGATTTCTCGGCGCCCCTCGAAGACTCGCTACCAATGGCGAGAGACTGATATTGGGTGGGTGCTTCAGATCCCACGGATCGGATACTACCTGTGCTCATGGTCCGACCGCGCTCGCCACAAGTGCGTGATCTCGTTCTTCGACCAGCGCCCCAAGCGTCGACACCTCCCCGCCCGTGAGGTGGTTCGAGACCCCATCGACTTCGAGCTGGCCTACGGCATGGTTGAAGGCGAGATGGACCGCTTCTTCAACGCGCGTCGGCAGCGCGACCTCTATTCCTGGCGCGGAGACCACGCCGAGTTTGCAGACGACGACGACGGCGCACACCTGGAGTCGCTCAGCTTCATCGACGTGACGGACGGCGTAGAAGACGACCTGGAAATCGAGGAGGCAGCTCTACTCGAAAGTGCGTCATGGCGAAAGCTTCCGATGTCGAAGAAACAGCGGACATACCTGCTGAACCTCGGGGCAAAAGAAGCCACGCTCCCAGAAACGATGGGCGAAGCTTCGGACATGATCCTGATTCTTCAGGTCGAGCGCGACAGAAAGATGCGCGTGCCCGCAACCGAAAAGCAGCTTGCTTTCCTGAGGGTGAACAGGATCGCAGTCAAAGAGTCGCAGCATCCGCTGACGAAGGGCGAGGCCGCTCGACTGATCGTAGACTTTCGCCGGAGGAATGGATGATCCCCGGAGCGAACACGGGAAACTGGTTTCGACCTTGGTACGAACACGCGATCGTCGTATTCGACGTCGAGACCACCGGGCTATCGCCCGAAAACGACCGCATCATCGAGCTGGGCGTGGCTCGGTTCGAGAACCGACGACTCGTTGCGAAGTGGGGGACGCTCCTGCACCCAGGGCGAGACGTCCCCGAGGAGGCGTCGAAGATCCATGGGATCACGACTGCCGATGTCGCATCCGCCCCACGATTTCAAGCCTCTCTGCCGCGGCTTCTCTGGATGACTCGGGATGCGTGGCCTTGCGCGTACAACGGGCTCTTCGACGAACGATTCTGGACGTCTGAGCTTGGTCGGCTGACTGGGCTCGATCTATCGACCGTCACGGTACCGATGTTCAACTCGGCGTTTCGCTGGATCGACCCTGTGGTGTGGGTTCGCCACAAGCATGGGATCTGGGCCGGCAACAAACTCGTCGAAGCCTGCAAACGCAAAGACATCAGTATCGAATCGGCCCACCGAGCCACCGACGACGCGGAGGCGACGGGGAAGCTGTTGTTTGCGATGGCTCAGGACAACGAGATCCCTCCGTACACCATGTTCGAGCTGATCCGAAGGCAAGAGGCGCTCGACCGAGTGCACGACAACGAGCGCGCAGAGTGGTTCGCCAAGAAGGGCTACCCCTATGAGCGACGATACGAGTGAGGTCGAAGAGCTTCAAGAGATCATGGTGAAACTTGGCGCGGGAGATGGAATCACAGAGTGTCACCAGTGCCAACGCAAGATTGTGATTCGATTTCCGCTATACTACTCAGTGCTTCGGGCACGATTCGAGTACAGGACGAACAACCAGTCGGCAAGGTCGAGAATTATCGCCGTCCTGTGCGGTGATGAGTGCTTTGAAGTACGCAAGAAGTTCGTCGACTCGTTGAGTGCGCATGAGATTGCGCGAAGCTTTGGGTATAGCTGGTCTTCTCTTCAGACTCTTCGGTTGCTCCCAGATCGGGTCCAGGCTGGAGCTGCGCTGCTTCAGGTAAAACGAATCGAGGACATGATTCGCGAGTACCACGAGCGCAGGGTGTCTCAGATGTCTCCTCGAAGAAGGAACGGAAGATGTCTGCCGACGAAAAAATAGATGCCGCGATCGCGTTGGGAGCGAAGATTGCGCCTTGCGCTGACTGCGGCAAGTTCTTCGACTGGAACGACAACTTGTGGCAGCTGTACCTGGTCAACAACCACGAGAACGATGGATTCTTCGCATACGGAGACTTCTGTAGCGAAGCGTGTGCGCGAAAGAAGGGAAGAGAGATCGTCGCTGTCGGCGAATGCGACATGTCGTATGTTGAGTCAGCTAACATACAGGGATGGCCGCAAAGCCGCATGATGCCAGTGATCGACTTCTTTTGTGAGCACACAGTGGTGGACGGCAAGTGGAATCCGAGCGCATGAATGCTAGCGACAAAACATCTCTGTTCCTTCGGCTTGTCCGTGGTGCGGATGATGTTTTTGCTACGCGTTCGGCAGACGTGGAGATTCGCGACGATGGTTCTCGCGATCGTCAAGAGCGATGGCGACCGGTCTGGGTGCCGCTCGATGAGTCTGCGGCGAGACGGCATTTGCTTGGATTGACCGAAGTTGGTACCTACGCATTGATTCCGGCGAGCGATGCTCCTCTCGTTCGATGGATCGCGGCAGACTTCGATGGCAAGCGCCCAGGCACCAACTGGAAAGCCGACGTGCAGCGGCTCGTGACCTGGATGATCGACTCGGGCGTCGTTCCGTTCGTGAACCTATCGAGAAGCGCTGATGGAGCGCATGTTCGGGTGCTTTTTGATGAGCCGGTGCCGGCGTGGATTGCACGGCGTTGGATGACGTGGTGGATTGACGAGGCGGACGTGGGGACGGCGAGTAGCTTCGACCGTTTGATCCCTCCGCAGGACACCTTGGACAGCCGGGCTCCGAAGCGAGGGCCTCGCGCACTCGGAAACCTGATTGGTGCTCCCCTGCACAAGGGGCACGCGAAGCGGCGGGGTGGGTCGCTGCCGTTAGATCCGTACGAGGTGGCCTCCGGAGACTTCGAGCCCGACGGCAAGCACTGGGAACACGTGGTGACGGCGCTCGACCACGACGACAAGCCCACCGTCGCATCGATGGTCGCGCTCGTGGGGGACAAACGCCCCGCCGAGCTGGCCGCAGGCCCAAGACAGTTCGGGGGGCACACCCTCCCCGTGCTTGCGGGCGACGACGCGAAGCTGGACTTCGTGCTGTCGCACTGCGAGTTCTTCCGGTTCATGCGACAGCCAGGCGAGCAGTCGTACGCCATGTGGATCGCCGCCGCGACGCAGCTCCAGCGGTACGGCGAGGCCGGCCGACGAGCCTTCCACGAGATCAGCTCCTTCGACCACCGCTACCGATCGGACGAAACCGAACGGAAGTGGTCGCAGACCTCCGGCATGACGCCCATTCGCTGCGACACCATCGCCACCCAGGGGTTCGTCTGCCCCCATCTGGGGGGGCCTCGGTGCAACGGAGCCAAGTGTCCGAGCTTCTTCGCTGACTACCTCGGATACGAGCCGCTGTAGCCCAGGAAGGGCTTGACGAGAGCCGGCGCCCGTGGTCGAGTAGGACTCCCCCTACGACGCTTGCATCGGACGCTAAAGTGGCGAAATGAAACGCCCTTTGGGCGAGGCTTCCCAAAGGGCGTTGGAGACTTGCAGCACCACCTGCATGGGCTCCGGGGACAAGGAGTTGGCCCTCCGTGTCGGACAGAACTGTACGAGTCACAGATCCCGAATGCAACAACAAAAGCGACACGCGAGTGCGCTTTTGTGAGGTCATTGCATGACGGATCCGACCGACAGGGATCCGTACGACGACCCCTTCGCGGAGGACTACGATCCGACTGCCGCGTTCGCCTTTCAGGCTCGCTCGCAGATTCGCGAAAAGCTCGATGAGCTACGCTCGCTGCGCGCACGAAAGCAGGCGTCGTCCTCCGACGCGACAGGGCTGATCGCACGCTCCGCCGAGAAGGCCACCGGCGTTTACGAATCGCAGCTGCTTCAGCTCTGGGAAGATGCACGGCGCTGCGTCGACCTGGTTGCATCGACCGACCCCGCCTCCCGCGAGCACGATCGAGCGGTTCACGAGGCCATCCGACTCCTCCACGAAGCCATCCCCGTTCATGACGAGGCTTTGCGGATAGCTGCTCATCTCGGGGCGCTGGATCCGCAGCTGCCGTCAATCAGCCCTCAGGTGATCGCGAAGCTCGAAGACCCTCGCTCCGCCAGCTCCCGCATCCAGCACGACCTGCGCACATGGCTCGACGAGCACGTCCCTCAGCGCAACGGCGCGATGGTGATCCTCCACACGACTCCCGGCGTCGGGAAGACCCACCAGATGCTCCGACTCGCGTCCGAGCTACAGCTCCGCGAGAAGCGACGCGTGATCTTCGCAGCCCGCACCAAGGCGATGATCGACAGCCCCGAGGCCGAGCTGATGAAGCGCGCCCTCGCCACGAGTCCCGTCGCCCGCAACTATACGCTCCCCATCTACGGCCGCGACGAATCCAACTGCTACCAAGCCGACACGGTGAAGATCGCTCAGGAGCACGGGTATTTTCCCGGACAGAGCGTGTGCGTCAACTGCGAACACCACCCACGCAATGCGCATCACGTTGGACTTCCAGTGTGCGGCTACTACCAGGTAAGAATACGCGCCGCCAACATGAGCAAAGGCGTGCGTGCCGGGCGAATGCAGCACTACCCGCTGATTCTCACAACACACGCCGCGCTTGTGTCCGCAACCGCTTCGGACGGAGGCATGTACGGCGAGTGCTGGGGTAGTGACGTCATCTTCTTCGACGAAGACCCTACCGACGCACTAGAAAGTGACACTGTGCTCGCTGAACCGCAGATGCAGTTCCAGAGCGCACGCAGAGACCACGTCGACACCACCGAGTTCGCGTCTGTTCTCCGAGAAGCAGTGAAGCTGGCGTCGACGCAGAGATCGCAGTCGATGTCCACCGGCTTCTGCGCTGCTGGGAGCAAAGAGCGCGGGTCTCATCCGATCCACTCGCATTACGACTCCGTGTACGCAAGTGGTGACCTGTGGGATCTACTGGAGTTCGTGCACAGGTCGGGCGGATCGAAGCTTTCGCTCAGCGCTCTTCTTCGCAACGTGATCGAGTCTGGAAGCTTTCACGTGGCCGCTGGTGACCTGTCTGGCGTGGCCGATGTCAGCGAGATCCATGCGCGTGACATTCCTCCGCGCACCCTTCTCACCATCGCCACCGCGCTTCTGAGAGAGCATCGGCACAGGGAGGATGTTGGACGCCTCATCTTGAAGAAGATGACCGGAGAGGTGGCTTCCAGGTCGAAGATCGAACAGCTCGCAGACGTCAGAGACCTTGCCTACCAGGTCCGACTTGAATGCCTTCCAGCATCCATCGACAAAAAGCGCTACCGAGATGAATGGCGCTTCGTCTTCCGTGAAGCGCGCACCTTCGCCAACAGCATGTCGACGCTCGTGGTGGGCGATGCTTACGCCCAGCGTGAGCACTACGGGTATCTGTTCAATCGGAAACCAGACGTCATCGAAGCGGTGTCGTACTTGCATCCGGACGCAGTGCAGATTCGCGTTCTGCACGATGCGAGCATCTCCCAGCTGACCCGCGGGTACCTCGGGGACGTCCTCGCAGCAACCGAAGCCTTCCTCCGCGACAGCGTGAAGCCGGGGGATCGCGTGCTGGTCTACGGGCACAACGAGCTACGGCCACGCGTCGAGAAGTTCCTCGCGGCTCTGGCCGAGCGCTACGGGCTCGCGGCTTGGGCCTACGAGCACTGGTGGGGCGGCCGAGGCAAAGACATCTACGGCGGCTGGGAGCACGTCGTCACCATCTCGGATCCCGTTCTCTCGATCGGAGGCCTCAAGCACGTCGTCAACGCCCGCGCTTTCCGCGACTCCGAACGCGCCCGAGACGACGACGAGAAGCTCGCTCATGCCAATCGCATCGGACTCGCCAGCGCCAAACACGGGCTCATCCAAGCGCTGCGATCGAGCCATCCACGCCTCGTCCAAGAACACGAGCGATCGAATGTGGCCGAGCTGACCCAAGCCATCCATCGCGTGCGCCCCGTGCACAATCCGGCACGGATTTACACGATCGGCCAGATGGAAAGATCGCCCGACCTGCTCGCGCAAACGACCACGTTTGTTCCAGAGGACGAACGATTCGAGGCTGTCTCAGCTGCACGGAGGAAGGGCAAGAAGCCCCGTGCGGGGAGCAAGACGATCGCGATCGAGGGCGCGTTGTCGGCATTCACGACGCGGCACGAGGTGCTGATGGCCATCCGGTCCGTCGTGGACTGGTTCGGGGTCTGGCACCCCCATTTTGCGCATGCCCTGGTGACCGCCGCGAACGCGGAGGCGCGGATTCGAGGGCTTGCCCCGCGGCTCTGCTCGCCCGACGAATCGGTGGCACACGTGTGTGACAGCAAGTCGCAGGAGACCCCTGGTGTTTCAGTGGTGGCGGACGGATTCCAGTGTCGTGAATTGCTCCGGTGGTCTAATTGGATCTCTTATAGACCACCGGAGCAATCAGAACACTTTGGCACAGATTTTTGGTCGTCTAGCCTGATGTCACGAAATCCTTCGGTTTTTCTGTGCCAACAGTCGGTGGCACACATGGCACAGCCATCGGGCACCGCGACGGGTCGTCCTCAAAACCAGGTTTTCTGTAGTGGTCTCGGCACGTTGCCCTGTTTTGATGTGGAGACGGAGACCCGAGCCTCAACGGTCGTCGCGCCGTCGTGGGGGGTCCGCATTGGACCCGACGGCTCACCGAGCGTGGCTCCGGACGGTCGCTCGCTGGTCGATCGGGTCTGGGACCCGCCGACCTGGTGGGCGGCCCTGAGCCGAACTGAGAACCTGCCGACCGTTGTTCGCGACCTCTCGGCGGCTGACTTGGAGGGTCTTGGCCTCAAGCCCTTCACGCCGTCTCAGCAGCCGGCGTGGATGGCTGGTCGACCCGGACGGAAGCCGACCGCGTGGTTCGACCCCTCGCTGACGAACGGCAGCGTCACGGTCGCCGATCGACTTTTGTTCCGTATCTTGAACAGTCAGTACGGCTATCCGCATCGCGACGGCCATCTGGAGCGACCGAATTTTGTGCCAACGCGGCCGGAGCCGCTGAAGGGGGTGCCGTTTTGAGCCAGTCGAAGTCAGAGCCGCTGGTGGAGCACGTGCTTCAGATTCCTGACGAGCTTCTCGCATGGGGGAAACTCAGCGAAAACGCTGTGCATTTCAGCTCGATGTGGGCTCACGACATCGAGGCGATCCTCAGTAGGGCGGGCGATCGGGCGTTGCGACCCCGCGAGACGGAGTCCCTGTTCGCCAAGCTGGAGGCGTTGTGTGCCGAAGCGATCCGAGCGCAGCGGGGGGATCTGCTTCGCGGGCTCGACCTGCTGTCCGCAGAGTTGCTCGGGCTTCGCTATCGATTTTCCACCGACAAGGGCGAGGTGGAGTTTGGCCGGTCGGGGCAGTGGACGTATCGAGAGCTGCGAGTGCTTCTGGCGTCGACGGATCCAAAGCGGGCCTTGGCGGCGGCACAGCAGGCCAAGGCCTTGGTCCTCGACGTCTTCCCCGCCGCGCGGATTGGTGCAATCATCGAGGCGGAAGGCATTTCGCAGGCCTGCGCAGGCTGCGGTGATGCCGATGTTGTAGCGATGGTCACTCTGTCGACAGGATCGAGGTACTGCTTGCCCTGCTATCGGGGGATGCTGCGCCGTGCGCCGAAAGTCGAAAAGAGCGGCAAGGGAGAGCGGAAGCGATGACCCGAGGAGCAGAGTTCAGCGAGATTCAGCCTCGTACCCCCGAAGGCCTTCTTCGCAACGCGTTCGCGTTCGGGTTCTCTGGTGATGGATCGATCGACTACGATCCGATCACACAAGTCACACCGAACAACAGCTTTCGCCTTGGTCAACAGATCATGTTCTGGATCGGGCTTGAGAATCCTCAAGTCTTTCTCCAGGACTTGAATTTGCAGCCGGTCCCAGGGACGGAGAACTGGGTTACTCGGATTCGGCTCAAGCCATGGTGGGCGCGACCGAACTTCGAGAAGAGACAGGCTTATGGTGGAAGCGGTCGTCCGGGTAGCGACGCCGTGTTTCCGATCGACCGACAAAACTTTGCGGGCGCAACCCTGACAAACAACCGCTACGTGTGGATTCCGTCTCCCAAGAGATTCGACATCACGCAGTTCGACCCCGGCCCCACGCCTCCTCCATCTCCGGTTCGCAACAGCGATTCGCTCATGTTGGATGAGTGCTGGACGTGGGATCTCGACAGTCCGACATCGGCTGGGTATCAGGGAGCTTTCTTGCCCCCATTTGTGCCATCGCGATGGTCCGTGCTTTTTCAGCCTGCCATGGGCTATGCCCTCGGATTTACGGCAGAGGCTGTCTACAACAGGATTCCCGGACCGACTGTGGCTCGGCCTTTTGTGCGAGTGAGCATCACGTGGGCGTCGGGCACGCTGGGCGGGAGCAACTATCAGGAATCGGTGGGGTGACCCGTGGCAAGCCGTTGGAACCCAAGAGTTACCAGGCCGTCTGGTACGGGTGGGGGGCCGCCCCCGCAGATTCAGGATCACTTCGCACCGAAGATCATCGTGGGCAACGTACCCAACGGAGATCCAGCAGTCGCGCAGACCTTCCCGTTTCGATATATCCCCGACACGGGAAACGGAGCCGGAGTTGCCCAAGCCCTAGCTGAGGCAAGTGCGCCGGGTCAGCAGGGCGACGTCTACCTGCGACCCGGCATCTACGATTTCGGACTGCCTGGCAGCCCCGCTCTACCCCTGGCTGTTCCGATCGGAACATCTCTACGTGGACCCGGACCAGGCGTCCCGGCGCTCCTGGGAGGGAATCCAAGCGCAGGGGCACTCCTTCGACTGAGTCCAGCCCAACGAGAGCTGCTCGCCGTCGGTTCTACAGCCGCAGTCCGGCAACTTGGTATTGAGATCCCGAATGCAGCGCCCGGCGCAGCGGGGTCCTTCATGGTGAACGCAGGGATCAGCGGAGCGCCTGCGTTCATTGACCAGGTGCCCGTCTTCGTCACCGCTGACGATCCAAGCAACGAGTCGCTTACAGCGATATTCCGCGGGGATTTCATCACTTTTCGTGAGGTGATCATCGTTGCACAGGGACCCTATCGCACGGGGTCGCTGATCGGGATCGATGCGATCAACCCTCAGTGCGGAGCGGTTCAGATTCAAGGGCTGGATACAGGGATTCGAAGCGAGGGAGGATCTTTCGAAAATCTCACGCTCATCGATCTTGATCAAGGGATGGTGTTTTCGGGTGGCGGATCTGGACCTGTTCGCATTTCCGACTTGTTGGTATCTGCCGACACAAGCGGCATCACGTTCCTCGCGCCCTTCAACGGCCCGGCACTGATTGTCAACGCCCAGGTATTTGGAAGCTCAGGCGGTGTTGCGGTAGGAATCGACTATCAGGGGGCATCTTCTGGACCTCTGAGCATCAGCAACACACGAGTAGGCAACTGGCTAACGGGTGTCCGATTGCTTCAGGCAACCGGAAGTCAGCTCTCAAACGTTGCTGTAGACGCAAGCGATATCGGCGTCGACGTGGACAACTCATCCGATGTGACGCTTGCTGGATGCGTGATCGGCGGTTTCGGGTCTCCTGGTAGCAGAGGCGTTTTTGTTCGTCCTGGCTCCGAGAACGCCACGATCACCGGATCTAGGATTAGAAACTGGGACGTTGGCGCAGACTTGCAGTCCGATTACGCAACGCTTGTTTCAAACAACATGAGGTTCAACACGATTGCGCACCTGACATCGACCGCTACGAACGAAGTGGCGCATAATCAGGTGTGATATGGCTGGTCGCACGCCACGAGTACAGAGTCGATCTAGTTTTCACAGAGTTGCAGCAAGGCTTTGTTCCTCGCTGGTGGGCTAGCAAATGGCGACGAGAACTCCCACAGTCCAAGGCCGAAACCTTTTCCATCGAGACTGGGGCAACTACCTCTCTCCGGAGTTCTTGCCCAACGTGGCAGGCTCTCCATTCACGAGCGACAAGCTGGAAGAGGGAGACACGGCTTACGTTGATCGCGCGCTCGCGCGGTTCGTGTGCATCGATCCCACCGTGGGGTCGGCAGTTTGGATTCAAGGTGGCGGCGCAGCAGGAGCGATTCGAAGCTACGGCTCGGGCACCGCCGCTCTGATTGCCTTCACTCCCGTTCCAGCGACCGACTTCAACATCAGGGAGTCAATCCTTCGCAGAGGCGGCAACATGGACTTTTGGGAGACGTTCGATTCGAACTACTCCCGATCTTACGTGAGGCTCAGATTCTACTCGACCGGAGGGTCTCTCGTCCTCGACACGACTCAGGTTTTCGCGAACCGCGCAGCGATCACTGCATTCATCAACGCGAACATCGCTTCGATCGGAGGATTCGCAGACCAACACGTCGAGATCGAAGTCTTCGACGTGGAAGACGCGGCAATCGTGCCGCCTCCCAAAATCTACGGGAAGAACCGCTTCTTCGCGGGCCTGGTGTCCAGGTCGAAGCAGTTCGAGGGAGGTATGTACTACGGCTATCGGACAGGATCTGCGTTCTACGCGAACCTTTCATCCACGGCGAGCATCGCTGCGCGAAGTCTGATCTTGAATCAGATGTGGTCGATCCTTTACCCAGGGTTTCCGATGCCTGCCCCCGTTACCTGGGGCCCGAACGAGTTCGGCTGCTTCTGGGTGCCTCGGAATCGGCTTCGTCGATACGATATGCCGGCGTTCAATTCGTCGGCTTTGCGCATCGATCCCGGCGCAGGCCTCAACCGTTTCGTCCGGAACGGAGGTTTGACGATCCCAAGACCTCCGGTCACGCACTTCTTCAATGGTACCGCGGGCGATCAGGTCGCCTACGGATCTTTGGATGCTTCGGGTACCGGAGGGTTCGCATTCGACAGCTACGATGCTTTCCGAACAATCGCTCCGCAGCTTGCGAACGGAGCGTCTGTGATCGTGGGTTATCCGCTCTACAACGGCGTGACCGGCCAAAACCTTGCCGTGCTCGTGAAACCAATCGGAGTGGACACGTTCTACGTAGACGTGTTCGATGACTCGCGGTACCGGATCGAAGCGGTAGGAGTCCAGCGCGAGAATTACCGAACTCGTCTACGCGTACTACCGAGCCCGGCGCAGTATCCGCTCCAGAGGCTCGCAGGCCCCATTTTGGTGCCTGATTTCTCGGACTCGTTTGGGCTCACACCTTCACGCCCGCTGATTGGCGGCCAGCCGGGGCGACATGGATACACCACGGGAAGCGTGCGATTTCAGTACCGAGACCTACTTACCAATCGCGTGAGCTGTCTGACACAGGCGAGAATCGAAACGATTTCGCGACGGCGCGCCAGACCGTGGGCCCTTCTTGTGCGCAACGACCAGGCAGCGTAGAATGGGCGGCAAGGACTCCAGTACCAAGTGAGTCCTGCTCCCAGGGACTCCAGTACCAAGTGAGTCCTGCTCCCAGGGACTCCGGTACCAAGTGAGTCCCGCTCTTTTTCCTCAGGAGTGCGCTGGTGAGAAGGCTCAATAAAATCGAGGATGTGCAGACCAAGTTGTTTCGCTTGGATCAGCCACCGCAGGATTTGGGGTATCTCAGCGCGGACGACGTGAGGTCTCGCATTGGGGAGTGGATTTTGGTCTACAGGGAGCTTCCGCTTCCGAATGGATGCGTGGTGTTTTTTGACGCTGCGTCCGACGACCGAAATGTTCCCGTGAGTGTTGCTGTCTCTGAGCTGCTGGGCGGACATGGAGTCTCTGTCACAGGGGCGGCGATTATGGTGCCTCCTCCGTTGTGATAGGAAAGGATTTGAAAGATGTCGACTCGTACACCCGGACTTCAACCTCGTTCTCAGTATCATTCGTACTGGGGCATCTACGCGAACGGGAGCACGTTGCTTCCGAACCAATCAGCCAACCCGCTCGCGTCGCCCGGCGAGTTCGATAAGCTCGAAGAAGGTGATATCGCCTACTCGAACGACACCGGCAACGAGGGTCTGTACGTCTGTACGGATCCGGGTGGCGCGGCAGCGACGCCCGCAGCCACGTGGGTGATGCTCGCGATGGGCGGCGCGGTCGTGCAGACGATTCGAGACGCGCATCAGATCGTGGTCGGTCAGGACACGCTCGCGCCGTACTCGGACGTGGTGGCGATCGACGCCGACTTCGTGGACGACGGCAGCGGCATTCAGCTCCAGGCGGCGCTGACGGCGGCGGCGGCGCTGATCGTGGGGGCGCGCTCGGGCGTGGACGTGCGCCTTCGTCCGTGCAGCATCGGGCCAGCGGCTCCGCTGACGATGGATTCGAACATCAAGCTGATCGGCGCCGACCGCGACGATTGCACCCTGTCGGTGAACGCGGGCGGCGTGCTGTCACTCATCGGTGGCGTCAACAACGTGATCGAGGGCATCAGTTTCGGGAATTCCGGCGACGGGCCGGAAGGCGGAGTTCTCTTCGTCGGCCCGGTGGGCTCGGTCGCAGGGGTCGAGATTCGACGCTGCCGATTCTTCTCCGACAACTCGAACGCGGTGAATACGCTGGCGGCCATCTTCACGGACACCAACACGGTGTTCGACCTGACCGTCGAGGAGAACGAGTTCGAGCTGAACGGGATCATCAACGGCGTGGGCGATCGCATCGGCATCTGCCTCTCGGCGGCGGCCGTGTCGCTGACGAACTCGGGGGCGATTCGATTCTGCGACAACCGCGTGCTCTTCGGAGACATGGCGGAGTTCGTTGTGACGTTTGCCGGGGAGAGCGCGAACCCCATCGAGGTCTCGCGCAATGT